ATTTAAAATTTACAGTGATACTGGGTATATTAATGAACCTGAGCTGCAAACCATGCAGAGTGATTATCAAAAAGAAAAAAGCGTGTGGGTAAAAGAAGCCCAGCAAGTAGTTAAGCAGTTTACAAGACAAATTAGAGATACATTTTTAAAGAATATTTTTAAAAAAAGAACAGTGAAAGGGGCACCTCAAAGAAAAATCGATTACGCTATTAGTACACAAAAAGATGTTCGAGATATTGCGGCTGCTGGTAGTCTTCTTAGAGCTTTAGAAGAATTTTATTTTACTGATTTCGGTTTAACAGCCGAACAAAAAGCACAAGCATTAACAGTTATAGTAAACAAAAATTATCGAGAAGTTGCAGAAAGATTTAAACCCGAAATAGTAAAATTTTTTAGTGATTACGAAACAGACTTTAAAAGGGGTTCAGATATTACTTTAAAAGCGGCTGTATTTGCTATGCAAGTATCTGTATATGCATATCAACATTTTAAATATCTTTTTTTAATTAGTAAAGCTACAAAACGGTCAATAGGTCTAAATGCAGAATCGTTTTACAATTTAGCATTAAGATATATTAAAGACTCTCAAGAAGTAGGATTTTCTATTGAAATGGCTGCTGATGAACGAGGAGGCTCACAATTAAATTTTTAATATGTCTTTTAAGCAGTATTTTGAAGAAAAAAAGTCTATTCATGACCCTGTTCGTCCTGGCATTTTAAAACGTCAGGTAAAAGGTAAAATGACATGCACAAAAGCTAGGTCTTTAAAATCTAAGCAAAAAAATAAAGGTAACAATACAGCTAAAGCTGCACAACGCTATCTCAATTACCACTGTAATGAGCAACAAATACAACAGCCTCAGCAAACACAATCTAAACTTAATCAATTACAAGCAGCATTAGACGTCGCAGGGTTTGAACCATCTATCGGTACAGGGGCCGATGCAACAAATACAGTTATATCAGGTCTTAGAGCGGCTCTAGCTAAAGAACCCGATGAGCGTAAAAAACACCTTATAAATGCCGGTATTTCAGCTATATCATTAGTTCCATTTGCAGATGTAATAAAACTTTTAAAAGTACGTAAGTTAGGGAAACCGGCTACTCAGTTAGCTACCCAAGGAGCTAGAAACGTAAAGACTTGGGGCAAACAACAGCAAACAACAGATCGCTTTAATACAAACACAGCAGTAGCATAAATATTGTTGTGACAGCCTTCGAATATAACGAAGATCTGAAAGAGTGCTGCATATTATTTGGAGCATCCCACGCTGTTACTATATTTTTTAAGAACGGTGTACCTATTATGCCTGAACCGTTTTATGAAACGGTTATTTTTATACCATCTGATATAAAACGTACCACTATAGCGGTAATCATTAAAACAATAAAATTCTACCTCGAAAAATTAGAAAGAAACAAGATGTTTTGTGCTGATATAATAGTGGACTTTAAACGAAAATCCCCAACTATTATTACTTACACAGTTTTTGTAAAAGAAAAACAGTTTACAAAAAACAAACTAAAATATCTTAACGTCTCTTAAGGTAATTAGCGATACCTATTAGAGTAGGAGCCCATAACCCAACAAATAATGCTAATCTTTGATTGTGGGCAGATTCTAAATCTGTGCTACCACCAAATAAAAGCATAATCGTTAAAGAAAAAAATACTGATAGTACACCGAATGTAAAGCATACTTTTTCAAGTATATATAAAGAGTTTTTTGGGTCTAATAAAAAACGGATCTTTTGTTTCATTCTATATAACCGGCCATTATTCCGGCTTCTCGTTTTAAATTTTCAAGTTCTTGATTGTTTAATTTTATGATGTCATGTATGGAGTCTAGACACATAATACCTACTATATTGTCTTGTATATCTAACATAGATAAAGCAAGAAAACTCTTTATACCTCGGGATTCGAAAAACCCTTGTAGAGATGAACTACCTGCATCCCCTGTTACGGTAGTATCTAATATTTGAAACATACCCTTATCTGCTATCTCTCTAAAAAGAGTAACAAAAAGAGACGTCGGTAAATTTTGAGTGTTGGAACCTTCATTAGATACTCCCTTTTTAGTTGTTTCATAAACAAGAGAAAATTTTTGTAAACTTTTACCTGTAAAAGTATGTGAACCGTTATGAAAAATTGCAACCCATACTCTATCAACGTTATATTTTTTGCGTATTTTTTCTAATCTATCAACTATAATACCTTCTTGGTGTAGCTTTTCAATAATTGTTGGTTCTTTTTTTTCTGGGTATCTTGCTCGGTTTAACAAATATTTCATTAACTGCAACAAAACCGGCGCCACAACACTTGTTATTACGGCTACCAAAATTAAAGTAAAATGATACGAATCTAAACTATCTGGCATACCAATATTTATTTAAAGTTGTTGTTGTCAGTAATATTTAAGCAAAAAGAAGTTATAAAGTGCTTGCATTTTTAAATAGTTCAGCTATAAATAATAGTACATTCATAAATGAAACATACAGATACACGTTCAATTGTGGTAAGCCCATGTCTCTTTGGGACCTGGACACCTTACTCTTTTTAAGCGGGTATTTTAAATTTTTTACTTGATATACCCGCTGAACTCAATAAAATGAGCAGCGGGTTTAAAATTCTAGAGGTTTGTTGGAAGATGTACCTGAAACATCGAAAGAACCACCGTGAATCCGTGGGTGACGTTAGTCAGAGGTGTAGGTTCATAAAAAAAGCGGATGTGATGTAATGGTAGCCTGGAACCTTGCCAAGGTTCTCGCGAGGGTTCGATTCCCTCTATCCGCTCATTAATTTCATGCCAGTGTGGCTCAGCGGCGACAGCACCGCTTTTGTAAAGCGGTATACAAACAACGGGGGTTCGAGTCCCTCCACTGGCTCTTTTTAATGCACCAGAAGCTAAAGTCGTCAAAGCGTCGGTCTGCAAAACCTTCATTAGTCAGTGCGAGTCTGACCTGGTGCTCCATTTAAACGGACCTGGCTGCAGCAAATAAACCAGGTCCAGGTAAGATAGTCGTTGCCTGTTAGTGTGTTAGGGCTACTTACTGTTGCTGGACGAGTTAGGCTGCATAAAGCATTGACTCCAAGCATTTAGATTAACACAGGCTAGACGGATGATTCCGGGCTCCATGCCCGGTCTCGTTGAGGAAGGGACAATTCCTAGGACAAAACCCTTCACATACTACCTTAACTTTTTAAAAACTCTTCTTAAATAACAGTATGAACGTTGTTAATATTATATTAACAATAATCGCGCTATTTACAGGCACGGTTATCGGGGTAGCTCTGTTTAATTTCTTAATAAAATTTTATCTAAAGCACAAAAAAACGAAACTACCATCAGGTATTATTTGTAATAGACGTCATAGAGATCGTCGTTCTTTATTAAGAAGAAAAGTTGATTTGATTAAACAATTTTTATCGAAATAATATTCACGGGGCGTAGCTTAGTTTGGTAGAGCGCCTGCTTTGGGAGCAGGAGGTCGCGAGTTCAAATCCCGCCGCCCCGATACTTTAATGTTGCTCGTGGTGTAACGGTTAGCATTACAGATTGTGATTCTGTTAGAGAGGGTTCGAGTCCCTTCGAGCAACCCAAATTTGGGCTAATCTTATAAATGGAGCCGACATTCCTTACTATTACGTAGGGTTAAGATTATTCCTGGGACGTCGCGGGTAAACCTGTCCCACTTTTTTTCGGGGAATTAGTTAAGTGGCTATAACTCCTGATTTGCATTCAGGTGTCACCGGTTCGACTCCGGTATTCTCCATATTTTTAGCTCTAGTGGTGAAATTGGCAGACACGACAGACTTAGGATCTGTTGCTTTACGGCATGGGGGTTCGAGTCCCTCCTGGAGCACATTTTAGGAAGTGTGGCCGAGCGGTTTAAGGCAGAAGTTTACTAAACTTCCGAGGTATCCACTCCTCCGTGGGTTCGAATCCCACTGCTTCCGTTTTACAAAATTTTATGGGCAGATGGCTGAGCTGGTCTAAGGCGTCCGACTTGAAATCGGAAGTGGTTTTATCGCCACCGTGGGTTCGAATCCTACTCTGCCCGCCATTTTAATATAAATACCTTTATGACATTCAAAACATACTTTACAGAGCAATTATCTAAAGGCATGTCTTTAGAGGATATTGCTAAAAAACATAATGTTGACGTAGCTGAACTTCAGAATGAATTAGAAAAAGGTACTAAAGTTGAGCACGAACACACTAATTCTGAAGAACATGCTAAAAGAGTAGCTATGGATCATTTAGTTGAAGATCCAAAATACTATACAAAACTTTCAAAAGCTGGTCTTTAATTGCGGGATAGAATTCCGGTGAGTTCAGGTGTCTCATAAGCATCTCTAGGTGGGTTCGACCCCCACTCCCGCTACTTTTAACACGTTGGTGGCAGACAAGCAATGCAGCAGTCTCCAAAACTGCCTTATGTGGGCGCGATACCCACCCAACGTGCCATTTTGCGGTGGTAGTATAATAGTAGTACAGTAGTCTTCCAAACTTCGGGCCTCGGAGCGTAACCGTGTCACCGCACCATTTTGGAGTTGTAGCTCAATCGGTCAGAGCACTGCCCTGTCACGGCAGGGGTTGCGGGTTCGAGTCCCGTCGACTCCGTATTCAGAGGTGTAGCTCAACTGGTTAGAGCACCGCTTTGATAAGGCGGGGGTTGTAGGTTCAAGTCCTACCATCTCTATTTTTTGGATCCTTAGTGAAATGGATTATCACTTAACGCTACGGACGTTACATTCTAGGTTCGAATCCTGGAGGATCCATAAATAATATTATGAAATGGTGGCCTACTTTATTACTGGCCATTGCTGCTTTTTTCTTTTTTGACACTTATTCATTAAAAGTACCAAAAAAATATGAAATGCTCGATGATGGTTGTTTAGTACAATCGCTATATTTTCAACAAGTAATACAAGCTAAACAAATGCTTGAGTTTAATATGTGGTCTCGGGTGTTGTGTATACACTTTTACGGTATGATAGAGGGTCACGCTGTAACTGCTTTTGTTTATAAAAATATAACATGGGTATACGACCCTAACCGTGGCTCTTTTCCGGTAGCTCATTTCTCTTTATACGACCCTTTAATGATTGCTGAATTAGCATTTCCAAAATTATCTATAAAAAAGGCTTATTACATAGAACCTACAATGCTTTTACATTATCAAAAAAATTTTTAAAAAATACTATTTTTTGTTAAAAAACAACACCTTTGAGAATAAATATATATGAACGCAAAAACGTTCATGATCTTTAAAAATTAAAAAAGGACGTTTCAGTGGTGCTCAGGATCGGTGAGTTCAGTGCGGCTAGGACGAGGTGCTAGCGACATAAGTAACCACCATGCATTTATTATGGTTCGAATCCATACTGGATTTTCAGACAAAGAAAAAACAACGGTACCCAGGAGGCACATTTGCATTCCTGGGTACCACTAAAGCGACTTTTTTTTATAACCGCAACAATAGTTGCGGTTTTTTTTTGCATTTTTTCCGAGTTCCTTTATACTTTAATAATGATTTTAGCAAAAGAAATAGCAGGTATCATAATGATGCTGTGTTTTATGTTTTGTTACATACCACAGATTGTTAAAATCTTTCAGAATAAATCATCAAAGGATGTTTCCTTAGCCTTAATTCTTATGTCTATTGGAGGATATATATCTGGTATGGTTTATATGTTTTTAGGTACGTTTGGACTTTGGTGGTTCTTAAATTATTGTGTCGGGCTTATTATGTGCTCGATTCTTGTATACGCCTGGTTTAAGTATAATAAGTAACGCGCGGTTAGCTTAGCGGTAGAGCAGGTCCTTTACACGGACAAGGTCGGGGGTTCAATCCCCTCACCGCGCACCACTTTTATGAAAAAAGTAATGACAGTTGATTTCGATGACACTTTAGCCGCTACAATTACTAGTGGTTGGGGAGGTACATCTTTAAAACCTATACCTCGTATTATGAACTTTGTATTCGATAAAGTTCGTTCTGGGGAATGGGAGGCCCATATCGTTTCCTTTCGTTCTGATAAGGATAAACAAGAGGTAATAGACTTTGTAAAGGGCTACAAATTACCGATTAAAACAATAATTTGTACTAACTCTAAGAATAAAACACCGTTCTTAAAGAGTTTAAACTCAAGTCTCCATATAGATGACGATGTTTCAGCATGTACTTTAGCGTTTATGGCAGGAATTGAGTGTTTATTAGTAGATCACGGCCAAGGAGATACAAATTCTATGGCTAATTTATTCCCGAAAATCTGACTTTCTTCTTGCAGTTCAGTTTGAATTCCGTATAATTGGAGGTGCAATATGAATGCAACATTAATCAAAGACTACAACAAAAGGTCAAACATCGTTCGGGAGAGCATTTCGCACTACCGAAAAAATCCGGTCCGTCTTTCGCAAATCCGCAAAGATGGAAAAATATTTAAAGTTAACAATGTAGAAGTTACCTCTAAAGCTCTCAACGATCTGTCGAATATCTTTTCGATTAAGTCAGCTCTTGTCGATCAAGTTGAAAATGATCGCGAACAATGGCAGCCGCTGCAAAACGCCCTGACCAACATTAAGAAAGATCGCACCATCACTGCGATCGTTAACGACGGTTCGAACTCTCGGCCGTTTATTACTAAGTTTGTCGATGCACCGATTGAAGAGCAAGAGCCTCTCAGTCTTAATAGCGGTCTTGAAAAGATTGGTGGTTACCTTGAGACGGCTGAAGGAGATCTTGAAATTCGAGACTTTTATTTCAATCCTGAAAGCCTGTCTCTTGAGATTAATATCCGTAACAAGTCTAATAACATTGACGTATTTGGTGACGGAGACGACATCTGGAACTCCGGCTTCGGTATTCACTATTACGAAAAGAAGACTTCAGTCGCTCCTTACTACCTCCGCCTGGTCTGTACTAACGGTATGACGGCAGCACATGAAATCTTTCAGCGCTACTTCAGTAATAAGGGTATGAAACAAGAATCGTTCAACAAACTTGTTAACAATGTTGTTGATCGGGACATCCAACAGATCTGCCGGGCTAATAGCCGTCGGTTGAAGGACGTTAGCGGGTCTCTTCGTGAGTTCTTTGCTGCTCGCAGTCTGCTAAGCGGTAAAAAGGATCTACAGAAGCGATATTTCGACGATAGCGAAATCCAAGAAGCTTATAAGCCTTACGGCATCCGTTATCGCAACAAGCGTTGGCTGTCTTCTGCAAATAGTAACGTGAACGGTTACGATCTGTTCAATCATCTGACTCACGCTGCTTCGCATAACCCGACCCTTCCAATGAACACAAGAACAGCCTTGAACGCTCTAGCATCTGAGATGTTCTTTAAGGGACCGGACCTTGCGTTCCAAGCACCTAACCCGTTCAGTAAGAACTAAAAATATACTGGCTCTAGAATAAATATAGGGCTAGGTTGTAATACTAGCACCCCTTGGTAGCTGCGGTTGCCAAGGGGTTCGCTTTTATATCTAAATATGATTAAATAAAAAAAATATGAGTCCAGTAGATATTGAAGCTATTATTGATAACGGTATAGATGAAATTGTCGCAACAGCGTTCGAAGAACACTTTACCACTAAAAAAGAGATACAACACGCTTTAGATTATTTAAAAGAAAGAATAAACAGTCTAGAAACTGAGGACTTCGAAGATCTAATAGAAGATTAATTACCTTGCATGTATTGCCCGGTGTTTGATACTGGTGCTGGTGGTGGTGTCCCGCCTGGTGGAGTAGCTTGTGGTAATTCAGATGGCGGGTTTTGACTTAACTCTGCAGGAATATCTACTCCAGGTTGTTGATCGTTTTGTTGAGCCGTTTCAAATTTCTTTTGTTCAATATAATCAGCAATTTCTGATATAGAAGTCTCTTCGTGAGTATTTTCAATAGTCTTTGGTGGCTCGTTTGTATTGATTAAGTCGTAAATCTTAACAGATAGGTTATTAACGCTTTTTTCTGAAGCGTTTTCAGCATCAAAGATAAAAGCTATCTTAAAAGACAGATCATTTTCTTCGTCAATAAAGTTAAAGTACCCATCTCTTAGTATTTGCATTGCTGTTTTACGTAAATCCCCCATCTTTTTAGGGTTAAGTAAGTTACGTTGCAAGAATTGCTGTAATAGTATTACTATATAGTCGTAAAACGCAGGGTCATTACGGTCTTCCACGTTAAATTCAGTTAAAATACAGTCTAATAGAGAGTCAAACTTGGTTGTCATTTGTTTATTATTTATAGATAAGCGAATTGAAAATGCATCCAATCAAAGTTACGTTCTTTACCTAAACTAGTACCGCCTTCTTCTTTAACAAACGTCCAGAACGGTTCATACACTGATTTCGCGAGGGTAGCCCTGTCTCTCCCCCATTTTAATTGGTTATTATCAGGATCTATGTCAATAGCGGCTCCCCATGAATGTATTGAATAACTACTACCTCCACGCATTTTGCGTACATTTAGGCAACCACCAAAAGAATCTAGTTTTAATTTCTTAATTTCTGCCTCACCGTAATGTTTTAATGTCTTTTCAAAGACATTGTAAAACGCTTTTGTACATTTTTCATTACACATCATCTTTTTAATAGTAACATTTTTATCCCATGCCAGTTTAAACTGATAAGGAAGCTCTAATAGTGTCTGATTTTCTCCAACTGGGCCGTAAAAGTTACACATTGATGTATATCCTTGTTGAGGCCACTTTTGGGATAGTGGGGTATTTTCAGAAACTTTTGTAACGAAGTTCCAAGTTTTGGGACCAACAACACCATCAGCCTTTAAGCCGTTCTTTAACTGAAATTTAAGTGTTTCTCTTTCTGTTTGAGGCCCGAACGCACCGTCTACAAACGGTACTTTATAACCAGCTGACTGTAAAAACAGTTGCCACTGTTTTACTTCTTCTCCAAAACTACCTTTCTTAAGAGGTTCCATATTATTCCCCACCTCCTTGGGAATAAACCCATTCTAATGGTGCATATGAAGGCTCATCTTTGTATTTTTCAGCATATCTAACTGTTGTTTCTTGAATAATTTTTTCTTCTCTTTGATCTGATGTTAAAACTGCGTCAAAATTAGTACTAGATAAACTACCATACTTGAGATCAACAACAGCCTGTATGCCTATATACGATGCTACAATAATTGCTAAAATTTCTATTGTTTTTGTAAAAATTGTAACGTAACCTGCAATAAGTTCGTTTTTTGAAGGTAATAAAAACAAGATACCGACTGAAGTAAAGTAAAAAATTAGTAAACCTATAAACGATGAAAACGCTAAAAAGAATTTTTTAGACTTAAAGTGGTTTTCTCTACGTAACGAGTCTTGTAACTCAACAGGAGTACCAGGGGGTACCATGTTACTCGATAGAAATGAGGCTGCGCTTTTTAAAATATTGCTAATACCTGCTATCATAAAAGGAACCAAACTAAACTTGCAAACAATAAAGCGCCTCCAGTGGGTACACCTAAGTTATACGGTGGTGGAGCTAAATTCATAAACTGTAAACCGACAAGTACACCAACAGCTGCAGCAATAACAGCTGCAATTATTTTAAGTCTGTGATATCTCTTAACAGCTTTGTTGTACTTTTCCATAAACTTCTGAGCCTCTGCTTGTTGTATGACCCCCCACTCTTTAAGAGCGTCAGCTGACTTTTGTACTTCTACTGTTTTAGCTTCGGCTGTCTTAGTTTGTTGTACGGCTTTATCGAGAGAAGCTTTAAGTTTTGTATTTTCTTCTTTTGCTGCCTTAAGCTCAGCTGCAATACCTTTTACTAATTCTCTACCCTCACTAATTGTTGGTTTTGGTGTGGGTTTAGCTACGGCAACCGGGGTAGGTTGGGGTTTAGGTTGTTTTTTACCAAAAGGCCAGGCTTGGGTAGTGGTGGTTAAAATTAAAACCATTAGGATAGGTAGTATATATTTCATATTATGGATTGATTACGTTTTTGTTTGTTTGTTGTTCAGCTTCTTTTTCGATTTGTTCGAGTAAAGCGTCTAATCTTTCAGCTAAAGTTAAAGCTTTATCGATTTTTTGGGCTACAACTGTATTTTGTTCCCCCGCTTCTTTAAGAGTTTCTTTGGTTTCAGTTAGAGATTCGATAACACGGGCAGTAGATACTGTAGGCGGAGATATTTGTTTAGTCGTTTGACAACCTACACAAAATAATAGTACAAAAATAAATAAAAGTATCTTCATAAAATTATTTAAGCTTGTTTTAATAGAAAAAAGTATATAAAATATACAACAAAATATGACCCCGTCTTTAGAGCCTCGTAATTTATACGCCTTTACTAAGTACCGTCGAGGGGAGTTTCTTCTTTTAATTGAAATTAAAGATGAGGTATATTCTTTTATGCAGTTACCAGACAGGTACCAACTTAAACTAACAAAGCAAGACACGCTCAAAGGAATTAAAACAGGGTTATTGGACTTTGTAGAAAAAATACCAGAAGAAGTATTTGAAGTGAGCAAGGCTAATATGGAATTACTGGAAAAAGCTTGACACTTTCTTAAAAACCACGTAACATTTACAAACATGAAAAACACTACAACACCAGTCAATATGGAACAAATGTCATTGTATCAACTTTGTCGTTGGTCAGCTTTGGAAGAAGCGATAAACATTATCGGTGAAAAATGCGAAGATAGAAATATGGACTTCGATACAGTAGAACTTAAGCCGTTAGATATTTTGAAATATATTGACACAGCTACAGATAAAATTTACGAAAAGGTTATTAAAACAACAAATGATTCAAAAAATTAAAAATCTACTTGCAAAAGAAACTACTTTAATAGTAGTTCTATCCCTAATAATCACACTAGCTATATGCTCACTTATCGGTATTGCAGGTTATGTACTACTAAATCAATTTTGGGCATCTTTTATACTAGCATTTATTGGTCAATTTATAATTTTTGCTATATACAACACTAATTTAATTAGAAAAGATAGAATTGAATATGCGCAATTAGTTAATGAACAGTTAAACGCTATAGGTAAATACAACATACAAATATCTTGCGCTTATTGCCGACAAAATAATACAGCCCCGGTGCTGCTAAATCAAGAAAACCGTTTTACTTGTGAGTACTGTAGGCAGGTGTCTGGGATAAAAATGCAGTTTATATCAACACAACTTACAATACCGTTGGAAAAAGTGGTACTACCTGGTACTGATGATAGTGAAGCTGTAGTATTTAACGTTAATACAACTAGTTAGATCCAAAAGTCATCTAAACTACGAGTAAGGTCTCTTACTATAGCCATAGCAGTATTAATCTTGTACTGCATTTTTGCTAACCGCTTTTGTCTAAGTGGTGTTAAACTTGTAACATTATTACGTTTTACTACCTCGATACGTTTTCTTATCGTATCTAAATTAAAGTAAACATCCGCTAACTGTTCTTCTATATTTTCTAAAGGAAAAGGTAGAAGCTTTTTAGGCTTTGGAGCTAGTTTATCAGGATCTATAAAAGCAGTAGGGTTGAACATATGTGTTTTATTATTTAATTAAGTATATACACAATGTTTTTGCAAATAAACGAGATAAACGTACAGGATAACGGTCGTATCGATATGCGTTTAGAGTATGACGAAACGTTTCGTCAGGGGGTAGCACGCCATTTTAAAAAAGAAAATGTTTCAAAAAAAGAGATTATGTCTTTTATTCTTGAAAAACTTGAGGATCAATTAGCAAAAGACTCTACATTAATTGCAAGATTAAATGATTCAGAGACTTCTTCTGAATAAACACTCTTTTCCAATCTTCAATGTCTTTAATAAATGTTTTCATTTCAAACTCATCACAAAACTGTTTAAACATAGTTAAGTCAGGTAAAACTTCCTTCATTTGAGTAATAAATTGCTCCTCATAACTTTCTTTTTCTCCATCTTCTTGTAGGTACGAGTCTTTTAGAGACATAATCTTATAATTTCTTATAAAAATATCTTTATCTTCATCTGTAAGAGTTTCTAATATAGTTTTGTACCCTTGGCATGCAAGCTTTTTGCTTTTTTGAGGGCCATACCCCGGTATACCTGGTATATTGTCTGATTTATCCCCCATTAACGCTTTAATATTAAGAAAATCCGCTAGGGTTGTATCGACTTCTTGTTCGAAGTTTTCTTCTGTTATAAGAATCTTCTTTAAAGGGTTATAAAACCGTACTTGTCTATTAACTAATTGTAATAAGTCTTTATCTATAGTTACAATTGTCGCAGGGGGTACCTTTTCCTGCACTAACCAACTAATAACATCATCAGCTTCTAAAACATACGGGTATATTTGGTATATTCCGAGTGCTATTAACCACTTTTCCACTACAGCCTGTTGGTCGTGTACTTTTTGGTTTTTAGCATGGTCCCGGTTTTGTTTATATTCTTCAGGTAGTAACTGTTTACGGAAGTTTGTTGAAGGGTATTTTATTCTTTTATCCCAGGTAACCCAAACATTTTCAGGTTCGAACTTTTCACACAAAGACTTTAACGACTTTAAAAAAATAAAGACAGGACCGGTCCAAACACCTTTTGTGTTTACGAGTGGTTCCCGGGTTTCTGCTACCCAATAGGCTCGGTGCAACAAATTTGAGCCATCAATTACTAAATTCATGTTTACATTCTATATAAAAAAATAGGTATTGCAATTTATTTGTTTGTATATTAGTATTAGTGTATGGAAACAACAAAAGACACATTAAAAGAGCAGCTAAAAACAAGTATTCTTAATGTAACCTTTCGAAAGAAAGACGATACTATAAGAGATATGAAATGTACTTTGTTAGAAACATATCTACCTAAGTTGGAACAAAAAAGCGAAGTAAAAAAAGAAAAAGCTGAAAACAATAATAATATTTCTGTGTGGGATATTGATAAAAATTCGTGGAGATCTTTTCGTTTGGATAGTATAATTAAAATTGAAACAGTATGAACGAACAAAAACCTACAGTATATAAAGTTCGCCCAGAACAACTCGGGGGACAAGATGTAAATGATTTTTTAAATCAGTGTATTGCAAAAGAATTTGCAGGACAAGAATATTTCATTGTTAATGAAAGTGTATTAGATCGTGTAACACCTGAATTCCCAACTCAGCTTCGTAAAATAAAAGCATATTCAGTAAACGTAAATGGCGCAGCAGTAGCTCTTTATTTTGATATTACAGAAGTGCAAAGCACATACGGTAGTTCTTGGCTTGGCGGATCTCGATGAATAACGAGTTTATAACTTCCGCAACAACTACCATAAAAGAAGTCGCGCAAACCATGCAAGAGCGTGGTTCGCAGTATGCTGACTCGTGGGGAAAGGATAGTATCTGGTTACTAACTAAAGCTATTATTAAAAAATACACCGACGTTGATGTAGATGATGAAACATGCAAAGCTATTGGTCTAGCAGTCTTTATTGATCAAAAGTATTCTCGTTTTATAGGGGGATATAAAAGAGATACCGCTATAGATTTAGTACCATATTTAGCTGCACTTGCAGAAAAAGTAAAAAATTAATTTACGTCTCCAGGTCCGTCAAAATAACCATAAGGTTCAGATAAGTTATTTGTCTGGTAGTTAAAGATTTCACATCTCGCTTTTTTATCCGCACTATCTTCATACGGTGGTGGGAACTCTGCTGAAATAGTACCATTGAGTGTGCTGCCGTATTCCCCACTATCATTAATTTGGACGTTAAGTGGCTCAGGCTCTGTACCAGGCTCGGATGAGTATTCCCATCTCTTACATTTTATAACCCAAATGTAGTGTCCAGCTAATGTATTAGCATTAAATTGAAGGTTTTGATCATCCCTCTCAGTTATTTCATATATGGGAGCCCCACGGCCATTAGGTCTGTCCCCTGTTCCCCCGTATTCTTTGAGTTCGATTAGGTCCCCTGCTTTTGGTTCAGTACCTGGACCGAATCTATCCCAATAAGAAGACAAATGTATAATAGCAGTCATATCACAATCTGCCATTATACCAAATTTTGATAGCATAATAGCATCATTTGTAATATCTGTTAGCATTATTACTTCGCCGTATTTTTGGAACTGGGACGTCGGGTCTTCACCGTATATAAAGTCATGACCAGAAAGACGGTAGCCGTGAGTAAAGTAATTTACCGTTGTACCGTAATGTTCGATTTGTTCTCTCCACCAACGACTAAAGTTTTCACGTTCGTTAGTATTGATGTTTTTGTTTAAATAACGAACCTGTTCCATTTTTAGACTTTTGTTATATTATTGATACCTTTTTTAAGTGTGTGTTTTTTCTTTTTAGGTAGTTTAGCAATTTTTTCTATTGAAGACTCACCTAAAAATCTTGGTTTTTTTAGCCATTTTTGAGAATACGGATGATAAACACTTTCATATTCTTCTAGATCAAACTTACGAACTGTAGGTATAAAAACTATAGGGTGTTGTGTACCTGGTAATAGTTTTTCGTTAAAATCTTTTATCATGTTTAAAATATGTTCTTTTAAAAGATCTGTTAAGTTGTTTGTAAATAATTTTACTTTTATTACTACAGGTGCTTTATCAGAGCTGTTTTCTTTTAAAGAAGGACCGACCATAAAATAATCTTCTACCCGTGGAAGCACTGGACCGGCCTCAATGCTGTTGATTAAATCAATATTGTTAGCAATAACAGCGCGATGGCCAGGTAATAATATCGGGTCTCCGCCTTCAGGTGGGAAATAAAATAAACGAGGGTCTAAACTATTAGGAATAATAACCTTTTCATGGTACTTTAGGTATTCGTTTTTATAAGTTTTTTCGAAAAGAGTCATAAAAGTATTTAATCAACATCTAAAACAGAAACAGCCCCTTTCGGGGCTGTAACTTATTTTATATTTACTATTAAAATTATTTCTTAAAGAAATCCCCAGCTTTAATTGTGCTGCTTACTTCTGGTTTGCTTTTTGGGCTTTGAAGTGATTTATCAAATGATTTAGCTGGTTTTAATTTATCATCTGAATCAATATTGCCGCTGTTTGCTTTACCTTTTGATACAGGTACGGCACCCTTAACTTCTTTTGAACCAGGTTTTTGTAAATCTGTACCTGCTTTTAGGTTATGAAGAGCATGTCCTTTTTCTTCAGCATCTACTGCTTCTTCTACTTTTTCTTCGTCTTCATTTTCTTCGTCTTCGTCTTTTGACTCTTCACGAATTTCGTTTTCAACTTCATCTTTTGCTTCTTCAGATGATTCATCTTCAAATGATTCTTCTTCTGAATTTTCTTCTTCGTTACCAATTTTATCTAAAATTGTTTGTAGAGAGTCGATAATACCCTTAAGATCAGAAGCTAAATCAGAAACTTCATCTTCTGTTTCACCGATTTCATCAGCCATATCATCGTTTGTCGTCGGAACTTCTGGTTCAAACGGATTCATCGAACCACCAAATTCTTCATTAAGAGTAGCTTTGAAAAGCTTTTCAAAAGCCCCTTCAAATCCTGCTTCTTCTTTTAAAGAAACTTTTTTAGCTTTACCGCCATCAGAATATTCTTTTGATTCCTTAGCTTTTGGAACATCTTTTTTAACTTTTTCATCACCGCCAGATTTTGCTACAGGTACTTTACCACCTTTAGCAATTTCTTGTTGACCAGGTTTTACAACTACGTTACTCTTTGCTGCTTCTTGTAAAAGAATTTTTTCGGAGTAGATATCTGATAGAGGGTTTTTCATATTTGTTATATATTTATTTATTCAAATTGTGCTTATTTTATAGGTTATATTATTATTTTTAATATGTTATTCCAAAAGGATCAAGTGCACCAGATCTCGGGAAAAATCTCGGATACGATGCGGTCCGTATTTTAGAATCTCTGCTATTAAATGCGTTTCTGGCATCTACAGGGAATGTAAAAAGATCGGTTACAGTCTTAAGTGTCAAATCAGTATGAGCTGCGCAGTAATTGTTTAATCCCATACATACAACACTACTCAATCTAAAATTTGTACACTCCATATAGCTTGTAAATATATTTTGATTACCCTCTATATAAACTGCTAAATTAGCTGCGTTTATTACGTTATTAGATGACGGATAGTTTGTAAAAGTAATAGAAGTATTTGTATTTTCCGTTAAACCAATACCTACATTAGCTCGGCTTATAAAAATATTTTGTAATGCTAAATTTGCATTCGGGTTAACCTTAATAGCGGTAGGAGCGTCAAATATACTAGTATTTTTTATAGTTAAATGATTATTTGATGTATTAATGCCGATGCCATATCTTTGATTATCAATTGAATTGTTACGTGTGCTAAACAACGTTACATAATCTAAATAACCCGTGCTTGTATCTTCTATTTTTATAGTCGAACCACTTAAAGCATTCTTAACAAGACTAACTTCTTCTAATGTAAGTGAGCTGTTTTGAGAAATTGTAATACCGTTAGCTTCTCTATCTATTGTACTGTTGCAGTAAATTAAATTAGGAGAGTAGTACGGGTAAGGTTGTACGTCAGGACTAATACCTGTATTCTGTAAAAGCTTTGGTGTAATAGTTAGACTAGAATTATGTGTACATAATGCTCCGTAGCGGTTACCTATTAGATTAATGCTACCTATACTTACGTTAGAATAACTTTTTGCAGTAATACCTGCATCTCCATTATGAAATATATCAACAAACTGTAAATATGCTTTTGAGTTGTTTTGTACAACCAAACCATTACGGAAATTTTGAGCTATAATCAACCGAGAGCCGTTTGTGAGTAAGGAGCTATCGTTTTCAATAATTGCACCTATAGAGTTATCTGTAATTGTTAAAGCGTTTCTTATATGTACTGGGTTTGTAACGTCTCCTTCTACAATTATAGATGAGCTATTTGTTGCATGTAGACCGATACTAAAGTTAGCAATTGCAGAATCTGAATCAATTACGGCTATACTATTATTACTTGCTTGTACCCCAATATTTTCTGTATCAATAATATCAACAGTGTTAACTGCTGTTCTTGGGCCCCGCACATAAACATTTTGTAAATGAAGACTTGTGCCTATTAATTTAAATCCTGCACTTCCAGTGTTTGTAAACCAAATTGTCGTTGGAAGAGGTTGTATATATGTTAAACCTGAACCTACGGGCATTTTAATACTAAAAGAGCGTGGTATCTTTATGTTGCTTAATAGGGTATTATATTTTGAATTAGCTGTAGCACGTTGATAGTTACCAGCTGATGCCTGTATTGTTACAGAATCATATTCTACCCGGTCGTATACACCGCGATATAGTTCAAAAAACGTTTTTTCAAAAAACGGTACCGAACCAACTACACCCTGTACTGAAACGTTTGTAGGGTCAAGTTGAGTTTTTGAGCTTAATCGTTCTGTAAATAGAGAACCGACGTCATCTAAATAAACTCTACCGGTATAATTGTTATTAACTGATGATAATTGATATGCTTTAACAACTAAAGCCGCTTTACCGTTAAAATGAAATATATTACCTGTTTCAAATTTAGTATTACCAGGTGAGTACGGCACAGGTGGGGACGCGTTATTTTGAGCAGTAACAATAACTACGTTAGTATTATAAGACGCATAATCATTTGTGTTATTAGCAGCAGATAATCTTTGTAATGTATCTGTGGCTGAATAATGCCAGTTATTTTTATTACCAATAAACACCGGTACACCCGATACTGTACTACTAAACGGTGTAGTTACTTCAAAATAATTGTCATTGGTTACTCTTTCTATTTGTTTTACTTCGTTGCCCGCAATAATGTAATTGTAATATCGATCATTTTGTATATCTTCAATTCCGTTTATAGCGCTTAACAAGCGCTTAAATGATGGGGCATTAAACCCGTGCACACCCTTAAGCCCTGAGCTATAAGTTACATAACCTGGTATAGGTATTGCATTTTTTCCGAATGTTTGATAGACTTTTAAGGATCTATAATCTTTTAATTTCTGTTCACCAAGTGAAGTATCAAAAACAAAATTTGGTATCACATCATCGTCATGAAACGTTGTTGATGGTTGTACCATAGTTGCAGTAATAGTATCTGACATAGTACTACCAACAATGTGTACCGTGCCTGGTATATTTGCTAATGTAACTGTACTAGATAATTGATAAACTGCCGGGTCTTTTAGAAAAATGTAAAAATCATTTCGTTTATTAATTTTTGAAGGGTCCGTTGGTGTATTTTTTGCAACGTTGGTAATTTCGTTTATTGCTTTATCTAAAGTTAGGTAAGGAAAGGCTATAGAGCCTTTTTCTGAATCATTACCTGTTAAACTAACATAAAATGCATTTGGAGAATAAAATACACCTCTGTCATTAAGACGTATATTGATATCTCGTACCCCTGTTAAGGCAGCTGTAACTAGCTCTAAAGCAAGGTTTGTTTCAAAATTAATACTAGCGATAACAGCGCTTAGAGTTTGTTGCTGACTATCTAAACCTTGAAAGTTACCGTTAATCTTTTCTAAAGATTCCCCGATATATTCATCTCCGTCAATTTCTGTTGTGTAAATTCTTGCCATTGTTAATATTTATAGTTGTTTAATTTACAACGAAGTAATTAATTGTGCTAGTATCGTTTGCTCTTGTTGTAGGATCAGATAATGAGCTAATTATTACTGTATTGGTTGTACAGCGTGCAGATAAATGACCGAGAGTGCCTTGAGGTGTTGCTCTTGTTACAAATACACGGCTATTAGTTGTTACCCCTGTGACTGTTATTTCTGTAGCACCGTTCGGGTACGGGGTGCCTAAAGTTGCCTGACCAACAGCTGCAGGATTACTACCTGCTGCAGCAAACGAAACACGACCTGCTAGTGTTACAACAGACCCTGTATCGCTAATATTACTATCTGTAAGTGTGTCAACAGTACCAGACCCTGACCACTTCGGAATCGAGTTACCGGTTCCGGATCCATCTACTAGGGCTGTGCCCCACACCTTAGGGTCAATTTCATCGGTTACAACAACGTTATTTGAGCTTAAAACAACAACTGTATTTTCAATCGCAGTACCTGGTGCAATACCATTAATTTTTACGACATCACTACTATCAGTACCTAAAACAGTGTCTCCGTCGACAGTTAAGTTTATTGTAGTATAAAGTGAGCCTTCTATAGTTAAACGATTGGCCGCATTACGATATAGTTTAACTGGTGTTGTTGTACCTATGATTATTGCATTATTTGTATCTAGAGTATTTTTAAAGGTTGTATTACCCGATTCAACGGTTACATTTTTAGTTGAATTTAGCCCTATTACAGCGTTACCTGATAAAAAGAAATTACCTTCAATGGCTGCGTTGTTTGTTACGTAAAAGTTGCCATCTGTACGAAGAGTATCATTAAGTTGGCCGTCTTTGTACAGGTTTGTAACCATGGCGTTTGTCGGGGTACCGACATCACCGCTGTTTCGATGACCAAAAATTAAAGCACTTTGTCTAGAAATAGCTCTAGAAATATAAACAGGGTATGCCTGTATTAAAATATACTCGCCGCGATTAGTATTAGAACCAAAAACAGATGTACCTTCTGCTCGAAACGTATCCTTAACACTAGCAGCTCCGGATACCTGTAAATTATTAGTAACTACTTGACTTCTAAGGGAGGTAATAAAATCATCTATTTGTATGTATTTTGCAGATAGAGTTACCGGTAGTTTTTGTAGGTTTAAAAAGTTTTGATTAATTTTCCCTAAAGAATTACCTATATACTCATAGGGTGATATGGTTGTTATTGCGTCCATTTATTATAATATATTTATACGAAGGTTATCGTGCATCAATGTAATCATATTAAAGACTTTTTTCAGCTAAAATATAAGAGCTACCCGGGCACCATGTTTTTGCTGTTTCAACCCACACAGGTAAGTTATTTTCTACATAAACAGGGTCAGCATCACACAATGTTGGTCCTTCTACAAAAAAGTTAATAGTGCTAGGATCTAAATGGTAGCTATAGTTTGGGTTATATGACTCTTTCTGCGGTATAACCGTACCAGTTATCGATAATGCTTCCTCTTGGCCGACAATCATACTACGTGCTTTACTGATTTTTTCGTTTCCTAAAATTTTAACAATAAATTCAGGATATGTGGCATCTCCTACAAAACCTAATGAAAAATAAGCTTCGGCTGCATCTTCTTCAACCGGCGGCTGCCCGTTGTTGCCTGTAACACTCGAGGTTTGAGTACTAATTGTGGTTAGCATTTGTCTCGCTGTAAGAGATTCTACATCTGTTAGTAAATCTCTGTAATTTAGCATATTTTTAATAGCATTAATATTGTGCCAAAGTTTTTCTATATTACGATTAACTACATCAGTTGTAACAATTTCGTTTTGACCAAAAACTATAGTGCTTTTTTCAAAAAGTTTTAAATTATCAAAATCTCTTTTAGTAAAATACTTTGTTATATAGCTACCAGTAACAACGTTCATTTTTTTAACTACACTTTTACGGACTAACTCAATGTTATCCCACATACGCTGAAAACTACGGTTATATGTTATGTCTTGTACTATTTCTTCCTTATTAATAAAAATGTCGTTTAGTTCCCAGTAATACTCTTCTTTAAGCTCATCTCCTAAATACAAAAAGTTTGTATTAACAAGTAGTTTTTGCAAATATCCTCCAACAGTAATGTATAAGTTACGTGTTTGATCAATACACCCGCTATAGATATTAAAGTCTAAATTCGAATTACTACTATCTCCCTCTAACCGGGTTGTTTGATTGCCCCATGTTTTACTGTACTGGGCTTGAAAACCCGTATCATTCCAGGTTATGCTTACTGGGTTAAGATCTAAACTTTGTGCACAGCTTAAAGCATCCCAAGACCAGTAAAAATTATACAAATCTTGACAAGGTAAAAAATAATCTGATTCTGCGATACTTACATTTTCTGAACCATAAATGGTTGCAATATATTTACCACTTTTATGATATTTTTGTACCTTTGTACGGTATATAACAAATAAAAAGTCGCGACGAGGCTCAGTTATTATCTTAATTGGTATAGAGTCAGGGTTAAAGAGTTTATATTCTAAAATAGTATTTGTTTCGCTATCAACTTTAGCTACAGTTTTTGGCTTAAGAATGTGATAATTGTAATCACTATCTGTTAACCCGTTTATTATTGTATTATCAAATAGCTCAGATATCATAGTTGTTAGCCACGTACCGTCGTTACTATATTTTTTAATAACACCATTACCTGTGTCAACGACGTGTAAGTTGTCGTAGTTATCTAAAAAAATACTATTAGGTAATAAAAACTTGTTTTTGGCATTACGTCCACCGGTTCCGCCAAAATAAAGCTGATTGGTCCAAGTTGATGATGTTCTTGTAAAGTTCTTTTGAAAAATACCTATTCGAGATGCCCCGGCGTCAAGAACAAACATTTTTTTCTTAGAATCTAGTACAACATTTTTAATATTTAAAAACGGAGCACCTTCATTAAAGTTTTTTATTTTAGCTGTTATACTTGTGTTGTAAAGTTTTGTTAATTCGTGTATAGTATTATCTTTAATATAATAAAACTCATAATCTGTTGCAAAAACATCAACAATAGGTGTTTGGTTTTCAATAGGTTCAAAATATTCGTATGAACCATTAACATTATTTACATATGTGTTCCAAACATATTTGTTAGTGTTATACCAACCTATTCTTTTTGTAACAGCAGGGTTTACAATTTTTTGCTCAAGTAGAAATCTCTCCAGGCAATCGTGCATTTTACGAAATACAGAGTTTATATTATCCTCAATTACAAATTCGTTTGGTGCAATATACGGAGGTATATCGTCGACCTTTACAAAATCATCAACAAAGCGTAATTTATCTACTGTGTTATAATCTTCATAAACTTCTTGCACATTTAAAATATCTTCGTGCATAAGTTTTAACTCTTTTATTAAAAAGTCATCATTAAAATATAATGTTACGATAATATCTTTTTTACCGAGTGTAGAGTATTTTACATGAAATGTTGCCGGGGTATAATCACCGACAAAAGTTATTCTATTTTCTTCTGATTCAATTGTACCTTTTTGTATATAGCTTGTAGTATTAGATATAGCTATACCTTGTATAGTTTGTTCTTTATTTTTTAAGATGAGGTAATCATTTGTGTATAACTTATACGGGGCGGTACAAAAAACGTTTTTCGAAACTTGATTATCGATTTTGTTTTTACCTTTTAAGTAGTCTGGTAAATAGGCTACTGTAAGTTTAAAAAGAGATGTATCTAATGTATATTTTTTGGTGTTTACATTTTTATTTTCAAGTATTTTTATAGTTATTTTAGCAACCCGGGCGGCTGGATAAGCTGCTCCGAATTCTATAGGGTCCCCGTTAGCATCGTAAACAAAAACACTATTTAAAAAAACCTTCTTAAAGCCGTCTTCTTCATCGTTATAAAAAAAGCTATCAGGTTCTATTGACCACGATAGAATTGAATTTATATCAATATTATATTCGTTGTAGTTACCTTCTTCATCGTAATAAACTGTAAAAGCTTCTACATCTATACTTACCCCGCCTTTAAAATAGGTGTAATTAGCGGGACGCATCCCAAGATCTTTTGGTGTTATATAAGGTGCTATTGCCATATGACTTTATAGTGCTGAGTATACCCAGGCATTGTTTTATTAATTATTTTTTCGATTTGTTTTTCGATTTGCTCTCTAATAGCAGGAGAATATACACCATTATCCTGTATTTTAATATTATAGAAATTACTTTTGCTACCTGGTACGCGATGTTTAAAGAAACGTTCGATTTCTTCGATATAATATTGATCTTTTACATTTACGTTCCAGTATAAATCGTTTTGAGGGGTGCTTTCTTTTAAAAGAAAAATAACATCCTCATCTTCTAAAGCTCGAGAGTATAGTTTTATGCCGTGCATGTAGCCGTTGAATTGTAAGCTTTGTGTTTTTAATTCATCGTTAATACTAGCTGTTTTACCAGGGGGTTGACCAATAAAGATATTATTCTTAAAACCAATCGGTACTTCATAATAAGAAGGTATTTCAATTTTTTCACTTAATTTTGCATTTAAATATATTTTTAATGTATTATCTTTATAGCTACATGTAACCATATACCATTTCTTATCTAAAAAGCTGTTTACATTAATTTTTGTTTCAAAAATTTTCGCACTATAATCGTTTGTATACGCTTTTACTTTAAAAACTATAAAATTATCATTCTGGTACTTAAATTGCTTGTACCGGTAGCCAGTTATATCTTTTTTAGTAACAAAAGAGCTAGTGTATTTAAAGTTATTAATATCGAACAAGCCTGTGAGAGTTATATCCTTTTTATGATTACCGTCTAAAAATACTTCATAAAAACAATTTTCTATATTACTTACAAACAGTATTGTTGTCTCAATTTTTTTCGAAACACGATTATATCTTTTAATAAAGTCAAAATTAGTAACCGGTTCTTTGGTCATAACTCTATCTGTTTTATATTTTGTTATTAGCGTTGTAGGGTCATTCCATACCCCTTCCCAAGGATACTCTAAAACTTCTTTATTTTGGGTGTAGGATAAAGTTAACAAAAGGTCTCCATCTGTATTACGTAGCACGTGTTCCCAGCGATTTAAATTTGTATTCCACTCAACGAATAAATTACGAACTATTCTTGCACCGAATGTATCTTTTGTAAAATATTTTTTAAAATAACGGTTTTTGCCATTATATGTTTCGGTTTGTTCGTACTCTTTAGTTTCACCGTTTAAAAATGATGATGTAACTAAAAGATTTGCAAATCTATCTTGTATTTCGGAGTTTGTGAAATTAAACTGTCTAATAAGCTTTTCAGTTCTTATTAAGAAAACACTCATTGTGTTGTTACCGCTTAATACCCATAACTGATCGTCCAGTACTTGTATTTTATGTATGGTTTTTGAAGTGGTCATTCGGGTACGTTTATTATTTTTATAAACGGTACGCGATCTTGCAAAATATATATTATTATTAAGATCAACAGTAACACAGTTCGATGTTACATCAAAATAAAATATTTTACCGTTGTTGTCTATAAACAAAGTTTTATTAATGAACGTTCCAAATATTGTTTCTCGTAATTTAAAATCCTTAGTATATATGTGCTGTCTATCATCTGATATGATTACAAAATCATTATTAGGGTACAACGATATGTCGTTTATACGGAACGGAGTTTTTACTTCATTTAGAAGAGACCCGGTAAAATCATATTTTTGTATAACAGAATTAAAGTCGTCGTAATAACCAACAACAATAGTGTTATTATCTGTATCTTGCAATGTTATTTGTGGGGTGTACTCAACGTAAGCGTTATAATAATTTTCGTTATCTAAATTAAAGAACGCAATTTTTTTCTGCTCTACTAAAGATAATGTATAGTAAATAAAACTATTCTTATTTTCATAAGAAACCTCGAAACTACTTTTATCTAAATTACCTACTAACGTGCTATTCAAGCTCTGAGACCATTCGTTATGGGATACCCAAAATACGCAACCAAGTTCATTTCTATCAAAAGACAGAGCCGTTGTATACTGCACAAACGTATTAAGATAGTTTGTAGAAAAATCTAAACTGTTTTTACCTACAAACGGGCTAAAGTCGATTAACGTATTAATATTTCGACTATTAAAACGGTTAGAGTAACGACTGCCATCTACAAATCGAGTCCCGCTTTGCTCTAGAGTAAAGGTTAATAGTTTTTTTTGATCCCCGCTTATTGTTTCAATAGTTTTTTGTATCTTTTTATTTCCAATATGATAAAAAGAGTACCAGCTGCCAGGTTCTAGAAGTAGTCTAGATGGTAAGTCGAATATTGCTGGTGTATTTTCAATAAAAACAGGAGGGGTATACTTTTGATTTATAGCTTCACTATAACTTGTATGACCCGGATTGTAAAATCTATCAAGCCATACAGGTCTTTGTTCAGAGGATGAAAGATAAAGCCAGCTACACAACCATTCTCCATCTTTTGGACCGGTAGAGTTGCCGTAATTAGTGTATTTACCGTAATTGCCTTGTTTTTTAAAGACTTTATCGCTGTTATACGGTGTTAAACCGCCTATAGCACCTGCTTCTATAAAACCGCTATCATTAATATGGGTTGTATAACTAAAATACGGTACGTGAAAATAAGTCGTTTTATCTTTGTTAAAGATTAACTCAGTTGTTTCAGCATTATACGATAGAAATATATTTTGATACCCGTCTTTTTGTGGGGGCCCTACAAAAATCTTATGATAATTACGTAAATAAAGCTGCTCCATTGTATTATAAGTATTTAAGTCTAAAACTTAAATATCAAACGCTGTTATAGTGTATGTAAGGGTATTTCTTGCGGTTGCATAACTAAAATTACTTTTAGCCGCTATTTGTTTCCAAAGAATTTTTGGTGGGGGTACCGCAGTTATAGAATCAATTAAAGACGTAGGCTGATACGGTGTAGCAAATGGTCCGTGTTCTATTTGAAACCCGTATATACCTATTTGACCTGCAGCTGCAGCCTGTAAATATAGCTCTCGGCGAATAGGTGGTGCGGGTGTTCTAAATGTCGTTATACAGCGTATCCAGTCATTTTTATAAAACTCTATACGAGATGTGTTACCTGTTACAACTCTTTTAGAAGCTAAATCAAAAATACCTGACTTAATACCATATTCACTTCTTAAAATAGATGGGAGCTCCCATTTAACAAAAGGTATATCGTAATATTTTAAAAAGACACTCATTGTGTATGTTTCGTTTACTCGAAGCTCCCCGCCTTGTACAGCTGGTTTAATATAATAATTGTTACTAGCTTGTTCGACAGTTATAATTGCTGCATCTTTTGTACCAAACGGGCTATCTATTACATTAGCGTTTGTTCTAACGTTACCACCACCGATAGTCCAAGATGCAATTCTGTTACTTTCTAAAACAATGTTACCAGAACTTTGCGGAACCTGGGTTAAGTTAAAGAAAGAAGCGTTTTTAATACCCTGACCTAATTGACCTAAATTACAATTACCTGAAACAAATAAGTTACCGCCTGATAAAGCTAGTAGATGATGCTTACCTGCTGCAATATCATCCCATTTTCCGGGTATCTGTAACCATTGTCTGTTAACAGGGTTAATAGTTGTTGTTCCTAGTTCACCGAAGTCATTTGAGCCAACTGCAAATAAATCCCCGGTTTCAGCTAATGCATAAGACGTTGTATCCCCAGCTTCTATTTTACGCCACGGGCTATATAAAGATTCTCCAGTTGCAGGATCTGTACCTGTAATTGGTGGTACCACCGTACACTCTTGCCACTCATAAACAGTATCCACGTCTTCAACACCTAGCTCTCCTTTATCGTTCAAACCTGTGCTGTATATTTTACCGTCTCCGGCTAATCCAATAGAGTGCTTTATACCTGCTGCGATATCAAGCCACTCTGAACCACCAGGTAAAATATTCCACCCTCTAACAATTTTAGTATTTTCACCCATACCTAATTGACCCTCTTCATTTTGGCCTGTTACATATAGCTTATTATCACTCTTTATACCTAAAGTATGGGTGATTCCCCCTACTATTTTTTTAAACACAGTACCATCTTCTTGTATTTGTTGAGAGATATCCCATCTGTTTATAAAGTTTCTTGGTAAATCAGCTCTACCTAACTGAAAATCTCTATTATCTCCTGCTCCGTATAAATTGCCGTCAAAATCTACTGCAAAAGAACAGTTATGGGTAGTAAATATATCTCTCCACTTACCTGGTATTTGTTTTGGTGTCGAAACAATTATTTCTCGTTCTGGTGACGTTGCAATTTGCCCGTAAGTGTTGTTACCGCCTGCATATAGGTCTGTGCCACTTAAAAGCAAGGCATGTGTTGCACCTAAAGAAATCTTTGTCCAACCACCTGTTAATGTTTGAGTTAAAACTAATACATCAGAAGAACCTCCATTTAGTAGTTGACCATTGGAGTTTCTTCCGGCAACAAAAATATTACTTAGAGGTACGTTAATTGTCACATCAATAATAGGTAGTGGTGGCTCAACAATAGGTTGCCCTGTTTCAGGGTCTATAGAAGATACTCCTTCATAGATTGTTTTACCGTAAAAATTTTGGCCTAAAATATACGGAAACACAGGTCTTTGAGTTGCAGGATCAATGGTAAGAAAATATGCATATGTACCGTTAGGGTATTCTGGTGTAACACAATAACGACCGTTGTAAGCGTCTAAATCACCATAACTAGGGTTATAGTTATAATCTTGTACAAAATACCCGAGGGGGTATGAACTTAGAGGAGGACGATATTTAGGTACACTTGATAATACCCGGTAAGAACTACGTAAGGCAGTAACACGGGAAAGACTATCGTCTGGTTTTTTATACCCATAAGGTCCGTAAATCGGAAAACCGTCTAATGCTACACCAAATATTTTTGAGTGACCGTTATAATGTTCAGTACTAAAATTATAATAATCATTTAAGCCTAAAAACTCTTCCCAAGTGTCGTTAAATAAAAATTCTCCAGTGTAGTATTTGTATAAATTATTTTTATCAGGGGCACCACCTGCAAAATCAATACCTGAAAGTTTTGTATAAACCAAATCAAAATTATATATATTGCGGTTGTTCGAGCCTGTTAACGTTTCTGTTGAACAAAAATTATTTAAATAAACACCGTTGCTTGCAATACCGATTATTCGGTTTTTAGTTTCTGCAGGAAATCTTTCTCGAGTATTTTTACCACCGTTATACGGTAAAATAAAATTGTAACTTTGCGGTTCAACAGAAAAGCGATATTCGTTTGTAGGAAATGTTCCCTTTTTAAAGATAGTCGATGGTATGCTTTTAGCATCAATTATTAGATTACTTTGTTCGGAATCATATCTAGCATCAATGTCTAAATCAAAAAATATAGAGGCCGGGTTAAAGCCTGTAAAGGAAGGTGGTTTAGGTTTTTTTGCAACTGTATAAGAAGGTGTTAATATATTTTTTAAGGCTACTATTTCGGCATCAATATCAAAAAATTGCTGTTTATCTTTATTAGTTAAGTCAGTGCTGTTTTTATACGGTACATGTACTAAAAAATTAATATCATTAACCGGTATTTTATTAGCTATCTCAGTATTTGTTGTATTTGTATCTTGAAAATTATTGTAATATTCTACTGCGTAGCTTTGTGGTATGTAATCAGGGGTGTAAAAACTATCTACTCTTCTCTCTAAAACCATATAATACTCACTAACACGTAAATCAGATAAATGTAACCCTGTTGCTCGTAAAACTTTTGTAATTGGACTATAACTAACGTATCTTTTTGTTTCTTTATTAGTCTTTTTATCAATAACCCGAGACAATAATATAATACGATTTTCTTCCTGAGTAAATGCAAACGACTGTTGTTGATAGTAATCAATATTCTTTTTTGGTTCGAGTGTTATATTATAAGGGTATTCTCGAGATACAGTAAAATATAAATCATTATGTATTAAAGATATACTGTTATTGGTAATTTTAAAATATATAAAATCGTCCGTCGTATATACATGAGAAACATTAATATTTTTATCTTTAAATGTTACATAATAGTTTGAGTCTTGAAAATACAAGTAAGCATAATCATTAAGCTTAAAAGAATCAATAACTCGTTTAGGACTTTTATATAATGATTGAATATTATTACCTTTTGTTAAAATAAGTCCGCTATCTTTCTGCAAAGATGCGTCTTGTATATTATTAAAAACGTCATATGTAAAATGGGTATACCCATCAGATGTTTGGGTGTATACACCTTTAAGGTTTAAAGCGTTTTTTAGCTTAATAGGAAAAATCGGTACCTGATCGATTGTTTTTATAGTAAGCATATTATAATTTTATTAACTCCTTAAAGCCTAGACCTGTGTTTTGTGCAACGTTTGTACCTAAATCGTTCTCGTAAACAATCCGGTTTGGTGGTTGTAGTGGTTTTTCACTAGTTAAAGTTGTAAGTTCTTTTTTATACTTATTATCTTTGCGAAGAACTGCTGCTTGTCCTTGAAAATCAAATACAAAGGTTGCATTGTTATTTACACCATAAAAATTTGTCTTTATGATGTCTTTTTGTGGTTTAGCTTTTAGTCCTATAGGGCCTATTTCTCGAGAGCAGCTACTATGAGCATCTGTGACAGCACTATATGCTGTAATAGAAGGATAAAAGGTTCTAGGATCAGTAAAAGTTGATCGAGTGTATGTATGACGAACGTTATAGTTTCGAGGATCTTCTAAATCTTTTACAGTTGGGTTTATTGTAAAAATAATATTCGAATCTCCTGTTAATGTAGTGTGTCTCGATATTGTTACTAAAGGTGTACCGTCTCCAAAGTCCCAGTCTATTCTCTCAATAGGAAACGAACCGGGTTTTGTGCTACGAGGGGTAAACTCTATTGTAAGTGGGCTAAACCCGTAATCTGTAGAAAGAACTGCAAAGTTAGCAGTAGGACCAATTTCATCTAAACGTACTGCATCATAATCTGCATCTTCATCATCGTAAATATAGTTATTCTCTAGATCTGCGGTTACTTTTACGCATAAGGACGGGGTATAAGTTTGTGGTACGGTATAGACGTGTTCTATTTCTGCATCTGCACTGTAGCCCTCTCTTAACCAAAGTTTTGGGTTGTCTCCGGTTCTTAATGTTTCGTCCCATCTATATTTTTTCCACGAAGGGTCTGTTGAGCCCCAGCCTATATCAATATAGGATTGAGCATATTGCTGCCACCAGCGAGCTTCAAAATAATATATTTTTTCTTTTTGAAGTAGTAAACTTTTTCGTTGTAGAGATGAACGATCCCAATGCTTTTGACTTTCAGGGTATATAGTATCGCCGTTATACGGGTAATTACGACATATTAAGTAGTCAAACGGGTAATCTTGCAAGTCTGTTTCGTTAGGTTCTTCACAATATAGTAAAACAGAATCACAATCAGAACCTAATGAAAAGGTATGATAGCTTGTCTCTTGAGGTTTAAAGTACCATGAAATACGATGCACTTTACCTTCGGGGTTGTTAATAGTGTTTATAGCAGGTACTGATGGTATAAGTGCTGAAAATCTCGAATTGTTAATATCTGTTAACAATAATAGTTGCGGTTCCCATACTAAAATATATTTGCCAAAAGGATCAGCATTTTCAAAGAAAACGTTATTGGCAGAAGTTTGTATATTTAAAGAATAGTTGTTTGTATCTAAAATAGAAAACCCGTATGTACAGGTGCCAGTATACTGCGCTGTACCGGTCATTGCTAAATAATACCACCCATCTCCTACATCTTGTATTTGATAAGCGGTAACATTACCCTTTTTTTGTAAAAGAATACCTGATTGAAGATCCCAGTCTGTAAAGCATGGGGTTGTTAAAAAGCACGGACCACCTAAATTTAGTCTTACTTTAAATACGCTACCTAGAGGTTTAACAAAAATACTAGCTATTAAAGAGCTACCTGCATTAAAGACTTGACCCGTCGGTTGTGTGATACTGTAAAAGCTTTTTTCTGGTGGGCCCTGCATACGTATTAAACATGCATCTCTGGAAGATAAACTGGCTGTCGAATTAGGGGCAAACCCCGCATAGTTAATTGCATCTACACCGTTTAATAACCAGTTAGAAGGGGCAAATTCAAGAGCAGGTTCAACTAATGTCGGAGCTATTCGAGACGGCTCTCTAAGCTTATTGCGACTGTAAATTAAATTAGCATCGTTACGATCATATCCGTTTATATGAAGACTTTGTACAGGTAATAAGGAGACCGGGTTTACTGTCTGTATAACAGGGTCTCTAACACCGCCTTCTTGTATAGTTAAATTAAACTGCTCTCTTGTAAGATTAGCTGATGCTTGCGGAACGTTTAATTTGCTTGCTAAGTCATCTGTATAATTTAACTTTTTAAAAATAATTTTTAAGCTTGTTGCACAAGAAGAAAACGTATTTACAGAAGATACTGTACCTGCAAATTCTGGATTACGAGATAAAAATGTAGTAGGGGCTTCTTCTCGTAAATAAAGACGTCTATTAAAACTTGGTATAAGGCTCGGAGGGGTTGATTTTAGTGTTTCTACGGTTGCTAATAAATCTGGGGGTGTTGTATATACCTGGGCCCAGCGCTCGTACAATACAGGTCTTTGAGATGAATCCGTATATTCAATTGTACCAATATTATCACCAAACTGCAGCAGGCTACCTGAAAGTTCTTTTACCATGTTAATCGCACCTCTTGGAGGCACAACGCTAAGTAAATTTACAACAGTTTCCGGGTATTCAAAAATATCTAAATCGTTATCTAATGAATCAGAAATTTTAATTGCTTCATCAGCAGCTGAATAGTAATGAGTCAGGGTGCTTCTAACCCTATAGCCATTTGTGGCTTGTCCCGCCCATGACCAAACTGCTCCATATCGGTCTTCAAAAGGGTGAAACGGCTCTCTAGGGTTAAAGGACGTTATATTATTTGTTTCAGTGTAATAGTTATCTGCATTAAACGTTAAGAAAGTTTGTAAACGAAATCTAGGAACAACATCCGTGGTAATAAGATAACGTACTTTTGTTACCGGTGCATATCCCGAAACAAAATTGTTTATAGATTCTAGAGGTTTAAAAGATACAGGTAGCCCTCGATCCCAATTGTAACCGTCTTCTACTGTTAAACCGCTTATAACTGCAAAATTACTACGTAGTATTATCACAATAATATTTAATTACTGTTCACGCCATGTTAAACCGGCATATACCTTAGCTTTTGGATAAACCGGTGTAGGCGGCAGTACTAATCTTCTTACAAATGTAGCATCCTTACTTAAATATGCCGATAGTACCGTACTTCGGGTTTCACAGTATATAGGGGATCCTGATAAAGGTAACACTTGACCGAGAGTTAACTTAAATCTATTATCTTTTGCGGCAGTTATTAATGCAATATTATTAATAAGAGGGTGTCTATTGTTTATTGAAGTCCACGTTGATGTGTATAAATCTTCAGTTGACCCCGTGCAAGCTAATAATTCGGTAGTTAAATGCTGTAATTCCCAACGACTGTTAATCTCGTTCCAATATAACTTAACCCCTGTAGCTCCAATGACCCCTGTGTAAAGTTTTTTAGGTACGGTGTATTCATAGCTACTAGCGGCACCAAAAGCCGCTACTGTTATACTTTCGCTACTTGCAGTAGAAAACGTTACTGTGTATGTATTTACTTTAAACCCTGATAATTCTGTTGGTAAAGATACAGACGAAATACCATATCTATCTAAGGTACCGTTGTACGCAAAATTAGCACTTAGAGACGTTAAAGGGGTATTATTGACCATTACAAATGTCTGAGCGGTGGGGTCATAACCTGCCCCTGTTAAGCTTAAAGATATACTCGTTAACGTATAACGCGTGACACTTGTTTCTGGGCCAGTTTCATACAAAGAGCTTAACCCCGCCAAGGGAGTACTCCAATTTATACTAATAACCTCTCTAGCATTAGCAAAAACCTGTATATCACCCGGTACTGTTACTGGCGAGGCATCAAAACCAGGATATATAACACTAACTATATCTTTTTCAGCAGATAAACCAAGTTGACCGTATGTATTGTTACCGGCAGTAAATAAACTTGTACCGCATAAAATAGCTGTGTGGGTATCACCGCATATAGCATCAAGATCTTTGTTTGTAACAACAACCTTTTGAGGGGTGTTGTAGTTTTGATACGAATTTAAGCCTAACTGACCGTATTGGTTGTCTCCAGTAGCGTATAATACGTGATATATATTATCAGAAGATAATAATAAAGTGTGGTTACCTCTGGCTGCAGCTTTTGTCCAACCTTGGTTATTGCCTATTAAGGTAAATAGGTTGCGGTTATTATTATCCCCTAAACCTAATTGACCGCTTGTATTAAGCCCGCAGCTATATGCATTATAAGTGGATAACGATATAACTCTAGAAGTTGTTATTGTCGGAAAGTCATCATCTTCTACAACAGAAACAACCCTTACCGGTACACTTGATAGAGGCCCGGCGCTAAGAGCTATTGTATGTTGGTTACCGCATACTATATCCTTCCAGTTACCGGGGTTAGCAGGATTGAGGTCATTTAATCTCTGAAATGTTGTATAACTATTGCCATACGAGCCAATTCCTAGCTGCCCGTATGTGTTATCCCCTGTTGCGTACCAAACATTTTGATTAGAAAATCTTGTTTTTGCAAATGTACATGCACTTCCAGGTACAATCTGGGTGTATAATGTTTCTGATAACGGGGTAAAAGCTGTAACATTATTTGTATGGCCTAAACCTAACTGACCGTAACCGTTTTCTCCTGATACAAACCATGTATCTTCTGTAGCTGATAATAAAAATGTGTTATTTTTACCGCATACAACGTCTTTAAATGATCCTGTTAAAGATCTAAACAACGAAACACTAGGTATAGATAGTGGTAGACCTAACTGACCGTGACTATTCGATCCGGCTACAAAGACTTGGTTGTTATTATCAATAACAATAACATGTCGATCCCCAACACCAATTTTTTTATACGATCTTTGTAATTCAGTAAACTTATATTTGTTACTGCTGTCGTTATTTAAACCAAACTGAGAATTTAAATTGTAACCTGTAGCCGCAATGTCTTTTGGTTTAAAGTCATTAATGTCAAATCCCGATACGGTGGTCCGAGCTGTAATATAAACAGAATTCCATGGCTGAGATTCTTTTTTCTTTAATGTATTTGAAAGATATTCTGCTACAAGACCAAAATACGGGCTTATATCATACTGGATAACTTCACCTTTAGGTACGTAAAACGCTGCTATTGTACGAGTAGCCATATTTTCGCGATATTTACCGTTTTTAATATCAGAAGCGGTTATAAACCCTTTGTCATAAAGTGGTTGTGATGATTGAAAATCTAGTTTTGCCGCAGTACCGGGCATGTCTTTGAGTACTACAAAGTTAGGAGGCTGGGTTAACGCATTACTTTTACCTGGGTACACACACGATAAACCAGGTGTACCGGTTAACATCCTGCTTGTAACAATATCAACAGGTGTTAAGCGTACAGAAGAAAGTGGTATCCATGTCGGGCTCACAGTTTGTTGATCCTGTGTCCAGTAATCAGATATAACTACACAGTCTTTAATACTTGCTCCTTTATGTCCAATAAAAACTAAACGCCACGGTTCGCCAATTTCTCTTGGTTGAGCACCTGATCTATTACCTTTAGGTGGTAAATCCTTCCACCCGTTAACATTATCAATACCTTTAGTTTGAGGTTGAAGAAACCCTATAGACATGTGAGTGTTTACTGCAGATGCATGAGCGAAAAGAATACCTGGTCGACCTGCATCGTATGTGAAGGGTTGAAATTTAGTATTTTTTCTTTGGTTTGCAGTTTGGTTTCGTATATCGTACCAAGGTTCTCTAAGGGCTACTCTTGAAAGACCTCGAGGATATATTTGTAAAGTAGGTCCTCCACCTTCAGTTAATGAAACTCTATCAATTGGAAGACCATATTGTGGGAACGCACCTCTGTTTTTAACATTATTAACACTAGGTCTATAAGGGTACGGATAAACGTTTATATTTGTAAGAGGTATATAATCTGGTAAAGTATCTTTTATTATATAAACTTTACTATTTGTAAGCCCTGTAAATAAGAAAGGCATATACACAGTGTTAACATTTTGTGTATACGGTACACCAAAAGATCCATTAACTTTCAGTGTAAATGCATAATCTGATAATATTTCTTGAACTTGGTATTTTTTAGTTCTATCGTTTGTTTGTGCTAACTGATTATCCGGCACAGTAGGTTGCTCTACGGCGTGTACAAAAGTAAATACTTCCCCTTTCTTAAGCATGTGTGGTAACTCTGTGCAAATAACCGGTATGGGGTTAGTTGTAGGGTCAGGGGAGCCCATATTGTCAATGTACCGGACATAATTTCGTAAAAAGTAACGACCTATATAACCTTCGTATGTAGGTGTATTTGCGTAATAGCGATCTTCTCTTAACGGTCCTTGATGGGAAGACCCTAAATTACAGCTAATCCAATACTCCTCTTTACCATTAAAGGTTTCGCGAGATATTGCCTGGCGGTCAAGTATTTCTAAATTAAATTCAAACATAGACCCGGTTACATAAGGGTATACACTGACAAACGCATGACCAAAATTGTTTCTAGATGAATTTGTAGGGTTTAGTTCGGGTCCAAGAGTCGCCTGATCCTCCCATACGGTATGAGGACCGGTTGTTCCAGTTTCAGCCCCGATACCGTAACCCCCGGGCATACGTTCATTGAACATATTCATGTTTGCCCAGCCACTTAATGGGCTAGACAGCCATATTACGTCTCCTTTTACGCATGTTTTAAACCAGTCATCAGGTCCCTTTGTAGGGTCAAAGTCTCCTACAGCAGAAATATAGGTATTAAAAATACCTGTTCTAGTGCGAGGGGAATTAACCCAGGGGTCCCCGGTTGGGTTTCTTTCATCGTAAACAACAAAATCATTATCTTCAACCTTACCGGGCGGTAATCTAGAATCAGACCATAGACCTACTACCCCTGGGTAATCGTCAGATGTTGCAAATGGGTCCCACCATTTAAATTGAAATCTATTACATGCAATATTTGTATCGCTTTGAAAAATACGAGCTCCAACTAAAACTTCTCGGGCTGCTGAACCTGAAATACCAAATGTACCCGATAAGGCCCGTAAATTGTACGCTCCCCATTCTTCGTGTGCTCCTGCTGAGTCTGTTTCATCGTAACCTGTATAACCGCTATCTTCTGCAGATAAGAGAAAAAAGGCTGCAGGGTTATTTGCTAAAATAGTTCCAGAAATTGACGGGTGTGGTATATTAAGTGGTTGCAACTCCGCGCCTTTTGTAATACCTTGTACCAAGTTACTTGTTGGTTTCCAAACTACTTCTACTAAGCAGTTTTCAGATGTACTAATATTAATAAGGGACGGTAATATTAGCTTACTATTAGGTATCATTTCACCAAATGAGCTTTTTATTGCATCTGTTGTTGAAATACCTACTAGAGGTACCGGGTCTTGACTTACTTCTTTTAAAATGTCAGTGTAACGGGTATTTTGTATCATTGTGCCTTCGTCGGCCCCTTCAATATACGACGAAACACCGTACTTCTTAAGAGAAACCCGTGCACCTGCTCGTGCAAAAGTAAAATACTTAATTTGCATTACCGGGCTATTTAAAACCGGTTCTTTAAATAACTGACCGCCTTCAATTTCGTGTAGACATACCCATTCAGCCTTGTCATTATCTTGGTTAAGGTATGCAAAAAATCTAGCGCCAGCTGCACCGTACCAACTAAACTCTATTTTGTACATTGTTACCTTATCAAAATCTATAACCGATCCTGAGGGGCCTTTGCCATCAACTGTATCATTCTTAAAGTCTTTTTGATAGACTTTAGTTAACTCTGGCGCATCCGGGTCAATACTAACAAATTTAGTTGCGGCCGGTGAAACGCAATAAAATGGATCATCAGGGTATGTACCTAATGTGCTTGTTGATTGAACATTGTTATAGTCGGTCTGTATGCCCCATGTTTTTACCGTTAAATTACTATCCCCGCGGTAATGTCTACGACGGTTAACAGAAAAAGCCACTTCACTTAACGTACCCTGTCTTCCATTACCGGATAATTCAAAATAATATGCGTCACTTGCGTTACCTACACCCCAACGCGTGATATTACCTGGAGGGCTTTCATAAAAATCTTCATTACCTAATTCATACGCTTGTAAAACCTGCTCATCAGATAAACTATAGGCGTTGTCAACACGAGCTTTAATACCGAACGTAAATACATTAGCGCGGCCCGGTAGATACTTAAATGATCTTTGAGTTTCCAGCATTTGAAAACCGAAACCTGCAGGGTGCAGGCCTGGAAATAAAGACTCGATCTGTGGACCAAGAAAATAAGGAGCACTTTCTGCAGCTAACTCTACAAAAAGCTCAACACAGGATTCGTCTCCGCGAAACTGCAAACCAGTGCCGCGATAATAGTTCGGAAAATCAGGTAGTACATATTTATCAATAGCGGCGGATACCTCAGGTGTTATTGTTCTTGGAGAGTTAAACCACGTACTACTTTCACCCCACGGGTATGACATAGTGTACCAGCCACGGTGTTGCCAAATCACTGAATTGATACCGTACCTTGTTACCTCTTCAATTTGTGTTGATGTTTCTTCTTCCCGAGGTATACCTAACATTGATATATCTACTTCTGTTTGTATACCAAAATCGTTTTTTTCTTTTTCAATTATTATATACCGGTCTATAGGTAAATTAATAGAAAGAGCGACATCTTTGTAATTTTGTTTTTTACGAACCGGCCCGACTATAGAGCTACGTTTTACAATATAACCGTTACTACAAAGTGTTGTGTAATTTGTTGTATCAATAGGTATACTAAATCTACGACCGTCAATCACGGTTGCAGGATACTCAATAAAGTTTATAAAAGGATTAGTACCGTTATCATAAACGGTAATTACGTCTAAATCTCCGTATAAACCGTGGTTTTTTTCAGTAGCAATTACCGTAGCACTACCCGGTACAACAGCAGAAATAGCTATTTTTGTAAATGTTGTATTTTCGCCGGGTAAATATTTTCTATTAAACGGTACTGTTACTTTGGTATCTGCCATGGACTACTGTTCCTCCCATGTCATGCTACCTCCACCAACAGCTATTGTATCCTTACCGTCGAGTGCACGTGCTGTTAAGAATAACATATCAGGGTCTCCACCTTCTACAAGCGGAAAAGATAGATATTGCTTGTCAAAGCCAAAGTATGGTGATAGATCTAGATCAACGCCGCCGGTTGCAACGTTAAATGAAGCTAATACCTCTCCTGTGGCTGGTACTGGTGTTCTCTGCTCATATATATCTTCTTCTACAGCTATTAATGGTCGATCTTCTTGCCATGCAGCTGTTGAAGCATTATAAATAATTTCACTATCCCCTCTCATAGGTAGTTCAGGTATAAATGCCCCACGTTTTAATGTGCGTCTGACACCCGTTTGCCCGACTCCGTCGTAATCACTCTCGTCGTTACATCCATTTACTGTCTTAGGGTTACCTGCAGCGAGTCTTCTAAAGGAGAAGGTAGCATTAAACATCGGTATACCGCCAATTAGCTGATAGTTATCTTCTAATACATCGGCTTCACTACTTAAATCCTCACAGCCAAACGATTTAAGTTTTAGTATACCCTTAATGCCATAGAATGAACCAAGCACGGCTTTGCCTAGATTCTCTCGAATAAGCGGGATAACGCAGTTGTTTCTGTTAAAATATACCACTGTTGAAAAGAGTACTTCTTCTGTACTAGCAGGTATTTCAAATGCTGCTGTCCACTTATTTACTAGATCAAATCTTGATAAGCCTTCTTTCCACGCTCTAGCTGTTAGAGGAGGAATTGAATATGCATACGGACCGTATTGTGTCCCGCCTTGTGTTATGTAGTTCCAAGATGAATGGTAATCTATACCTGCTTGAAGCCCTGGGCCAGGGTTTGTAGCGTTTACGGTTAGTGATCGTGCAGGTGTCGTTCCATCCACACTTATTTGAGAGGTATGCCATATAAACGCTGGTAGTAGATTAGATGGAGATGCGATACCTGACAAGGATGCAAAATACGGGTTTTTTACAAGTTGTAGTAAGACAGGCTTACTTGTACCAAAACTTAAACGGGTAGGATAAACCTGGGAACGGTTACGTATATTGTTAATTTGATTTTTAACACGAATACCTAGTACAGGTGTTCCACGACCTGTTACTGCTGTTAGCTGAACACTGACAGCTGAAACACCGACAGGTTTGTTCTCTGTAATAAATGCCAAACGACCATCGTGAGATATATCACTAATCGATACACCTGGATAAACTTGATTACCGTTTATGTCGGTGCCGTACAAGCGTGCACCAATATGCCAACTTGAGAAAATACCTCTTGTTTCAAACCCTGTTGTGCCTTCTATTGGACGGACCTCAACACCAGATAAGAAGTTTACAACTTCATTATTTTGTAAATTATTAAGATCGACAATGCCGTTATTTACTTCATTAGCACTCAAAGTGTTAACAGTAAGTACTTGTCTGTCTGGGTAAATTCTTTTTTCGTTATCTGTTGCAACGGTATTAATATTTACAGTACCTTTATCGCCACCGTCAATAAGGTAAGATGCACCGTATTTGTTTACACGCTGAACAATTTTATCTCCATCCTCAATGTTACCTGCACCACCAATATTGAGATAGGTAAACGGTAGAGTAGGGTTACCTAAACTTGGTGACCCGATTTGGTTTGATACTCGTAAATGGTGTATGCGTACCCAGCGAGCTAAACTATTACTTACAGGTACATATGCTAAAAACTGAGCACCGACAGCGCCGTACCAGCTGTACTCAATTTTATACATAGTTACTTTTGTGAAATCGAGATTTTTGACTGATTGAACATATACGTCTTGGCCGTCCTCTTGTACAACCTGTCCCGTAACGTTACCATCAAAATAATCGCTCCAGCGTCTTAGGTTGCTCTCTCCGTTCATGTTGTCAAAGTTAAAACATGAACGCGGAACACGGTATTCGTAAACGTTTGCGTACTCTTTTTTAACAGCAATTGGTTTATTAGCAACACCGCTGCCGTTGTCGAACGGAGCCCAGGCATAATACAGATCTTGTAAAAATTGATCCCAACGAGTACGTCCTACACTTGTTGAACCAAAGTTTTTCCAATGGTAGTCATAAAACGCAACTAAATCTGGGGGAGGTAACTCCTGACCCGTTTCATAACCTACGTAAGGCATAATATACGTTATATTTGGCGGGCTTTGATTTTGATCTGCAGAGGTTGCCAGCATTGTTGTATCAAACAAAGCAGCATGGAATAATACTAATTTATCTCTAACAATAATAGCGTGTTCCCCTGCAATACCAGCATAAAGACGAGCTGTTTGTGCGTTTGGATGACTGCCTGTAACGACATCAGGTGACCACTGACCTGGTCGTGCATAAATGGGGTTAGGTGGTATCGAATTTGTACGTCTGACTACTAAAAAGTTGTCCCGGTTACCGTCTCCGCGAGCTTCAAAATAATAACCGTTTAAGTTATCAAAACATCCCCACTTCTTACATGTTGAGTTGCGATTATATACTGTAATACTCACACCCTCACCACCAGCATCTGTATCGTCAATGGTTGTGGCTTTACTTAGCCCGGCGGGTGCGCCTTCTAATGATGTGTCTAAACGGACGCCAAATGTACCAGAACTTACACGGCCCGGCTGATATCTAAAATAACGTTTTGATGTTAACCGAGAAAAATAAAGTATACCTCTTCCTGGTTCATAAAAACCGAGAGGGCAGCTTATTTGTGCTGCTGATTCTGCAGATAAGTGTTTAACGCCCCAAACGTTTGCTAAATTACCTGTAATTTGAGGATAACTTGTCCATTCTAAAGGATTAACATCATACGTATTAACGTCACCGAAAATACCTAAAGCTACTTCAGAACGCGGAATACCAAGCAAAGATAAACTTACTTGCGTAGCTTCTTTATTTACCTCTCTTACCGGAACTGGTAATTGATCTGTTGCAACTACAACAGGTACTGACGAGGCTGCTACTGTAGGTCCTAAATCTAGAGGTGTACCCCCGATTGTGCGTACTGTTATTTTCTTTGTTACGCCATTATTAACAATAGGTAGTAAATCTGCAGGGTCTAAGCCTTCAGCCGTTGGTAAAAGAGAGATAGGTAGATCAGCCATGTTGTATTATATTTATTTAAATTATTTATTGCTCAACTTCAATAAAGTGACCATCATCTAAATTATAATTATCATAATAGTCGGTAATAAACGACTCTTGTAACATATAATCATTGTTTTCTTGTAATAGTACTACGTTTTCGTAAGGAAGTATTACTTCAATATCGTCTAGCTCAAAAGTAGGTTTTTGTTTTAGATATATGTTAATCATAACTCCGTAAACAGTTTTAACAATTTTTTTAGCAAACGGTTTAAAGTTTTTTGCTAACTGAGGCTGAGCATCAACAATTAATGTAAGTACAGCTGTTTTAGAATCATTATTATAAGCAAACGCTGTAGATGTAATATTTGTTATATACAAGTTTTTAAGAGCTTGAAACTGAGTTAGGTTAGTATCTTTTAACGGGTAAACCCGCTTGTAAGTAAAGTCTATTAAGTTGAAAGCGTATAGTATTGGAGTAAAACCTTGATATACTTCTCCGTCATAATATGGCAGTATATAACTAAAATAAATTTGTTGTTCATTAGGTTCAAGCCAAGAACCTATGTATCGATAATCGCTAAATGTGTGTAATATTGCGTGTTTTGATTTAGCAATGTTATAAACAGGTACTGGGTCAAACCCTATTAGAAATGGTTTTGAGTCACTGTTAATCCCGTAAATTAAATTGTAATCATAAGCTTGTGGTATATTAACACCAGAGACAACAAATGTCTTTGAGTTAAAAACGTCCGTAACAACATAGTCTAAATCGGGTAGTATGCCGTTTGTTTTAAAGAGTTTAAATTTAGAGTTTTTCTTTAAAAAGTGATCTGTAATTGTAGTGAATGTTGCAGAGTAGATGTACGTGTGTTTATATTTTTCATCGTTATATGCATCAAAATCGGCTTCTCCGTCTCCCCAGACAATGGTAACCGGTGCACTGTTATTGGTTTTAATACTAACCCCGGAAAGTACTCCTTCAGGAGGCATGTTGTGGCTAAGAACGGGTATTGAGAATTCATGAGCTGAAGATGAAGTAGTACCAGCGAATTTCGTCGAGTAACCATCTCCCCAGAAAATTTCAGTTTCCATTCCCGATAGTGTATCAACTGTTAGCTTATTAATAGAGGCAGGGGTATTATGTTTTAGTGTCCAGTATGTAACATAATCTCCGTACTTATCTATAAGCATATTTGTAATAGATATTTTGTTAACTATACGTGGTGGGAATTCAACGTTTTGTAAAAGTAGCCCTGTAGGTATCGAAGTTGGTACTTCAATTTGCAATGCACCGTTTTCTTTTTCGTAGTCTATAAAGTTAGAATCTTCGAGTATATTCTTAAAGACGCCTTTTTCATAATCATAATCTAGACGTAACAATATCATTCCTCCCTTCATTAAGAGGAACAAAACATCATAAAAAACTTCAATGTCTTGTATTTCGTTGCTAGTTAGATATTTGTGTAGAGTTGTATATTTGAAATTATCATATATAGACGATAACATAAACGACGCAGTTTTTACATCGTCACCCAGATTTTTTACCCATACAGACCCTTCAACAATTTTTTGTTCTTTTAACGAACTGGTAATATTTGGTTTATAAAGACTGTATTGATTTCCGTAAATGTCAGTTGTCCATTTATATAGAATGTTATCGTCAAGGTAGCCTATTTGATTTGTCTTCCAGTAATCTGTATTAATAAGCCCTCGAAAATCTGGTTTAAAGTTTTTCGAAACTACCCATGTATCATTTTTTGGGCCGTTCCAGGGGGATTGTCTTGTTTTTGTAGTTGTAACCCCGGTGTTAGAAACTCGGGATGATTCTTCTTTGGCCTGATAACCTAAGAATTTCGGATATGTTTTTGTTATTTCAGGACTTGTTAAACTAGTTGAAACGTACGGAGCTTCTTTAAGCCAACTACTATTTGTTGTATCATAGACATAACCACCACTGAGTGTTTCTTTTGATAGGCCACGGCTTGCAATACCGTAACTATTACTAAAGTTTGATGCAGAAATATTTGGAGCTTCAAACGTGTTTATTGGTTTTGTTTTTATGTTGTTTGTGGCATATTTGAGTAAGCCGAGATTTTTATAGGTAAAATAACCTCCAAGATCTTCGTGAGAAAAAAGAGAATTAATATTATTAATGCTTGCGATCGTGGGGTAGTGAGCATTAGTTAAGTTAGCGTAATCAAAATCAGGTGTAAAGGGAGTACCGGTAATTGCGTTAACATTGCTACCAGAAACGTATAAGAAGTTAGGATTAATAGTACTGAGTGTAAAATTAATAGATAAGTCTGTTTTAGACGTAAAAAATACATATTTTACCATCTCCCCGGCGTTTGTTTGTTCGATTACCATGTCTGATATACATGGGGTAGGGTATGTAGTTGTAGCTTTTGTTAGATAATCACTATAGTTAGTATTTTCAGTTATTGGTATATTTTTATCTACAACAATGTTTATTTTTTTCCATTTTTTAGAATTGTCTGTTAAGTTGTAATAGATTGGTTGTATCCAGTTTATAATATTGTTACCAGCGTTAGTGTATGAAATTTCTTGACCCCCGTAGATATAATCGTTTGCTGGTCGCGGTTGAGAATAAAAATTATATTCATCTACAAATTCAAATTCATTATTTTGAACAAGTAAGCCGTTAGCAGGGGCTGTTTTTACCCAAAACGGTTTCATGTGAGGGGCTGAGCTTAACGGTCTATATGCACAAATATCCCATCCGGAAACGGGTACATTTAACATAAAGTTTGCTTTAGGGTATTCTCTAACTGCGTCGACTTTTGTTTCTCGTTGCAACGGAATACATGTAACAGCAGGGCATGCTGGTGTAAAGGTAACTGTACCATAGCTGCTTCCCGCATAATGTCTTATTGTAAGACTCTGTATTGAGTATTTACCGGTTGTTACCGGCACAAAAGGTAATGTTACACCATAGTTTGCAGGGATTTGCCCTGGGGGAGATGTATAATTAAAAATTGTTGGACCTGTATAATCAGATGGTGGTTCAGTTAATCTTATTTGCCAATCAACACCTGAAATTCTAAAATATTGAATACTATTTAAATTTTGGCGTTGACCGGTATATACAGCTACATTCGGTTCATTAGGAATTAAAAAGTTAACCAACTCATCAGGGGTTACATAATCGTAATCGCTCCATATAGTGTTTGACACCTTTGTAGCCGTTGGCGAGTCGGTAAATACTGATGATACTTGTCTATATGTTACACTGTAACTATTTTTATGATCGTATATATAAAACTCACCGGGGCTAAAAACCATATCAGAAGTAAGATTTGTAGTTCTCCAAGTACCATCTGCAGATAACACAGCTTTAATCCATATAGAGTCAGCTCCTATATCACCTTGACGGTACTTTGCAACATAATACGGTAGTTGTAAATTTATATCTTCTGGGCTTCTTTTTAGATTATTTCTAAAATAATAGTAACGGGCACCGGCACTTAAGGCCATAGTTGAAGGTTCCCCACCAAAATTAACCCACTTACCGTAACTCCATCCTACATCATCGTTATTAGGGGTTAACTGATACCAGGCAAAATTATTAAGCCCGTAATCTCGTATACTACTCATTACAGCAAATAGAGAAGGGCCCTGTATATAGTAATATTTTTCTTTCTTATCGACATCCAGTAAGTCTGCAGAAATTGTTCTATAGAACGGCACAAAAAGACTACTAAGAGCACTTAACCCTTCATGATCTGTACCATACATTTGCGGGTACGTTAATAACCATTCAGCTAAATTAAACTTTGACGGAAAACCGCTTTCAGCTCCTGCTGCAGAAAAGTATCTATCATCAAGAACAATAAAATCCGCGCTACTATTATAATCAGTAAATTTTTGCCCGGGGTGACCAAACGGTGAAAAATTTACAGCTTTACAATTACAGGCATTAAAAGGAGTTAAAGTGTTTTTAGAAGATTTTAAAACAGAAATCTCGTAGAGTTTTTCTTTACGGTCAAGTTGAAGATATTCACAATCTAGAGAATGTTCTATGGTTTTAAAAACAGAAGAAAGCGGTACAGCTGTTATAGCTGCAACAGAATTCCAAATAAATGGTGTATAGTCCCCTGCGTTAAAGCGGGCTGTAAAACTAGGTTGCTGAGGGCCGTCAGCTTTACTGTATTTTGTATAATCTGTTTGGTAGTCACTTAAGTTTTTTGAGGAAAGCCATGCAACCTCTGTAGCTTCTTCTGTTGTAGCTTGCGGGTATGGTATTTTGTAGATAACATCCCCTTTTTTAAATTCAGTAGCAGCAGTTGCATATGGTATTTTTATCTCGTTTAATAGTCGCGGTGTACACCAGTTGTCTGTTATCGTAAAAGGTATAGTTTCTTTTTCAATATCTTCATCTGTAAACTTAAAAATCGGCCAATATATTCTATTTTCTCCACCTACAATAGATAAATCAGTTTTATTACCGGCGTAATACCAATATTCTTGATGAGAATTTACGGCGCTGCTTTGGGTGTTTAATAATATTTTATCTGATTCAGAATACTGCTCTGTAGCATTAGCTCTAAAAACGTTTATGTCTTGTATATATAACGGGTCAAATGATGTTGTTGTGGGAGTGTAGCTCCAGTATTGTTTTAATATCTCTGTTTTTTCTTCAGGTTCAAGTGTTGTAAAAATCAACGAATTTTCTACCAAACTAGGACCAGTCCAAGGTAGTCCTTCACCGATTAAACCAAAGCCAGGGTATGGAAACTTGAATTTTACTTGCTTACCAACAGGTAAGTTTGTTACCATGTATGTTTGTAATTTCTTTTGAGAAGATTCTTCAAGCCATGCCCCTTCAATATCTAATTTTGTGACCTTATAAATTTTATCAACAAAAGGAAACCGTAGGGTAGGTGTTGTGGGGGCTGATAAAAAGTCGCTCTCGTTTAGTTTTACCGGGGCAGTTATTATTTCATAGTTTGGATTTATATTATCAAAACTTGTTGTCCAATAAAAAAGTGTGCTACCGGGCTTAAAGTCTAAAGTTTGATTAGTTGTTGTTACTGCTTTTTGACTTGCTTCTTTAATAACATCAACAATAAATGTTGAAGAACCGGAAAACTTTTTCTTTCGTACAGAATTTACTAATTCTGTAAAAAATGTCGTATTTACCCCTGTACTATAAAGCCAGTTGAGATCGTTTATATCTATATTTTTACTATTAAAAAATTCTTGAGTTTTACTGGAAGTTAAATCAAAATAATTAGTAATGGGTTGATTTGGGGAAATATCAAAGTAGTTATGGGTATCGTAAAGCTCTTCTACACTTACTTTAAAACGATTCGATATTGCACTTAATTGTGGTATCTGATTATAAAAGTATGTTCCTGCTACATTAACAGCATAATTCTTTTTTGTAAAAGCAGTTAAAATATAACCGTAAAGTATATTTTCTAACCCTTTGTTCGTGCCTGCTACTTCAGATTTAGTCTTAATACCTTTAAGCTCTTCTCTCTGTTCGGTAAAAAAGACTGCAATATCTTTTAATTTACGACTAAAATAAGGTATAGAAAGTATAAGCTCGTCTTCGCTATCAAGATCTATAGTAGAATACCATTTTTCAGTTTCTTCATCTGAAAAGAAAACCTGTATTTTTGAAAGTAGGTCAAGATATTCTTGACGTAAAACGTACAAACCGTCAGTAACGAGTTTTGTTGTCTTATTACTCTCATACCATTCTTTTACGTAGCGATTATATAGATAAAAGCTTTGTTTGGTGTTTACATTAGGATTATAAAGTAACCACTCTTTATAAGGCAAAGGTATGTTTTTTTTATGTGTTATAGGTTCCATGCCTTAAGATATTTATGTTAGTAAGTTTTTGGTTAAAACGTAGTTAAACATTTCTTCCACTACCCCTTCGTCTTTATACCAGTCATTAACTTGAGTACTAGACAATAAAACAGTAGAAGGATTGTTCCAATCTATAAACGTATTATTTAAATTATTAGTGTTTGAATATGTAACTCTATATATTTCTAATACATCAAACATATAATCTTGCAATTGTGGTATTTTTAAAATGGAGTATGGTATTGGTGTGTCTGTAGATAAAAAGAAGCCTGCAGAATTTGTTGAAACAGGTACAATATAGGTAAATTGACTGCGTGTTATAGGTTCTTTAATAAGAAGTATTTCCCCTGCAGTAACAAAAGAATACGTAGTATTAATAGGTTCTAAATAAGCTGTGCTTAATTCAGTGTTCTTTGCAGAATAACCAAAAAGTTTTTTAAACGGTATGGATACCGTATTTATTAATCTTTTAATTTCAGCGGGTAGTTTTAGTTTCGACAGACCTTGTTCAATTTCAACGTCCAGCATTTGACCTAAGCTGTATAAACCGTCTATATTGGCATAATCAATATCACTGTGATAACGGGTAAAGTTAGCAATTTTTTCGAATAATACTCTACCTATATTTTCTCTGCTATCGTCTACATTACCTAAAATAGAACCAAAAAAGTCTTCAAACAGCACTGTATTTTGGTTTAAGATTTCAGGTAAAGCATATGACCTTATTTGTTCAGCGGCATCAAAACTTTCGTTTTTAACCCGGTAGTAGTGTTGATTTTGTAGTGGGTTTACGGTAAAGGTGTTACTTTGACCGGTGAGTAAGTACATCGATGTTTTTTCTACTTCAGGTATAACGTATTTTTGGAACCAAACGTTACCTGTAGGATCTCCAAAGGATTGTGTAAGTCTATGACGTTCATTTAGAGAATTACGTAAATTCGCGTTATAGGATCTATAGTTCTTTGTTAAATTAGGGGCATAAAATGTATATATTTTTTGTTTGTCGTTTGATACTAGCCAAATTCTGTTAAACATATCTACATGCAAACCTCTAATGCCGTTATTGAAGACGTGCTCTTTATTAGTTGTGCTGTTAGGCTCTAATTCGGAACTTAGTATTTTAGTAACCGTAAAGATATAACCAGTATCTGTATCTATTTTCCATGTTTGGTAATAATCTGTAACAGGATCGAGGACTGTAAAATGGTTATAGTTATGTGTAAACCATATCTTATTTGTATTATCTGAAATAATACTTTCGGGCCGTTCAAATTTTTTAGTGTAGTTTTTAACTAAATCGCCCGCAGAGTTAAAACAATATATACTGCCATAGTTGCCGGGTATAACCTGACGAACACTTGTAATCGGGTCATTAATTGAACTAATCTGATTAGTAGTAAGGTCGTTTTCGCTAGCATAAAGCGGAGACGTAAAAAAGTTAGTAGATATATTTGTACCGCTACTTGTTGTAATAGTATTGTACCGGTAGTTTGCATATTCGGTAAACGTATTTGCAAAACTATAAACGTTTTGAGTATAGTAATCAAAATTATAAATTCTAAAAAATAGACCTGGTACATAACCGGGTATAATACTAGCGAGAGGTAAAGCCGATACAGGGTATGTTGCACTTCGAAGCTGTTCGTCTAAAGTTGCTGTAAATAAAATAAGTGCTCTGTTTCCCTCTAAATATACCACATCGTAACTAGGGTTCATGGCAGTAACTCTTTGTATTGTAGTAGCACTGTTAAGTGGGTTAGTAGTAATTGCTGAAGGTCTATTAACCCGGGTGGTCCCGTAACCTAAAGATTTTGGTAAGTAATTGTAAGCTTTTCTTTGTTGTGGTACTTCAATCATTATTCTAGTACCTGCGGTAATATAATCTGTTTCAGTGTTGTATAGACCGGGCCAATACCTATTAATGTATGAAGGTATTGTCATTATTATGTTAGCAGTAATTGGCGGTATTATGCTTTGGGTTTCAAGAGAAGTAACTACATTAATACCAGAAACAGGTATATGAGCTACAAAGGTAGACAAGAACGGTGTTGTAATAGATGATAATCTCATTATTTCAAACCTATAATCTACCCCGCGAGCAGTTATATCAGGCATTATAGAACTGAGAGAGCTAACTGGTGATGTACGAGCTGAATACGATACAGAAAATGTATAATTCGTTTTTAAAGACTCCCCGTTAAACGCTTCTCGGTTCCAAGTTTTTGGATACATACCAGCTGGGTAAATTTCTCTTTCTACTACCCAGTTTGTTAAACCTACAAATCTTGTATCTCTCCATCTTAAGGGGGCATTTTTACTAGGACGTAAATTAAACCAGTCCCAATAATGACCGTAACGATCTTGAGACGGTTTTATTAAGTATGGTGTAACGGCTACTGTTAACCAAACGTTATCTTTTCTATCAATATAGATAGAAGTAGGATTATAAATTGTTGGTAAAATAATAGTTGAAAGTAGACTACCCGTTGAACTGTACTTACGAAGCTCATTATATAGGTATTCTGTATGGGTACTCCAAATATTATTTTGGCTGTCCGTATCAATTAAAGAGTAAACTGATAAGTTTCTTTCTTTAAGTGGTTCGCTAACAGGTGGTGCGTCTTTATTAATAGAGGTATGTGCCGTTCTAAATAAAATGTCTCCATCTCTGTTAAGTTTTATAAGTCTTAGTTCATCATAAAAACTTACCCAAACATCTCTATTTTTATCAAGTTTTACCTGTAAGGGAGCACTACGATCAAACGGTCGTTTATTCTTGTTAAGATATCTAGGATCCGTATCAAAGTATGACATTAGGCTTATAGCTGTTAGCACTTGATGATCTTTGTTAAGACGATATATATTATTTGTGTCTGGATCTGCAACCCAATAAATTCGATCGACGGGGTCATACGCAACACTATGAGGGGTATTTAGGGTAGGGTATGCTGTTGTTTTAGAAGTAAAAGTTTTTTCTAAGTCGGTAGATTCTAACCATTCAGTTTCTAAAACTTTATCATAAATTAGCTTATTATGTACTATACTTTTATTTGTATGTGGTAAATTAAAGTTTTTATTTACGAGTTTGACCTCCGGGTTATATACATTTAAATACGTCGTATTAAAAAAGCTTGGTTTGTATGATGTTGCAGGTATCATAAGCGTTGCGCTTAATGTAACTGCTCGCTTTTCCGGTGAATATATTTTTACAGAATCGAAAGCAAACCCCGCTACAGGTAGCCCCTGTATATTGTGCTTATAAAACCGTACAGGGATGTTTGGATATTCTTCAAGTATAACTTCTTCTTTAATAAAAAAATCAATTTTAACACTGGTTGGCGTAATAGAAGACAAAGAATAATTACCCCAAATACCCGTTAAAAACGCGCTAGATGTTTCTGCGGTTTTAATGGCTGATGATGTGTACGTATTAAACGTGTTTGTAACCTTTCTGTTTAAAGATAAGGATGGTGTATCAGAGTCTGGGTAAGAAAAATTTATTGTATCATTTTGTCGTTTTAAAATGTTAACGGGGTAATAGTCTACATTTTGTGGTGTATTTTTGTTTATTTTATAACCTTCTCTATTCCAAGCTAATGTTACTAAATACGGAATTTTTATTCCTGACCACTTTGTTTGGTAGATATTACTAATAACCGTTTCTGAAATTTTTAAGTGTGTTGGTAGGGGTTTATCCGTGTACCAAAATGTTGCTTTTTGTATGGTGTTTTGAGTGCTGTTTAAACGATCGTTTTCTTGAGTGGTAGTTTTTAATGTAGCAAAAATTACTGTTGGTTGTTCTAAATACGGATCGTTAATACCTATATCTTCAGTAAAATAAAAGTTAACTGAACCTTTATAACCAATTAATATATTTTCAAAATATACAGGGGTATAATTTGTGGCAGTTAATTCTGTTACAACATTACCACTTAAATCATGAAACATCCATCGAGGAATTAATTGGTTCCAGGTTGGTTTAATTGGTGCATTATACGGGATTGATCTAGAATTATCAGCATATAGGGATATAACAGGGTCTCTTCCAGTTATAGTGGTTGTAAAGCTTACCTTTATAGGAGTATCTGTTTTTTGACCCGAACCAACAAAATAATCCGGTATGTGGTCAAAATATATTGTGTCACTTAAAAATTGACGTACACTAACAGTAATAGTGGTGCTTTGTTGTTTATTTTCTTCGTCCCAAATAGTTAACCTAACAGTATAGGTACCACTATTAAAAAATTTATGCGTAATTTTAGGGGTATTATGATACGAAGTACCGTCACTTATAACCCAAAGATATTTTTGTATAGAAGTATTTGTTACAGAGCGACTTTCAAATACAAATTCTGTAAAATTTGTATAGCCTGTTCTAAACTTTGTATATATAAGTGCTTGTAACATGATTCTAGTATTCTAGAACTTGATACGTTATATTTTTTGTTTCAAGCTCAACTTTATTTACAATATAATCAATGTTGTAAAAGTACACAAACTCAAAATCTTTTACTTTATAGTTAGTACTAACAACTTGTTTATCTCTTTCCGGGTATGTTGGGTTCCAAACAAAAAACGATAAACCTGATGTAATAATTGTTTGTTCGTCTTCTGTTACTCTTTGTGTGTAAACATCAGACACCCCATCGATAGAAACGATATCACTATATAGCTGTCTTAAGTCGAGCAATTCCCCGAACATTCTACTGGATGTAAAGAAACTTTTAATAACCTCTATTACCCTATTTTTAATATAACTATCATCTATAGCTACATTTAGATCTCTTTTTATAACTAATTTACAGCTTTGTTCATTTTCTAAGTCAATATCCCCAAAAGTATTTGTTACGCCAAATGTTATAGCTTTATAAACAGGGTCTACAAAAACAATTTCTGAGGTTGAAGTTTTACGTTCTTGTAATGCATCGATTATTAATTGTTTTAAACTAGGTTGTACAAAGTTAACTGTACCGTTTTGTAGTCTTGGGGCTAATAAGATATAAATGTTGTTAAAATTACATGAATCTGCAAAATAAATTTGATTAAAAAGCGGTCTATCGGTTTTATCTAAATCTTGTAACCCGATATCTTTATAGTACTTCAAATACGTTGTTAGGTAGGTCCAGTTGTTTATAACTTTTACATCCGTTAAGAGGTAAGAGTATCTTTCTCTTATAAAAGATTCATAATCAGTTAGAGAGACAAGTCTGTTAGCAGACCGAAAACTTTTTGGTGCGTTTGTACGAATTTCTTCAACGTCTTCTGCAGATGAAAATGGAGTCGATCCTTGCGGGTTTGATAGAATAAAGTTATTTGCTAAATTTGAATTTAAGCTATTAAGTTGTTGTTTTTGGGTGTCATTGTATACCTGATTAAACAACGGGGTATTAAAGATGTTTAATGATGTTTGGCGTAATGCGTAAGGACCGACCTCACCTAATTTACCGGTGCTTGCTAAATAATAAACCTGTACAATATCTCCTTCGTTTAGTTTATTACCGTATATGCTATTACCAAATTTTAATTCTATTTGTTTATATTCGTTTACTCTTGGTTCGAATACCATAGACGTATTTGTTTCGTAAAAAATGTTAGCAGTACGTTCATATTTTATATATGAATTTTGAGCTTTAGGTTTTATATAAACGTCTAAATTATTGTAATCAACAATATCTTTAGTATTAATTACAAACGTTTCAAAATTTTCCCCTGTAGCTACAAACGCTGGGTGTTCAATCCAAGTACCTTCAAATAAAAGTTTACGTCGGGATAAGTCTTCTAAATAAACAACTCCTTCTTGTGGTTTGTAAAAATTTACATCTTCAACAAACGAATAACGAGTACGGTTTGTAAAAACATAACTATAACGAGGTATAGTGTAGCTACCTATAGGTAAAAAGCTTTTAGCTGATGCTTCAAAAGAAAGAGTTGCTGTCTGATCCCCTACAGGTTTGTAATTAATAAGTTTTACAATACGATTTATATTTTCATATAACTCCGCTTCAGAAAACAATGTTTCGGTGGAAGTTTTATTTAGGTAATATATTAATGTATGATAAGAATACGATATGATATCAATAATTGAAGCAAGATTACTACCTATATAGTTTTGATCTGTAAAATTACTGTTTTCACTTAATCTGTCTATGATTAACTGTCTTAATGATAGAGCGTCAAACGCAGCGTAGCCGTTTTTAGGGATTGTAAAGTCTGATTGTATTTGCTGATCTTTCATGTTTGTTATTTGTTACGAGATGTAGGTATAGAAATTATTGATTGACGTTTTAAGTCAAAGTTATAAAGTGTTTCAAAATTGGTTCTAAGTACAGGTATTTCTAAAAATATTGATATTATATAAGCATTTTCATCAGGCTTACCATCTACTATTATTTTTCTTACAATAACTCTTGGTTCAAATTTTTTAATAGCTGTGTGCATTTTGTTACCTATCATTTGAGCTGTTGTTTCAGTTATAGGTTCGAACAAAAACTGATATAAATCTAAGCCATATTCCGGAAACAAGAATCTTTGTCCCGGTAGAGTATTGAAAAGATTTGTTAGAGAGTTAATAATAGCTTTTGTATCAAAACTAGCTTGAATATCGGAACCAGGAACCGAGTTTTCGAAGCCCGGTTGTATTATTTTTGTTTGAGAAACATCTAAGGTTAAATCTTTATAAAAGAAGTCCGTATTGATCTCGGTTGCTATTTTTTCAAGAGTCTGTATTTTGATAGCCATTTTACACTATTATTTAGGGCTAGAACACATAAATAATAATGATTCACATGGAAACACAATTTAATCTTTTATACGAGAATTTACTAGAACGTTATCAACAAGGTGGGTATCTAATCGGGGATCGTGTTAGATTTCGCAAAGATTGTCTTAATCTTGAGTTCTTTAAAGGTAAGGCTAAAGGGTTTATTGATTTAATAAGAAGTTGTATGGATGAAAACTTTGATCTTAATTTAAGAATTAGTGCTCTAAAAAGTATTTACCCTACAACAACCCAAAACTATCGCGGCGGGACTGAATCTCCAGATTGTGTCTACGCTGATGTAATAATAGAGTACGCCCCTGGTTTATATCGCAACCCGATGACAGTACCTATTGAATCGTTTGAATTAATGGAAGATGGCGTTAATACAGGGCCAGTACCTGATAGTATTAAGCGTAAAGGAGATATCGATATTAAACCAGTACCGGTTAGTACAAAAGGTACAGAAAATTTTGAAGTAAATCTCACTAACAAAAATACACAATTGCCAGGGGGTAGTAGATACAACGATTCAAAGCCATCGGCTAATTGGAAACCTCTTCCAAAGAATAAAAAGCACTAATATTTGTAGCAATTCTAGCTTTTGTGGCTAAACTGGCATAAATTAATTTACATTTATGGCTACATACGTTTCTGATCTTTTACCCGAACCATTTTTAAAGCAGTACCAAGATAAAACACCACCATGGGGTTTTAATGGGTTAGGTTATATAGTGTATAAAAGAACATACGCTCGTAAATTAGAGGGTACAGATCAAACGGAAGAATGGTGGCAGACAGTGGCTCGTTGTATTAATGGAGCACAAGAAATTGGAGCTGATTATACTCAGGCTGAAGCACAAAGGTTATACGACCTTATTTTTAATCTTAAATGCAATTTTGCAGGGCGTATGCTTTGGCAGCTTGGTACAGAGACTGTAAAAAAGTTTGGTGCTAATTCATTACTGAATTGCTGGTATGTATCTATTAATGACCCAAAGACTTTTCTTTTTATATTTGAAAACTTAATGCTTGGTGGTGGTGTTGGCTTCTCTATTCGTAGAGAAGATATTCATGAACTACCTAAGATTAAAAAAGGAGTAACTGTAGAACATCAATGTACTAAAGACGCAGATTTTATTGTACCTGATTCTCGTTCAGGGTGGGTTGAATTACTTCGTAAGGTGCTAGAGGCATATTATAATACCGGTAAATCATTTTCTTATTCCACTATTCTCATAAGAGGGGCCGGTGAAAGAATAACCGGTTTTGGTGGAACAGCATCTGGACCGGGTATTTTAATTGAAGGTATCGGTAAAATTTCTCAAATACTTCAACAAAGAGAAGGTAAAAAACTTCGCTCTACCGATGTATTAGATATCTGTAATATAATTGGTTCGATTGTAGTTGCTGGAAACGTAAGACGCTCAGCACAAATAGCTTTAGGTGACCCTGATGATTATCTCTATCTTAGAGCTAAAAACTGGTCATTAGGTAATATTCCAAACTGGAGAGCTATGTCTAATAACACGATATATGCCGATGACTTTTCCCATATTTCTAGTGAAATATGGTCTAACGGTTACGTAACTGATAAAGAAACAGGGTTTGCAAAAGGGGAACCGTATGGATTCTTTAATTTGCCTTTATCTCAAAAATATGGCCGCCTTAAAGACGGGCAAATGAAAAAGTCTAAACTTTATCCTACTGATGAAGATAATGTTTTGGGTACTAATCCTTGTGCAGAAATTTCATTAAATTCCTATGAATGTTGCAACCTTTCAGAACTTTATCTAAACAATATTACTTCTGCAGAAGAGTTGGTAGAATGCGCAACACTTCTTTATAAAACACAAAAAGCAACTGCGGCAATGCCGTTTATACACGACGAAACAAATAAAATCGTTCATAAAAACATGAGATTGGGTCTCGGTGTTACAGGTATTTGTCAGTGTACTGATGAAAAAATAGAGTGGTTAGACAAAGGGTACGAAGCTTTACGTAAGTTTGATAAAGAATGGTCTAAACACAAGGGATACCCTGAATCTATTAAGTTAACCACTGTTAAACCTTCAGGTACTCTATCCCTTCTTGCAGGGTCAACACCCGGGGTACACCCGGCTTATTCGCCATTTTATATTCGCCGAGTAAGAATGGGATCTGGGGATAAACTTGTAAATATCTGTCGAGATCTTGGGTATCATGTTGAATTTGTTCGTGGCTTTGATGGTAAAGAAGATCATTCGACCATAGTTGTTGAGTTTCCGTGTTATGCGGGCGGTAATTGTGTTGTAGCTAAAAATATGACCGCAGTACAGCAGCTTGACCTTGTTAAAAAACTTCAAACTTACTGGTCTGATAATGCCGTATCAGTAACTGTATATTACAGACAGGATGAACTTGAAGAAATTAAAGCTTGGTTGGAAGTAAATTATGAAACATCAATAAAATCAGTTTCATTTTTACTACACAACGAACACGGGTTTGCTCAAGCCCCGTACGAAGAAATAACTGAAGAAGAGTATAATAAGTCTGTTGAGAGGGTTAAATCAATAACTACAATCAATATCGGGCAAGGGGAAATTGAAAGTATGGAATGTGTTGGCGGGGTTTGCCCTATTAAATAGTTTCTTCGCTAATAACTTCACTATCTAAAATAGTTATAGGCTCAACTTCTTTTTCAGCTTCTAATAACTGTTTAATAATTTCTTCCCGGGAAGCGATTAAAACATTTGTATTATTAGTAACATTATTATTTGGTAACATACCAGCAACCGCTTTACGGCCTGCTATATCAATTTCTTTTAATTCTCTATCGGTTTTTGCTTTCTTGTTTTGTAGATTAATACGATTTAACGCTTCCAATGCTTTAGTTGTCGAAGATATAAGTTCTGATAAGGCTGCTATTTCATCAGGGTTTTGTCCTTGTACTATAAAATCTTTTAAATCTTCTACCGCCCCTAAGCCTGAGTTAATTAACTTACTGGCTTTTTTAAGTATAAATTCGTTTATATTTTCGTCTGTTAAATCGTTATTTTGTTCTGCTCTAACAGGTTTTTGAGTATTTGTCGGTAACTGAAAACTAGACAATTCATCTAGTAATGTGTTTAAATCATCTGACATAAAATTAATTAAGGTAAAAGTTGAATCTTTTATACAAGGTTGTATAATATATAAATTATGGAAATTATAGTCAACACCTTATATGGTACTTATATTGTACCAGCAAGTAAAGCAGATCAATTAGTAGCGTGGCTGCAACAAAACGCTGTGAAGCAAGGTCAGCAACCTATCGGTGAAATAAAACAAGACGGAAATTACTTAGGTAAACAGCTTATTAATGAATAATTCATTTACAACATATACATCTCCACAATACGATCCTAAATCGTTAGATCTTAGTAGTTGGAAAATAAAGTTTTTAAAAACACATACAGACGCTATTTTACCAGAAAGAAAGCATGACGATACGTTTACCGGGGATAGCGGATACGACGTAACAGCGGTAGAAGATAAAATTATTCCTGCAAGAGGAGCAGCTATCGTCGAGGTTGGCCTAAAGTTAGCTTATGTTCCTCCTGGTTTGTGGATACGGGTAGAAAGTAGATCCGGGCTGCAATTTAAACACGGAATATCTGCTTTTAACGGTATTATTGATAACTCATATCGTGGGGATTGCGGTATTCGTTTAATAAACAATAGCGACAAAGACTATGAAGTAAAAAAGGGTGACCGTATAGCTCAATTTGTAGTCTATACTTTAGTAGCTCCGCAAACAGACTGGGCAGAAGAAGTACAAGAAACTGTGCGCGGGGAAAAAGGTTTTGGAAGTAGCGGTCGTTGATAGTATAATACAACTATGTTTGATAACCTGTATATTGAGAGATATCGCCCTAAAACTTTAGACGATATTATTTTAACTAAAGAAGAAAAAAATTACTTTCTCTCTTTAAAAGACAAGAAAGAAATACCTCATCTTCTTTTTACAGGTTCGCCCGGGACAGGTAAAACGTCTTTAGCAAAAATATTGGTAACGGACGTCTTAAATTGTCAATACCTTTACATTAATGCTTCAGATGAGAATGGTATTGATACTATTAGAAGTAAAGTTATAGGGTTTTCTCAAACAAAGTCCTTTGATGGGGGCTTGAAGGTTGTCTTGTTTGATGAGTGCGATTCTATAACGTTTGATGCACAAAAAGCCTTAAGAAATGTTATAGAAGAATATTCGTCTAATACTCGTTTTATTTTTACTTGTAACTATCTTTTTAAGATTATACCGGCTTTAAAATCTAGATGTCAAGTTTTTGAATTTGCACCACCTATAGATTTGATAGTCGGTCGGGTATCTGAGATTCTCAAGACAGAAAAAATAACAGTGCCGGAGACTGAAAAAGGTAAACTAATTGAATTAGTAAGAAAAAATTACCCAGATATTAGACGTATAATTAACGACGTACAAAAATATTCGTATTCAGGATCTTTACTGATAAAAGAAAAACAAATAACAACTCTTACAGATAAAATAGTAACTTCAGTTCTTACTAAACAAAACCTATTTAGTTTACGTAAACAGATTATAGAAAATGAAGTTGAGTTTTCGAGTGACTATCATTTTCTATTAAAAGAAATGTTTGAGTGTATTTTTAATAAAGAAATCCCGGAAGATAAAAAAACTAATCTTCTTTTAACTATTTCTGAAGCGATGTATCAAGACGCTCTTGTTGTTGATAAAGAAATAAACTGGTTTAGTTGTTGTTTAAAACTTTCTTCTTACTAGCGGCCACAACATCTACTTGTTGGAGCTGCAGCTTCTTGAGTAGATGTTTGTGTTTGCTGAGTAATAAACCCTTGTACTGCCGCAGCTGCGGCTTGATGAGAGTCATATAAACCTGTTAAATGTACAGGGGTACCGGTATTAGAGTCTTTAACAACCCCGCATATTTTATTATTTACAACTTCGTACTCTACAATATATGTCATGTTTTAGTAACCTAATACTGTTTTACGACGTTGAACACTAAATTCGGCACGTACAGGACGTGGACGGCGGCGATATACTGTTGTCGGCCAGTGTAACTTACCAACGTTTGATACCTGAATAACCGGTTCACTGTAAATTATTGTTGGCTGGTAGTTATAAGGTGCACGAGCAGTTGAACCTACGTGCATTTGGAATCCAGCAGAATAAGTTTGACCGAAGTGATTGTATTGGGAAATACCAATACTTTGAGGTGGGTTTATTGTAATAACCTCATATGCACCAATGCCTCTTCTCATATCTAGAACAGGTACTAATTCTTCATTAACTTTAGTATGTGCTATATGATTTACAACAGGGTATGTTGTTTTATCACCGAGAATTGTACGGATACGGTCGTTGTTTGTCGGGCCGCTAAATACAATTGCTAAGTTACGGTATATTTGAGATGTTCTAAGAACATTAGCAGGTATTTGACCTGTTGCGTATGTAATATTAGGTGCATTCTGAGAAGTAAGCGGTGCAGTACGTACATACGTACCTGTTGCTGGTAATGTACCAAGTGTGAATACGTTAAATGCTGGCAAGTATCTATTTGTTGTTTGTATTGCACTGCCGCTCATTGCAACTATTGGAGTTCTTACTGCAAATCTTGTAGGAGGTATAACAACTCTGGCGTTATACTTTGTCTTGTACTGAGATGTAAGACTTGGCATTTGACTTGCTACGAATGAACCTGAAGCCCATATAAAGATTGTACCTGAAAGAACACGATCACTGTGTATTGTTTGTGCAATATAATCAGTTACAAAGGTAACGTTTTGTATATCAAGCGCTGTTAACGGTATACGGCCTGTTGCAGTTAGATCTGTAACAGATATGGTTGTTACAGGAGCTTTATCAATATATGTCTCGTATTTACCGAATTTAGTACCTGTATTTACTATTTTGTAATTATCAGGTGTATTAATATTAAGACTAATAGCTGATAATATAACATTTTTAAACGACGATGTTGTAACGAAGTTAGTAGACGTTAGTCGACCTGTTTTTGTAAAATGCTCTAAACCAGGAGCTGATGTATAGACTACCCAGGTAGATAGTTCTGGGTGATACATAGTCCAAGAACCGACCCGTCTAAAATCAACAGCTACAGGCTGTTTTGTAACAACTACTGTATTGACTGAAGGATCAAAGTTAAACATTTGCAGTGCTGAAACCGGTAGAGAAGATAATGTTCTCCAATGGGATAGGTACTTGTTAATAACTGTTGTATATGAACGACGGAAGTGCTTACTCTTTGCGTACGCTACATCAACAGCGGACCAAGCAGAGGTTTTATCAGCAAAAGTGCGTGTTGGTACACCTTGTATTAAGCTCTGTCTTGATGTAGGTACTTTTGTTAAAAATGCACCGTGGTTACCTACAACGATATCAGCTGGGCCTCTATAAACACCAGCGTGACTTATTGGCATATGCCATCTGTATTTTGTACCCGTTAGTAGATCAAACATTGTTCTTATATCAGCGGTCTTAGGGTATGGCTTATAAGAATAAAATGCTGATAAGAATTGTTGAGCTGTTTCTCCAGTTGGAAGTGTTTTATTGAAAATACCACTGCTTGATAACACTTTATGCAGCTGTGTTAAGTAACCTTGTTTCGAATAACTTTCTTGATCCGGTTTTGTTTGTAAAAATGCATCAAGTTCATAAACATCACTAGGAACTAATACCGTAGTTGGGTTAGCATACCCTACTAAGTTTGAGCTAACTGCGCCTACTGTGTTTGCGTATATATTGAACTTAGGCTTACTACCGTTTATGCGTTGACCGGATGACATTTGGGTCATACTGACATACGCTAAAAAGCTTTCTATCCATACGAATGATGTGACTAACGGATTAGTTGTATCTTGACGTATAGTTTTATTACTGTACGGTGTTTGTAATTCAATAGCAACACCGGTTGTTGTTGTCCAGAATGTTAGTTTTGGTCTACTTAACTCAATGCCAGCAGGAGAAACGTACCATTCATTTATTGGTGTTAATTTTTTAGGAGATTCGTTTGAATATTTTGGGTAATGTATTACAACCGGTATTGGGTTACCTGATGGCGGTACAACATAAAACCAAAATGGTTGGTTGCGTGTGTTATCAATAAATGATTGACTTATGTATTGGGCACTTGCACCTAAAGTTAAGTTCGACCACGGTACACATTTTCCATATGCTTCCTGAATATTATTAGGCTGTACGGTTTCAGGATACCCTGAAACTTGACGGTTTGCAGACGATAAATAGTAGCTTTTAGCAGTAGTAAAGCCATCATATGTTGGATCGAGTAAAAACCATGGATAACCGATGCCGGGTACACTAAATAATGCATCTGTGAACGGTCTGGTTGCGGAAAGTTTTGTTAATCTACCTTCTGTAAATAATGAGTTATACTCTTTAAGAGAATACTTCGAGGAACTTAATGTAGGTGCTGCTATTGCCATATAATATATTTAATATTTTTTGTATTATTTTATATTGTATCTTGAAAGGTTTTTTCGGCTTTTTGAAACCTGTGCAGCTTAACTGCAGTTATGTCATTATAGTAAATTTCAGCTTCAAATATATGTTTTACGTTAATTACAAACCATTGCCCGTAAAACTTATTTTGAAAATCGCCGTCTTCAACACCCTCTGTTCTATCAATACCTATAAAACGGCCCGGCTCTCTAAATGTTAAACCTAAGCACCGGAAGTTAATAGCAGCGTTTTGAAAAAGACCGGTGTATAGTAAGTTATGTAAACCAGATGATTGACGTATTAAAGCGCCTCCATCAGCCACATTGTCACCGTAGTTAGAAAAAATAGGATTCATATTGTTATGTTCTCTATCTTTATCAATAGTTATTAAAAATAAATCTTCCGCTGTACCGTTTTTATAAAGTTTATCGATGTATTTTTTTGACATAAAAGTACGAGCAGCTTTTACGCTATTATTTTGAAACTCTACTTTGTACAATCGTTGATTATAATCAAATGAATAGACTGGTCTATTAGCAAATTCACGTGTATTTGTATGAGCTGCAATATCTACAAAACGATAGTTAGTAATTTGATTATATTTTAAAGATTTAACGTCAACCTTATCACTTGTTGAGTTTTTAGAAAGAGGTGCTTTATGTAGTTTAGTTGGTGTGTTTTTATCCCCGGTATACCCTTGTAAGAAAAAGTGTTCTATTTGGTAATCCCCTGGGTCTTCGGCTCCGTTACCAGCCTTTTCAAAGAAATGAGATACCGGTCTTAGTGTTAGATAACCTTGATCTTTTTCGTTAGGGCCTTTTTCTTTAATTAAAAGACTAAAATCATTACTTGAACCTTCAGCTACTTGACTAATATGGCGCTCAAGAACGTATTGTAAACTTTCATAAGCTGAAACTTCTGTTGGGGTTGTGTAAAATATTTTAGCAGGTCCCTCCTCCCACTCTTCTCCTATATCTGCCGTAAAAGAATATGGCATATTTAAATTTGCTTCTGGTGTAACTGTGCCTGCAACCGGCATAGTTTTAGTTTCGCTTAACGCTACATCGATAATTTCTTTCATTGCTCGACCCGTGTTTATTAAACCTTGTTGTTCGTAGCCGGTAGATTTGTCACCTTCTATATTAGCTGAAGAAGATAAAGCTGTAGAATATTCTATAACTGTGTTTGAAAGTTTTTGAAAAATATAATCCCAAAAATACAGCTTTAAACATTTAATAGTTGCTGATGCGGCATTTTGTGCACCGGGTGGTAGATCAACGTCCTCCATATCATATACCGAAAATACATGGGATATTGTCCAGAATTTTTTATCTGAAATAACTAAATCAGGAACAGCTATTTGCCCGGTTATTGCGGAGTTTTGTGCTTGGGTATTTGGAACAATTCTAATGCGAAGCCTGTCGTTTCCGTCATTTCGAAAGCTATAAAATTGACCAGTGCCAGAATTAAGACCCGTAGCAGCCGAACTTGATTGACCAGTATCGCTATTTGTACTACCAGCCTCACCTTCAGGGTTAAACATAAACGTTAACGTACCACGAGTAACCCAGTCAGATAAAGTATCTTCTATTGTTAAGTTAACAATAGCGTTAGGGTTAATAGTGTACCTATCTGTTAAAGAATTACCGTTTGTATTATCTAGGTATATTTCAACAAGGTGTTTAACTTGGTTATACTTTGTTTCGATTTCTTCATTATCTAGCAACGAACTAGTAGTAGATGTAGGGTTTAATGAAAGATTACTAGCCATGACTTAGTATTTTGATGTTTGAGTTAATATACTTTGAACAACTTCAAATATAGGTACGTCTAAATTTGTACCCGGTTCGAGAAGAGGGATGGGGTTATCGATTTTGTTAAATGTAGTTATTACCCACCACAAGTTCGGGGTATTATATACTTTATACGATATAAACGGGTAGGTATCACCTATTTTTGTAGTATAGGTATAGTAAAAATTTTTAGGTAATCTGTCAGGAAACTTTACTGACTGTAATATATTGTAGTAGTAACGATTGTTTTCATCTACGTTAACTGAAAAAATATTTTCGTAATTTTCAGTGCGTAGACGAGGTAAATCTTTAATTTGATTTTGTTTGCTAATCATGAGTTATCTCCGACAATTATATCTATTACATCCCGTGCCCCTTCAGATAAAGAATCTCCGACCGTGTCAGTTGTTTCTGATCGAGTTGATTGGGATACTTTTCCTACTACGGTTTGTTCATTTATTGTTTGAAAAAGATTTTTACTAGGCATAACCATATCTGTTAAGGTTATATTAACTTCATAGACGTCAGGAACGTTACATTTATTACCTGCAGAATCAGTTAATAATCTAACATTGCCGCGGTTATTAACCGTTATATTTGTTACGCATGATGCGTAGCTATAGTGTTGTCCTGGTACAGTAACTTCGTAGTAAACGGGTGGTATACCGGTAATAAAATCTCTCTTATTAAAAAGATTTTGATTAATAAAAAGAAAGCATAGCTCTCGGTTTACTTCCCAGTCTTCTGTATAATATTTTGTAGTATTTTGTTTTGTATTAAAGAGAGGAAATTTAATTGTGTAAGATCTAAAATCGTGACTCTCCCATAATTTAGGTCGATCCATAATACCTACTTTCGGGTAACCTAACGAGAGCCCTGCTAGTATAGCACCACCAGCAAATTCTTTAGCTTTATCAACAAATTTTGCAGCTCCTTTTCCCATAACTGTACCTGCAAATCCTTCAACAGCGTTACCGGCGGCTTCTAAAGTATCGAGGGACTTCCATTGCGGGGTGTTTAACTCGAAATTTATGTCAGTAAAAAACGGCATTCTGTAAACAAACCCTGTTTCTTGATCTCTCGGAAAAAGCTCAGCGTAAGGAGCTAATCTATCCCCACCACCAACAAAATTAGCAGCTCCTGCAGTATAAAAAAACAACTGCCGCTTTATTGCGCTTTCATTTACAGCATATTCCTTTAAAACAATATACGGTGCACGCTCTCTTGCTTTATAACTATAAGTCCAAGGAAACTGGCCATGCACATCAATATAAGCAGAACCACCTGCTGGTACAAACTCATTAGCTAACCCAGCGCTGTTAATAAATGATTTTGGCTTACCGCCTTGAGAGTATAGTACTGGCATATAATTACTTATTAAGCGGTATCAAGGGTAAATTGGGACCTCACGTGCCGTATAGGGTCAAAATTTGTAGCAGCTGCTCTAGATGCTGATTCATATTCTTGCTGCTGTCCTAATAATACTCTTGGTCCTTGCTGACCATCGGGTAGCATTTTTTTGTCAAGCACTTGTGTAAACTTATACATTAAACGTATTAGGTTTTCTAAAGACATATGTGTTTTTTCAGTATTATCAGAAATGTCCCTTAAGAACCGTTCATCAATAACTGGTGTATCTGTTGCATCTATATTAATTGGTCTTTCGTCTGTTTGCTGAATATTTTCAGCAGTTCTAATTTGATTTGTTTCCGGTTGAACGTTTAAGTTTTGTTTTGCATTTTCATCTCTTTTATCTATTTCATTAACAGATAAATCTTGAGATTGATTTACAGAACTTGTGTTATTTTGTTCGGTGCCTGTCTTTGTTGTAGGTATATTAGTTTGTTTAAGTTGTTCGCTAATATCCTCGCTGCCTGACATAAATGAAGTTAATTTTGACCATATGCCACCTACAGAGTCTTTGATAAATTTAAAAGTGTTTTTTATAGTATCTTTTACAAAGTTGAAAATTCTTTTTGTAATATTTTCGTGCACCCATTTACCAATATCTGTAACTGTTTCAGTTACACTTTTATATGCTTCTGCAAACTTACCGGTTTGATCTTTAACCCAATCTTTACTAACCGAAAATGCTGATGTTACCTTTTCTTTAAATTTTTTTGCACCATCAATAGCATTTGTAACCGTTGACTTTGTAAAATTAGTAATTTTGTCGGCCATAGCTTTCACATTCGTAGAAGCCCAATCTTTAACTTTGTCTGCTATAACACCTCCGACTTTTTTGAGGTTATCTAAAGGGCTGGTTTCGAGCTTGACTTCTCCCACCGGGGTATCAATACCTTCTAATTTTTCGTTTGCATTGTCTTCTAAAGACTTAATAACGTTTGCAGGTAAAACTTTTCTTGCTAACCACTTTACCCACGTCCATGTATTTTTCCACCAATTACGGGCTTTTTCAAGTATAGCATCTTTAATTGCTGTAAACGGGCTCTTCTTAGGGGTCTCTTGTTTAATATCTTTCTTTTCGTCAGATGTTTTAACATCTAACCAATCCATAATCATTCCTACAAATGGAACGGCACGACCGAGCCAAATTAAACTATCTTTCCACTGACCTGCGAATAAAGCTTGAGAGCTTTTAATCAACGGTCCAATTATCGGTAGGTTAATAACCTTACTAGCTACCCATTTACCGAAACCGGTAACCCAGTTAGTTGCTTTGGAAATACCACCTTTAATCGATTCTTGAGTTTTACCTTCTGTAAAATAATCTATAATATCTAATACGGTGCCAACACCTGGTATTGAGCGAACTAAGCTATACATTGCGTCAACCCATTTGCCTTTTGATATGTCTTCGGCCATCTGTATTAACGGACCAACAACGGGAATATATTTGACCCCTTTGTAAATCATTTTACCAAGACCCTTGGCCCAGTCTAACAACATACTACCTTTTTTAGCAGATGCTTCTGCAGAAGAACCGCCTGTTTTAGCATCTAAAACAGCCTGCATTATGTCTACACCAAGACTTAACACCGTACCGAGACCTGGGGCTACTAAATCTAGTAATTGTACAGTACCAGATACTAAATCAATAATACCACCAATTGTATCTCCTTTCGAAAATCTTTGAAACGCAAAACCGTAACTTATAAGTGTTCCAATAATTGGTATTCTTTTAAGAGCACTTTTTAACGTCATTCCAAAAACTTTTTTAGCTAATAGGACTAACCCGCCCTTAATACCTGCTTTGCCGATAAGTTCAAGTGTTCCTTTAGCACCACCGTCAGTTTTAAACGCCATAACTAACGCAGTTATACCACCTAAAATTAATGCTAAACCACCCCCTAGGCCTTTTACCCATCCAGGTATACTGCCTAGTAGGCCACCTTCACTATAATCTTCTTCTTTTTCTTTTTCTTCTTCAGTTTTTTCTTTTGGAAAAATGCCTTTTAATATTTCAGGTAATTTTTTCTCGAACCCCTCTGTTAAACCCCCTATAATAACCGTTTTAGGTTTTTCATTTACTTCATTTATAACATCAGCTTCAGTTGCAGAAATACGCTGAGTAAAGCCTTCATTATCTTTAATAGTTGAAGGTAGCTTTTCTTGGGTTTCTTTAACAGATGGCAACTTAAGAGCATCCGTAGCTTGTTTTACCGGCTCGGCTTTTTCTTCTTTATTTTTACCAAATCTCTTTTTTAAAGCATCATAACCTACCCCGAGCCAACCTTTATCTTCTAAAGCTTTACCGAAGTTTTCAAATTTTTTAGTATAACTTTCTTTAGTCTGTAAAGCGGCCTTAGACTTTTTCTCTACTTCAGTCAGTATGGCAGGAAACAAACGGCTTTCAAGTATTACACCTATCCTTTCAGAGATAGCTTGTGACAATACTTCTATACCATCATTACTATTAGTAGTTGTAGCAAAATCCGCCATTTATCTTTCTTAAATATTTAAGAAAGAAATCTGTTTATGTGTTAAAAAACGATGCGTCGTACGGTAATTCTTTTTCTATTATTACCTCTTTTTGCTCTTTATTTTGAACTCTAACTTTAACTTTTAAAACATCTGCTATATGTTGTTTATAGGTTTCTATGTACTTTAGAACGTTTTTAATAACGTTAGCAGGTAGTTTTTCAACAATTTTAGTTCTATTTTTAAACGTAAGACTTGCAAAATCGATCACTTGCTCATTAATTTGTACGGATATTATATATTTTGTTATTTCATTAATAAACGTATTACCGACAATCTCTCTAAGCTCTTCAGGTGTATCAACATTTAATTTAGTTGTTTTATGAAACTCTTTTTCGAGTTTATTTTCGGTCTCTAACTGAGGTACGTTACAAGTAACTGTACACTGTTCATGAGTAAAGCTTTCTTGAGTAAAAGTCTTTACATTTTCGTTTAAGTGCTTATAAACATCACTAATCAGAATTGTTGTTTTTATGTTTTCTTCTAGATTATTTTGTCTTTTTTCTTCGTCAGTAAAAGTAATAGTGTACTCATCAGATATATTTTCAATACGTGTTTTTAAAAAGATAAAAAGTTTATCGTAAGAGTTTAAACCACTATACACGCTACTATCAAAACAATTATCTTTTATAATTTTATTAAATGTTAGAACAAACTGTGTGTTATAAATTGGTGTATCGATAACCGTCTTTAAGAGCTCTTTTAATTGCTCTGTTGTTAGAACTTTAAATTGTTGCTCGGTATTTTGTGTAGGTATAAAAACATTATACCCGCTACTTTTTTCTAGTGCCTCGAGAGAAGATAGTATAGCACTAAAACTAGTATTATTAGATTCCATATATTTTTTAAAACAAAAAAAGTCAACTTATAAAGCCGTCGCTAAAGTTTTTATCATACCCGGTACCACTAGGTGCTTGTTGTTCCGCTTCTTGTTTTTTAGCCATGTATGTTTCTAGTTTGCGACAAAAAATGTAGTATTCCCCTGGGGTACATTCTTCTATATACTCTGGAGTAAAATTACCAAACTTACATAATAAAAATATATTATCGTAAAGAGACAATAACTGGTCTCCGTATAATAATGTAATTAGACTTATATAGCTTTTAATATTAAAACTAAAGGGTATAAATTCACTTACCCCTTTAATGTGTTCTAGTAAATTTGTTTTTGAATATATTTCTAGTAAACTGTATATTTTTTTATAGAGGTTAGATATAACTTTTGCTGGTAGCTTTTGTATTGTTTGTATTTTTTCGTCAGTGTTAAACTTATAAATTTTAAACTCTGTACCGTTAATTATTATGCTCTCTATGAAAGGTATACAAAATGTTTCGATATCATTCGTCTGTAATTGAGAGAGTTCGTTTGGTGTGGGTAGTTTATATTTTACTGTAATACCATTTTCTAGTGTATCGTCTTTTAATAGGTTTTTATAATCGATGCTTGATAGTTGTTTTATTATTTCTTCAATATTAATGTTAAGCTTAACATTTTTTTGTTGGGTGAGTTCTGCATAAACAATATTACCAATACTCATTGAGCGGATGTGGCTTAGTAGAATAAAATAATCAATTAAATTGAGCTCATTAATTTCTTCTTTAGTAAGGTTAGTAATTTCAGAAAAAATGTTATTAATGTTTAATAACACGATATCACTATCAGGTTCCCCTATTAGGCATTTTTGTATAATTTTAAGGTGTTTAAGTTTTAATTCTGAATAAGTTACATTTTTAGTATGCAGAAATGTTTTATATAAAAAAGATGCCATGTTAGTATATTTACGCAATACAGAGCTAACTAGCCACTATTGTGGCCCGTTAAAGTTTTGTATTGGAAAATCATTTAATACGTCATCTCTGCTTAGAGACTGGTTATCAGTAACTGAGTCAATAGTGTAGTAATGATATACAAATGTAGTCTCGCGAAGACGAGGGGTTGTTGAAGTAGAATAGTTAAACTCTTCTCCGACAACTGAAACGGGGCAAGCATCGTAAAAAGTATATTTTTGTGTAACGTGTGGAGGTTCGTCTCTAGAAATAACACCAAGTCTATACAGTGTAAAATTTGTGCGATATTGAGGAAATTCTTTTGTGGCGACTAATCCGTAATGAGCAGTTGCAATGACCCAAGGACGAATAACATTGTCTGCAAAACTTACATTGGTATCTAAAAAGACAATCTGTAAGGGGGTATAAGCATCTCGGCCACCCCCAACTGTCGTACGTAAAAATCCATTGTATTGTAGACCTTCTGGGTTGGCTACCATACTTTCTCCAGGAAGCTGTATTGCTTGAGCAAAAAGACAGCCTTTTGTATTTTGAAGTCGCTCTTCTGTACATTTTTCAAGAGCTGTTTCAATGTTCCACTGCAATGGTTCAAACTCTAAAGCCTTTTTAATAGCATTTACAGGGCCAGTGAAATCATCAAACTGTAATACCCATTGAGCACCTTTAGGTATTGCAGTTGCTGGACGAGTTAAAAACTCATCTAAAAAGTACGGGATACGGCTTTTAAATTCAGACATATAAACTAATATATATCTTTATTTAAGGGTAAATTTATGTTATTAGTTACCAGAAAATACTGTTGGAGAAAGACTTGCTTGGGTTACTCTCCAGTATTGATAAGCGAGAACAGCGGGTACTGTTACAATTTGGCCGTTGTCGCCCATATTATATGTCGACTCCCCAACACTTTGTACATATGCACCAACTAATGTATAATTACGAATTGGTTGCATTTGAGAATTTAGTAAAGCCATAATAATTGTTGAAGCAGGACCTGGTGTTTTGTAAGAACCGGTTGATGTAGAATCGTCAAATGTATTAAATGTAGCGTTTTCTAAAGCTATACGAATTTTATAATCAGAATCGCAACGGAATGTTACGTTATAGGCATCTGAGCCTGGATATGTAGCTGTACCAGGTACGTTAAACTGAAGCCCCATAAAGGGTACCGGGACGTTTGTTACTGCTCTCCCTGGTAGGTTTGCTGTTTCAAGGTATACCAACTCGTCATCGGTAAAATTAGTATTTGCTAATCTAATTAGACGAAATTGAAACTGACGTGCGAAGTCTTTGTCGCGCGCTACTCTATAGAAGTCTGAGATGTTTTGTGCCATATGTTTTAATTATTTATTCTTTAAATCAATTCTTGGAAGTTTTGTCCAGTTCTTGTTGCAATGAAGTTGACTAATATAAACTCAGCGGCGCGAACCGGCTTAACGTATATATCTACCGCCATTTCATTACGGTCTATTAAATCAGGTGTATTGTTTCTTTCGTCACAAACAATTAGGTAATCGTATAAACCTTGTGTTGTTTTTGCTAACTCAAACACTGGTATAATGTCGTTTACTAAACGGGTACGTGTAAATGCTGTATTTGGTTCAAATACGTAGTATTTAACTACACTCATTACTGCTTTTTCTAAAACCAAGAACAAGCGACGTACATTAATTCTATCAAATGCTGATGGCTTGTCTTGTAGTGTTTTTTGCCCGAATACAACAAAACCATCTCCAGAGAAGAATACAACAGGGTTAACACCGATATTGTATAAGAAGTCTCTTTGCTTTTGATTTGGATTAAACGCTAAATCTATTGCATTATTAACAACGCCGCGGTTTAGGCCAGCTGGAGCAATCCATGGTTGAGTTGCAGCATCGGTACGGGCAATGACAGCAGCAGCATAAGCCGAGAACGGCATCCAGAATTGCTTGTCGGCATACGGATCATATGCTTTTACCCAGTTGCCATAAGCTACAGAATAGTTTGAATTAATTCCAGCGTATAGATTCTTAAGAGGCTTAAAGATGTTAATAGAGAACGTGTTACCTCTGAATGCTAATGTCTTGGCATTTTCCCCGTTGACAAATATTTGTCTTAGCGGATCTGAAAGGAAGATACAATCTCTACGGGTATTTTCAACAAAGTTATTGAATACATTGAACATCGATCTCCATTTACCGATTAGTTGTGAATCAGTTACAAAAAGATCTGATAAGTTTGCTGCTTTTTCATCATTATACCCTGTTGATGCAGATGCATTAGAATAAATTGTTGAAAGACCGGCGTCGCAAACTACGTCAATAGCTGCGGTTTCTGTTGATTCAACAAGTGATAAAGCACGTTGAACTTTATCTACTACATTACCAATTTCTTTATTTTGAGTTCTATTAAATACAGGGTTATAAACACTACCTGTGAATAGTGCTTTGCCTTCTTGCTTAATACGTACAGCCGAAGCTGGGGTTGTTGAGTTAGGTACTATCCAATTGTCTTCAGCTACAGAAGGGTTAACGTATAATTTTAAGTTTGCAGAACGATCGTTAATAATATCTTGAATATAAAACGTACGCTCAATGCCACCTAAATCTGCAGCTGTTTTTCTATTCTTATTAAATGAACCAATCCATGACTCAGCAAGAGAAGCAGCTAATACTTGTGGTTCGTATATTGAGTTACGAACTTTAAATACAGTGATTACGACACTATCGTTATAGTACGGGTTACTAAAGTTAAATTGTGGTATACCTTCAATTGTTTCCGAAATACTATTAGATCCTTGCTTTGTAAAGTCAGCTGATAAAGCGAAACTTAAGCGATCCTGGGTGACCTGTGCAAATTTGTTGGTACCTGTTAAAGCAAATATTTGAGAAGCAGCTGTAAAATTAGAATCAGGGCCAAACTCTGAGTTATCAGAGATGTTTACATAATATCCTTCAAATGCTTCATTAATGGTTGTTTGTCTTTGGTTAAGAATTATTAACCCAGCATTTACTTCGTTAAGATTTGGATCATAATTCGGTGTACCAGCTACCGTTGTTTGTACTGATGATGTACCAATAGAGAACGATACTGATGAATTGTCTGCATCTAAGCTGTTGATCTGATATGTATTTGGTGTTGGGTCAATTGAAAAGGCGGGTGTGCTGCTTGAAAATACAACAATGTTACTAGGTATTACCCCAGTTAATTGATTAGCAATTGTTTTGTTTTCATCATTAACTGTAGATGTTGCTGATACCGCAAGGTTAGTTAATGTGTTTTTTATGAAATTGACAACTATACTTGTCGAAGATGTTGGTACTGTGACAGATACGTTTTGATACGCTGTTACTGTTGTTGTTGAAGTGGTCGTTGAACCAGTACCAATCCATTTAATATTACCTTGTACAAAGTTATTATACTCAGTACCGTTCAAGTTAATATGCTTGGGGGCACCGATATTGTATGAACTTACTGACTTAGTAACCGGGTATAGTAGGGCGCTATACTCAGATGAAAAAACTTCCCCGGAGCCAGAGCCATAAGGTAAACGAGTTGTTAAAAGAGTTGCTGGAGAATTTAATACTTCTTTACATGAATGATAGAAATATCTTTCAGCTGCGGTTTGGGGCTGACCGTAAATTTGTTCAAACTCAGAAATTGTTGTAACGAGGTTTACTTCGTCAGTAGGCCCTTGAGCAGCGAAACCCGCTATATAGACATTAGTTCCACCACCAACCTGTTGGTTAAATGATAAATCTGTCTCTGTGATCTGTACACCTGGTGAATTTATTACTCGCATATTATTGTAATATTATTTATTCTAAATCAGGTACTTTTTTAATTCTTTGATAGAAAAACATCTAATTGCCCAAATGTAAACTCAACACTAGACTCTAAAATTTCAGAATCTCTGTAATTGTAATTAATACCGGCTAAATTAGTTATAAAGGCATTATAATAGCGGAATTCGATTGTTCTTTGATTGTATTCGTTTAAACCTATAACTGAAAGTATAGTTTGATACTCTGTCAAAAGACCGTTACGGCTCACACTGTCACTATCTAACGGCTTCATTGAAGTTGGTGTTTTAACGTCGTAAATACTTTCTCTAGGGGTATTCATTAAAGCTAACCATTTCCATAAAACCCAGTAATTTTTAAACTGATTATCAATAATAAAATTAACATTTAGTGGAGGGTACGCCGGACGAGAATGACTAGATATATTGACACTTTGACCTGCAAAGCGTAGTTCTACAGGGGGCACGCTAATAGGGGGCACGATCCCTCCGTATATACTAAGTTGTACTGATTCTAAATCTAAATTTTTATCTGTTATAGCAGCATCTTTAAAAATTTTTGGTAAATTAAAGACTAGTAAAAATTTATCTTTACTCGGGCGGTTAAGATTCGACTGCAGCGCTGGATTTTCTAAACATTCTTCGGCCATATTATAAAGGTTTAAACCCAAGAGATAATAAATCATCAAAATCGCTTGTGTTGTACATATTATTTAATTCTTCTTCACTTATAAGTGGGGTGTAGCCTGTAGGGTCTGTTTCTTGATTTTTATTTTCTAAAACCTTAAAATTGTTTAAGTCTTTTAAAATATATAAACTTGGATCAGGATCGTAAAAATCACCAGGTAGTATTTTTAACGGTTTACCCTGATCGTCAAATTCCTCAACATTAAAATACTGCTGACATAAATCAGGTTCTAGTATAAAAAGAGCCCAGTTAAGAGCCATAACTCTATCGTCATAAAAATTATCATTCTTTTTTCTATATGTACCGTTTGGGTACCGAACAAAAGTTTCTAACTCTTTTATTGTTTCAATGTCATGTACAAAAACAGCTTGAATAAAGTTTAACCAATAGCGCATATTTGCAACGCTTGAAAATCTTAAATTGTTGTGACTGTAAACTCCTAAATGTCTCGTGTTTGCATATGACCCTGTATTGGCTAACTTAGAATAACAGACAATTTTTTCATATTCATGTTTATGAAACAAAGCATCAATAACTTGAGCGCCACAGTTATTGCGTTCAATTATGATTGGTGGGCGTCCCCAAGAGTTTAATATAACATTTAGTTGGTTGGCAAAATAGTACGGTTCAATAATACTAGTACTATAAACACCAACTTGTTTTATATCTGTTAAATCCGTAATATCTAAAATTTGTACAACAGAAGCGGCGCGACCAATCCCCTCCCCGACATCAACCCCAAAAATGTAAAGTTTTTTTGGATCCGGCATTTCAAAAACTTTATAACTTTTGTTTTCGTTTTCCCAAATGGGTGGCTTACGCTGCTCTTTAAATCGTTCAATAACTGCAGCGCCAACCGCTGAGCTACCCTCATCTAAAAACGTGTTACCAAATTCTTGTTGAAAGCCTTCTTCAGAACCTAAAGCAGCTACCATCTGTTTACGCCACTTTTCTGTACGACCAGGTACGTCCCACCAATCAATTCTTTCAGCATGCCATCCGTTTGTGCCCTTTTCAGCGCCAGAATAAATTTCATAAAACTTATTACCAACACCGTTTGGCGTACTGACCATAAAAATTTTTGTTTTCTTACCAGATGAAATGATCGGTATAACGGATTTCCAAAACTCGTCCATAAAGTTAGGCTCAATAAACGCAGCTTCGTCAATGATTAGAATTGAAGCTGTGTCGCCACGAGCAGCAGTTGATGTTGTTGTACTAATACCAATACTTGAACCGTTTGCAAACGTTACACCTGTTTTACCATATTCTTTAACACCAGGCTTAAGATAGTTGGGTAACATTTCATATGCTAAACGAACACGTTTAAAAATATTAATAGCTGTACTTTCTTTGTTGGCAACAATAATAACTCTTTGATCGTCAAAGAAGCATGTGTTCCAAAGTGCGTAGATAGTACTAATTGTTGTCTTACCGCATTGACGTGAGGCTAATACGCAAACAAACCTATTCTCAGATAAGCTCTTTAACGCCTTTTTTTGAGCTTTATAAAGTTCAATTTTTATTTTACCAAGATCTAAGTTAACTATATAGAAATGATTTTCCGCAAAGTGTACAATATTTTCTTTACACTTCTTTAACTCTTTGACCATTTTCGGAGTCCATTTAAACTCCGCATCTTCATTAGGTAAATTTTTATCTCCCCGATAAAAATGTGAATCACTTACTGGGTCGTTAATTATGTCGATGTCTTCTGTATTATCAGGCATGCATAGTTAATTATGAGCCTTGACCACTATTTAACATACCAATAAGTGTAGATCTAATATGCTCTATAAGAGCATCTTTATCGTGATGATTTTTTGCATGCATAATGTGCACTTTTTCCCCGTTTAAATCGTAACCTAAAATTACATATGCTCTTAAAAACTCTTCGCAAATATTGCTTAAATGTTCAAGATCTTTTAATTTATTTTGTTTTAAAGTTGTTACGTCGTAAAAACGTAAAAATGCTTGCTTAATAACTTCATCAACGTCCGGGGGTATCGGTATTTGATTTATATCTTCAACATTGACAGAACTTAAATTTACACCACTTAATCCAACAGAAATAACTGGCGCCTTTTTTAGGCGAGTTTTTTTCTTTTTTTTCTCGGGTTGTTTATCTTGTCGTGGCATAAAAAAATATTTATTTTGTTTTATTTGTGTAACTTTCTGCTTTATTGTTTATGCCAAACTTTACAAGATAACTAATAATGACTTCTGCAGAGTCTGTTTTAACTTTTAACCGTCCTGGTATAAACTGACCTCCATCATACAACTCTATAGACGACTCTCCGACGTAAGGGTCGTTTAAGTAACACGTACAAAATATGGAGGCTCCTTTAGGGTCAATTACAATTGTCCAAACTCGTGAGTCTGCATTACTGTATTCTGTAAAAAGTTTATGAGCGTAGTAACCGCTATCCCGTAAACGTTTTAGAAAATAACCTAGGGTTGTTATCTTATTTGACATATATACTATTATCTTATACTACAAGAGTTTATTTTACAAGGGCTGATATAATAAATTTAGTGTTTATTAAGCTTGTATAATTTTCAAATAACAGTATTTTAAGGTTGTTGTTTATTTTTACTAAAAATTGCTGTTGGCCTAACCCGCTTAGCACCCGGAAGTTTTCTAAATTTAAAGGTATGTTATCTGTTATCTCTTTACCGTTATATTCATTAGTTATGAGGTATGTAATATTGTTAACGTTTTGTCTTTGATGGTCGTTAAGCTCTGCGTATACTTTCTCCTCCCGGGTAAAGAAATATAATTTGTCTGTATCAGTAGCTATAGAACTACCTTTTAATATTTCGTTAAATTTTGTATTTGTTAATTCAAACTGACTATCAAACTCTAACTGTTGTATTTTTTGAGGATTAACAGGACTTTTTTGTATATAACTATCATCAATTAAGAAGTAGTTAAACTTTAACCCCGCTGTATCATATTTTAAAGAGTTGTTTGTAACAGTTAGTGTAATCTCAGGCTGTTCAACACATTCAAGTAAACGAATAAACTTCTTTATATCAGGTATGTTTAACTTGGGCACGTTTAAGCTACCTGTTTCAACTTTATACTCAGCGTATAAAACTACACTACCGTCGTTTGAATTACACGTAGTATATATTTTGTTTGTATCAATACAAAGAGAGGCATTATCTGTTAATTTACTAACAGGTAACAAAAATTGCCGTAAAAATATATCTTTACTAAATGTTATTTTTTTATCCACTCTAGAACGCTTTCTGCAATAGTTTTAAGACTTTTATCTATAGATAGTATAGCGTTTTTTATGTCAGTATCTACTAAAGTTTGAGATACTGCGCTAGTTTGTACAGGTTGTACAGGCTGTGGCTGCACAGGGGTAGGTTCTGGTAGCGGGTAGAGTTGCTCAGCAAGACGATTTTGCTCTTCTATTATTCGAGCTTGTTTTTGTTGTTGAATTTGTTTAACACCAACTAAAAAGTCTTGAGGGTTAATTCTTGTTGCAGGACCGTTACTGGATTGCTGTACAGTATATTGATCTACTTCTTTTAAAGTACTTCCTGCTAATTTAGCAACCATAGCGGCTGCAAGTTGTTCGTCAAATGTCATAATTTAATTTAGGCTTTTTTATCTTGTTGTGCAAATTCTACAAATTTATAAAACTCAGCACGAGATTGATCGCTTTTATCTAAAAACGCCCCTGACATTCTTGCAGTCCTCATAGTACTGTCATGCTTAATACCGCGATTCGAACAACAGGTATGATTAGCTTCTATTAATACAGCAACTCCTTTATTCTTTTCGCAGACTTGATCAATATACTGATGAATCTGCATTGTAAGATTTTCTTGGACTTGAGGTCTACGTGAAAACCAATCAACGATACGGTTTAGTTTAGACAAACCAATAACCTTACCCGTCTTTGAAGGAATATAAGCAACGTGTGCTACCCCCATAAACGGTGCGTGGTGATGGGAGCACATCGATACTACCTTAATATTATTTTGACAGACCATACCATCATAACCATCTACATTAGCAAAAGCTGTTACTTTGGGCGGAGCAGTATAACACCCCATCGCTAAATCTGTAACAAACGCCTTAGCTACACGACGAGGCGTATCGGCACTATTCGGGTCATTACGCCAATCGAAGCCGAGAGCGTCTAAATATTGTTCGTATGCCTGAGCTCCCCTTGATATTAATTCTTCTGTTTCTTCTGGTGTATGAACTATATTATGATTAGCGTATTGTAGTTTTTTTCTAGACATATATTAAAGAGAAGCTAAAAGTTCTTTGAGTTTTGCGTCAGTGTCATCAGTAGCTGGTTTATCTTCAGCTATTTCAGTTTTCGAAATAGCGGGTTCTGCAGTTGATGAACTCTTAATACCTTCAAATATATTTTGGAGTGCTTCGTCTTTAGTTGGCTTACTAATAGGGGTAATGAGTTCTTCATCATTATCATCTTCAGTATTAACGTCTTGTACACAGAAGAAGTGCTGTTCAAGCATTCTTTGAAGTTCAGCCTGAGTCTTTGGCTTAAAAAACTTATCAAGCTGATGTACACTGCTATAAATCGTATCTAATTTTTTAGCATCTAAGCCTTCAATCGTTGAAGGAGAAGTAAATTTAGAAGATGTGTATGTTGGCAGCCCACCTTTACCTAGTCCGCTGGCAGCACGGGCTTCGCACTTAATTCTTAAGTTACATCCATTAGCTAGATCAAAGATCTTGACACCAAACTCTTCGGCATCATCTCCGTCAATTGCACTATTGATAATTTTAGCTAATTCCCGGCCATAGCGAATAATTTTAACCTTACCTTCATTTTCAGGATTAGTAGGATCGGAAATAACATAAGCGTTTACTAACCAGCTTTCTTTACGAGCAATAGGCTTTACCTTTTCTTTTTCTTCAGCGCTGCCAGTTCTAAAGTTTTTAATAACATGAGAGTCAATCGGGCAAGATTCTCCGTAAGTAGTCGGACACAAGCACGTAACAAACTGACCTGTGCAAAAACTGTTCCAACTATGGTGATAGTAATGGTACAAGGTACGAGCTGGTGCGTCAACATTAGGTACAAGACGAACAATGTAAGTCTTACCTGTTTCAAATTTCATTACGTCCTTAAACGGACTTTCTGATTTAGTGGATAGAGATGCTTTAATTTCGTTAAAGATATTTTTATTCATATTGTTGTTATATTATACTTTGTATTTTTTAGAGTTCAACTCTCGATCTACAAATAGTTTAACCTTTATAAACGCTTCCTTAAGGAATGGTCTTAGTATTTTGCTACTCATATAACGAGTTCTGTATTCTAAAAAATTTGTTCCAAAATTACCTAGTAAGAGTTCTTTTTCTTCGCTCGGTATATCTTGTATTATAGAGTAAATGTTAGGAAACTCCATCATTGTATAAGCATTTATTTTTCCGTGTTTAAAATGGTACGTCCATTCCGGTTCTAAATTACTTGCTCTAAAAGTTGAGTAGTCTTCGAAGTTTATTTTATTATCCAAACAAAACTTTGTAACAACACTTAATGACTCTTTTACGTTATTGAGTTGTGTGTCAGGTTGCGTTTCTATTAACTGTTTTTTATAGATTGTATATGTTTTTACAGCGCGAAGAGAAGCAAAATACGTTAAATCAAAATATTGAACATCAGTATATAGTTTATAAGGCGCAGAAAAATATATCTGCATATCAACGTCCTTATTACGTGTAAAAAAATTGTATAGACGTTTTAAAGATAGAGCCTTACTTGGCTCTAGGTTACTAAAATCATTTTTAAGCTTAAAAGGTTTATTGCGGAGGGAACGAGAAACTGCTAGGTGAGTGTTATATATGCGTTTTTCAAGTTCGGTCATTTTTAAGTGATTTCTTAAATAGTCTTTTTGTATTCTTTGATTTTATAAGGGAAGGATAAAAATGCAATAAATTTAATAAAGATTCTTTTTCACTACTGGTACCTGTTATTTCAACAAACAGCTGTCTTAGAGATAGACTTTCTAAAACTGATGTAAAAAGAAAAACAGGGTTTATTTTTTTATTATTAATAATACTTAAAAACGAACCAAAGTTTAAAATGTTTAAAGCTACTTCTTTGTTGTAGAGCTGTCTTATAGGATCACTTTGCTCTAGAGCATTTAGTACTACTTTATCATTAAGCATATAAGTTAATTACTTATATACTGAGCTATAATCAAGTATTATTTTTAGTGCCTAATTTTTCTAAAGTTGTTTCAGCCTCGTTAATAGTTTTTTCAGAATTTTCAGACGAAAAGTAATCAGGGTTAGTTTCGGTAAGAGTTAGTGTCTCGTATTTTACTTTAAATGCACAACTACCGTAGTTAACACCAAAACGATTTTTCTGCATACCTAAATGTATAATACCTAGTTCTTTATCTTCTTCTTCTTGCCACAACGAACAAATAACGTCACATGTTGCGGCTAAGCCAATACTTTCAGAAATACTTTCCATACCAGGATTCGCTGAATTGAACGCTGGTCTATTAACCTGACTGGCTGTGACAAACGGTATATTAAACTTAAATGAAAGTGCTCGTAACTGCTCAGCAACTTCTTTTACTGATTCATACGAGTTTAAATTTTTTGTCGAAGGCTTTAAAAGATTTATATAGTCAATAACAACAATCTCAGGCTTAAAACCCTTACGGGTTAGCTTGGTTATATAACTATCGATGTTTCTTACTGAAACAGTTTTTGGTGGGTATTCTTTTATAACTAGCTTACTTTCAATTTGTTTCCTTATATGACCGACCTGCTGTTTGAGCTCTTCTGTATAAAGCTTTAATTGGTTATGAGGTATTTGTGTAAGTTGGGTACTAATACGCTTAGCGTACATAAACTCTGACATCTCTAAAGAGATTAACAAAGTGTTGCGGTTACCCATTACCATATTTGCAGCTATATTACCCAATACAATACTTTTACCGATATTAACCTGACCAACAAAGCAGGTTAATGTTTTCGGGTAAAGGCCTCCCTCTAACTTTTCGTCTAAAAATTTCCAGTTAGTAGGTATCGGGTTATATACAGTTAGTAACTCTCTAATGTGTTCTTCAACATTATCAAAGTACCAATGACCCATGTCTTCAACTAAGTTAATGCTATAAGCTTTTTCAAACTTTGTAAGTGTCTCTGCAATATCAGCCTTACCCTGAGAGTATTTTTCAGCTGTATCAACAATAATTTTATATAAACTTCTTTCTTTTAAGAAGAGCTCTGTGTTAGCTATTAACTCTTCTTTGTTAAAATTAGTATCGAATTGTTTAAATGCATTTGCAACACTGTTAAAAGCGTTTTTTTCTTCTTCAGTTGTTAACCGTGTCTTAACTTCTGTTAAGGTTGGACAGCTACCTCTCTCATTAAAAAATGAAACAATGGTCCCTAACACCGTTTTAACCTCTTTATTAGTAAAGAAATTAATATCTATGTGTTCAATAATTGAGGATAGATACTCCTGGCTTAAGAGTGAATTAAACAAGATTACATACTCGTAGTAATCTAAATCCAGCTTAGAGGTGTTTGTAGACATCAATCGTCGATTTTATCGACTTCTTCTTCAAGTTCAACAGTATTGCTACCACCGTAAGAAAGTTTTTCTTGTAAAACGTTTTCTAGCTCAGGCATAATCTGTTCCCAGAGAGCGGCATCTTTTTCAATATTTTTCCGATACCCAATACTTTTACCTTGGAAGCTATAAGTTCTACCTTCTTGTTTAATAACGTCAAACGCAAGAGCAATATCAAACAAACCGGTATGTTTGTCTAAGCCTGATTTAAAGTTTAAATAAAGCTCAGTTTTTAAGAAGCTAGGTATAAAACGATTTTTTACCGTTAGTGCGCCAAGAGTTACCCCTGTAATATTATGCGCAATAGCAATACCTTCTTCTTCAGGATTCTCAGAAGCTTTTTCGTTCTTGGTACTAAGTTGTACTAAAATCGATGAAAGATAAACAGGTCCTTTACCTCCTGATTGAGTCTTAACAAGAGTAGGAAACATTTCCATAGAATCATAAACGTGATTACTAAATAGAATAGGTACTCTAGCTTTTGCAGCTTTATACGTAAGTGTACGCATCATAGATTTAATAGCCTTAGCTCTTTGACCGACGTCAGATGCATCCTTACCTGCAACAGCATCTCTAATCTCTTTGCCTGACGCTAAGTTACCTAGCGAATCGATAGAGATAATAAATTTTAGTTCAGGGTTGTCAGCTTTAATAACGTTATCTAAAAACGTTACAATTTGATTACGGCAATCCTCGATGGTTTCAACAGGATAGTACTTCGTCTTAGCTGGATCCATACCAATGTTTTCAGCTCCTTTTTTATCAACTGCAACCTCTGAATCCCAAATTACAGCTATATACCCTTTCTTTTGAGCATTAGCCATAATTTTGTTCATTATAAGTGTTTTACCAGCCATTGACGGTCCAGAAAAACCAGTAATACGACCTGACGGTACACCTTTATGTAGGGAACCAGAAAGAATAGCATTTAATGCGTAAGAACCTGTATCAATCCAGTCATCAGCAGTAGACAATGTACTGCTTTCTAGTATTGCGGCGTCTGGATTTAAATCGTCTACAGACTTAAAAATATCTTTTAGTGAATCAAGTGAATTAGATGCTTTTTTACCCATACCAATATGATCGTTTCTTTTTTAAGAAAATCAACTTTTATTAAAAATGAACAATATAATCTATAGAATTTTCTCTAATGAAATTTTCAAAATAATTCAAATTCCAAGGATTATTTTTTCTCATATGAAAGTGCCATTCTATCGCTAAATGCTTCATGTAATTAAACGTATTGTCTAATAGCATTTTATCTAAAACTTCGCACTCTGCTCCTTCAATATCCATCTTTACATGTATATCATCTTCTTGGCTAAAATTGTTTTTAACAAAAGTAGAAAAATCAATACATTTTGTTTCCATTTCAACTTTTGGTGGCCATTCAGCCATATGATCTTTTTCTATATACGTGGGTATTAAAAAATTTTCATGTAAGATGTTACTAGCACCACCTACCCACTTTTTTTCATACTTACAGAATTCAACATTTAATGTTCTTGATTCATTTTTATCCCAAACAGCAACGTTATGAATTTTTATATTTGGGTGGGTGTATTTTTCCTTTAAAATATCAAAACTATTTTTATTGGGTTCAAACATGTGGACTTCAGTATCATCCAACTGAAGCCCCCAATGCTTGAAGTACAGTTCAAATCCTGAACCGATTTGCGATCCGCAATCTAAAAATACTTTTTTATTCTTCGTCATCGAAGAGTTTAACCACGTCTTGATCTGCAGGTGCTTGGCCCGGAACAGGTTGTTCAGGCTGAGGCTGGGAAGCTAAACTCATAATTTGCTCATATTGAGCAATAATTTTAAAATCCAGAACCGGGTCTTTAACAAGAGCGATGCTGTCCTTTGTAAAGGAAACGATTACATCATCTGCTTTATCTGCTAAAAACTCTTTGAAAAAGAGAGGTAGAATCTGAAGAGATAACTGACCTGTTTGAGGGTTTGGCTGTAAGTGAAGTACAGCTGGATCTTTTACGGTTAAGGTTTTGTCGTTTGATTCGACTTCTTGACCGATAATTGTACGGCTAACTGAGTCGAAGAACGCTACGATTTTTTTGTTGTTACTCATATGTCTTATATATTATAAAGTTTTTTTATAAAATGCAACTACTGACCCATAGCTTTTTTAGTGTAATATTTCGGGTTTACTAAAACAGGGGGTAGCATGTCAAAAGATGTAGCTCTACACGGATTAATGTCTAATGAACCACGACGTGAGTATAGTAGAGTTACAGCACAAGAATCTACTTCAGGACATTTCATAATTTCTGTATAAAGCTTTTCAGCACAAAACTCGTGAAACTCGTTAACCTCTCTAAGAGAGACTACCTGTTTAAAAAGTGATTCAGGTTTAAGAACACAACCAAGGGTGTTAATTGAGATATAAGCGGCTCCTGTATCTTTTTGCTTTGTATGGCGGCAACGAGAGCGTAATGCATTAGTAAAGAATTTATTTGCATAAAGGGCTTTGTTTTCTTTTATACTATAACCAAAGCCCGAATAATTAACACTTTCAAATTCAAGATGATTTTTTTCTGCATTATAATCAGTAATTTCAATACTCTCAAGATCTTTATCTAAGAAAGATTGTAAATCAATATAACCTGTCATAGGGAAGATTTCATTAATCTCATCTCCTGACCTAAAAAACTTAACATCAACGGAAGTTTCTAAAGCTTTTTCGAGATCTGTCTTAACTTGTAATTCGTAATTTTGAATAGCAGAATCAAGCGACTGGCCCATCTTACACATGTCAAAAGTATTAAGGTAAAGTTTAGCAGACTTCGATTCAACCATATACTTAGAATCGGATGAATAGGTGTACTTTAAAGTACCAGCTATAGGTACACCGCTATTAAGAAGAAAAGTAGCTTCATGGCAGTGCCAAGTATCATACCCAACAAATTCATCCCCTTTAATACCCCATCCATCTCGAGCGAGTTTACGGGGCATCGGGTTAAGAAGAGAGGGATCAAAACGGTCAGTGTAAACAGCATAAGAGGCTGAAGACCCTAACGATTTTGAAGCGATATCGTTTAAGTTTGTTGTACTCATTGTTTTAAATATTTTTCTATTGTTTTCATTCTTTGCTCAACAGAACCTTTAAGCCGAATGACTTTTTCTTTATTCTTCGGAGAAATTTTATACGTAATTAAATCTTCGAACAGAACAATTATATCATCTCTAAATTTAAAATCCACAGAACGTTCTCCGTCATCGACTAATTTTACATCAGATGGATCTGTATAAAAAACGTAGTCTAACTTATCAAACAGTAAACTAAATACACTATTAAAAGCATGTAAAACATCTTCTTTTACCTTGCCTTGATTTACTTGATATTTTGTATAAACATAACCATCTAAAATACAACGATCAAGCATTAAATTTTCTTCCGGTTTAAGATGATTCTTAATATGTTCAGCTAAAATGTATAGTTGAGTTTCTGTACCGCCAATCTCATTAATCTTTACATCATACGTCCGGCGAACATACCTCGTAACCTCATCAACAAACTTATAATCTTTATAAGTCTCTTTGCACTTATTTAGTAAGGTAGTTTTACCTGTACTCTGAGCACCTGTAAATGAAACTCTCATATCTTTATTATAGTCTATATCTTAAAAAATCAACCCATAATTCAGAAGCAGCTTTATGAGTTTTAGTAAAAATTTCATCAAGAGTATTGTTTTTTATATCAACAATATTTTGTGCTAGTATTGGCCCAGCATCTAATTCAGCAATACATTTGTGTATAGTGTTACCTGAGTATTTCAATTTTTCTTCAAAAGTACGAACTTGCGGGTCTTTACCCTTTAGGTGAGGGTACGTAACTAAAGGGGCTGGATGCAAATTATATATTTCGTACAAGTCACATATTTCAGGTGGTATGATACGTAACCAACCGTGTAGTGTTACAAGAGATCTACTAGGTATAACATTTTTATATTCTTCTACTGTTGGTTTTTTTGGTAGCCAAATAAACTTGTCATGAAATTCATCAAATAATTCGGGTTTAATTTCTAAAAATTTATCTTTAGTTTTATTTGTAATAATAAAATCAGGTACCCGGTTAAGAGTTTTTATTAAATTAAAGATTTCAGAACCTGTTTGACTAAACAGTGTTACCCAAGGTCTTTTCATTTACAGAGATTTCTAAACTGCGTAATATTCCAAAAAGAGTCGTATACTTGCTGACTTGTTAGATTAGCATCAATAAAATCAACAAGTTTTACTGACCATTTTTCTGAAAGACCGGGACCCGGTTCATATCTTTTACCAAGAATGCCCGCAACAATTGGATTTGAAGTATCAATAGTTTCAATATACTCACTCAAGTAATTATCAGAATATAGAGAAAATTCCCAAGGCAAAGATGCTCCGAGTAGATGATGTGGTTTGTCAACATCTAAAACGTCATTATCGTAAAGATCGTCAAGAAGCTTTACCCGGCCAATAGCATATTTAAACCATTTATTATCTTCATGGGACTTGACAAATCCCGGTACATTAATTTGTGACCAGTCACAGTTATCTAGGTAATAAGAATAATCAAACGAAATAGCAATTTTATCAACCTTTGGTGCTACAAAACGATAACAGTCAACAATATCCTGATAGGTCTTACCCTGTACAACACCAATTTTACGTCCAGGTAGATCAGAATACTTTGTTAGGAAGTTATCCATTGACATACAAGTACCGGCTGTATCCTCTAAAACATCAGGGATAACATACTCGAAGGGTTTAAGTTCTTTGACCCAATACGCAAACTGATCCGGATCAAAAGAGGTTCCTAGCTCAAAAATAGAGTTATCTAATAGAACTCTGCGACCGTAATCTACGGATCTGAAATAAAATTCTTTGTACGCCTGATTCTCAGGCAATAAATGCACCAAGCAATAATCATAGTCATTATAACCCCAAGAGTATGGAAGCAACGATACGGGTGTTTCGTGTGAGATTTTCATAGAAGAAATTATATACTAATTACAAAGTAAATCAAATAAATCTGTTTGTACTTCTTTACCAATAATAGGTAATCTCCAGCCAATAGCGTCATAAACTTGTTCAATAGGAGGAGCTACAATTTTATTAAACATTTTATCGTAATCAATTTTAACATCTAAACTAAACTCTTTCGGGTATTGATTTACAAAACCAATAGCGTCAAGGCCGTATGGGTTTTTTGCGGCATAAAAGTATTTGATCTTTTGACCTGAATTGATACGTTCATACTTTGTTTCAAGGTTATATTTTTCTAATAAGAGGTTATATGCAATTGCTGCTTTAACATGGCATGGTGTTGCTAAATTGAATTTTGCTAAAGAGGCGCCACCAGACCATTTGTCGTATTCTTTAACAGCTTTTCGAAACGCTGCATCTTCTACTTTAAGTGTTTTAAACAGTTCATAAGCTTCTCTGTATACCTCGTTTGTCTTCTTTACATCTTTAGTTAAGAACGCTGTATTAATAGTTTTTTTAATTAACTCTTTAACTTGTTTAGGTGTTGTTGAACGTGCTAACTCAACACCAACATATTTAAATTTACTCGTAGGTACACCTTCTTCGTCTAGAATGTGAAGTATGTATCGTTTCTTCTGTAAAAAAGAACCGACATCAGCTATGGCTTCTCGCTTAAATTCAAATCGCGGATCAGCAGAGTTTAACTCTTTACGAGCCCAAGAAAGAATTTCTGTATTTAAATGTCTGCCAAGAGCATCAACTATTTTATGAGACTCGGAAGTAATGGCGTCATCTTTTACAAGCGGTAGTTTAAGTTTATTAAGGATAGGTTGTATAGTTGTGTATAGGGAGTCGGTGTCCCCAGATAAAATAAGAGATTCATCGACATTAAATTTTTCTTTAGCCCATGCGTCAATAATAGCCCCTCCTGCTTTAGCAACAGCTTGACCGGTTAACGTGATTGAAGACGCGTTATCAATATCCATAAACGCCGAATGTTTGTTTGCAAACGTTCCGTAAATAGAGTTAAGGAGAATCTTTAACGTGTACTGTAGAGTATCAAAGTATTGTATTTGGGAAATTGTTTTTGGATCTTTTTGTTTTGTTTTTTTAAGCTCGATCATTTTTTGACGAGCATAGACTCGCTCATCATAAATGCTATTAATCAGGTTAGGACAAACACCTTTGTATTTTTGAGAGTATAAAACACCTGCTTTAGACAAAGAGACATTTTCTTCGGTTAGAAATTTTTTAAGTTTCTTGGTGTTTATTGTAAAAATATTACCATTAACAAGACGTATATCGAGATCTTCATCTCCGTCAACATTACCTGTAACTATTTTACCTAGTTTAGTTTCTGGTGAAATATTAAGAGTTATGATTGTGTTAGGGTACAGAGAGTTAACGTCAAAACTTACAATAGCTTCTTTAAGACCTCGTTCAGGCTCCCTTACATAACCACCTTCAAGAGACTCTCTAATAGTATCGTTTTTAAACGTTGGTATGACGTAGCCTTGTTTGTCAGCCTGTAAAGTCATAGCTCCAGTAACAATAGATACCTTACCGAGAGCTCTTTCGAAATTTGTACAACCTTTATAAGACAATAGACGAATAATTTTAAGGTAGTTAAGTTTTTCTTCTAATTTACGAAGCAGATCAACGTCCTGGATGTTATAGTCAACAAAATTTTCCCAGTCAGTGTCAGCTAAAGAGGATAAGTTTGTAGCATTAATAGCAAGCTTACCTTCCCCTAATTCGTATTCAGCAATATAATTTAACGAAAATGATTCTCGGTCACCTTTTGAATAGGTTTTGTAAATCTCCATGTAGTCTAAACAACTAACACCTGAAATATACCAACGACCTACATCTTTACCAAACTTAGCAAAATTTTCTCTATACTGCATTTCACCGATTGGTGATAATTGTTTTATAAAATCTTCTCCGAGCAGGTTTCTAGCACGGTTAATAATATAAGGAATATCGAACTGCTCAGTATTCCACCCTGTTAAAATATCTGGAGGATCTTTTTTCCAGAACTTAACAAAGTTATCAAAAAGTTCTTGTTCTGTTTTACATAATATGTATGTAACATTATCGAGTTTAGGTTTATAGTCGTGCTTTAACCCCCAGGTGGTTATCTGGTTTGTCAGGGTATCATATACCGTAATAAGTACTACAGGGTCCTTAGCTTTATGAGGTACAGGGAACTCATTAGGAGAGTACGTTTCAATATCGATAAAATAAACTTTTAGTGGAAACTTACTAAACTCTTCTTTATGAACGTCGTCTTTAAACGTTTCAACCAAGAATTGCTGATCGACAGGCAGATTGCCAAATAACCTTTTAGTACTTGTTTCGTTTACGTACTTGTTTCGTTCAAAACTATTTTTAAAAAAATGTCTTTTTAGTGGTGTTTTAAAGATCGAGACAGCGTCTTTTGATTTTTCACTCTCTGTATAAAGAAACGGTGTAAACGGAACCTCAGTATCAATTCTATCGCCGTCAGAAGTCCACGTTCTTAGATATACAGTTCCTTCTCGTGGCCTATAAGTTGCGTTCCTAAACACAAATTAAGTATAGCTTAAAACGAAAATATATCAATTAACTTGTTTAATATATTTTCGTTCCGAAGAACCATAAGGCGTGAAATAAGCTTCATGGTGTTTCATAATGTTTTTTTCATCCTCTAGCCAGAAATCTTCTGCGTATTCTCGGGACCTCTTACAAAGGTCAGCATACGTATGTTGATTTTTTGTTGCCGTCTTTATACAGTCAATAAATTCTGAACCGTTAGAGTATTTTAATATAGCGTCTTTATATGTGACCATATCGGGACATACACACGGTATACCGAGAGCTGCAGCTTCAAGTAATTTAATATTACTCTTTGCTTTGTTGAAGTTATTATCTTGTAATGCTGCAAACGTCAATTGTGTTCCTGATTCAGCCATAGCAAGAGGGTAATCCGGAAGTTCAACCCATGGATGGAATGTTATTTCACCTGAATCAATAAAAGGTTTAAGCGGTAACGGGTAGCAGCCATAAAACTGCCACTTAAAATCTTTGCGTGCCTTTATTATGTGCTGTACTACTCCCGCAAAGTCATCGTTTTGATTAACTCTGTTTGTTACATCGACGTGAGTACCGGACGCAAAAATTGTTACAACTGGTTTCTTTTTATTCTTTTCAAACTTTTTAACCAAGTCTCCTAGGTTGTAGTATCTGTCAAACCACCATTTTAATAGATAGTTAGGTATGGTAGTAATATTTTTGTTACCGGTTTTTTCGATATAATAATCCCGCATGAAATCACAAGTTACTGTCATTTCATCCATCATGCTAATAATCTCTAAAATACTATCTCTAATTTCGTTTTGTACGAAAGCATCTTTATTACGATTAAAATCAGGTATGTCTTCTCTAAAGACGATATCATCAACTTCATAGATGAGTTTGAATTTCATTTCTTCAGATAATTTTTTAAGTTGCTTAACAAATTCTTTTTGCATCGGGGTAGCCTGACGCTGTATTTTAATAGCTTTTACCCCCATATAAAAGCGAGGATCAAGAACCATGGTTGTTAATTCAGTTAAAACAGCCTTTTGGTACAGGTTTAACATTAAATTAGGGGACATACACCTGTACCAGCTACAGCCTCCGTAATCAGCTAAATAATTTATAGCTCTAGGTAAATTCGCACCTGGTATCTCAGGTGGTGGCAAAGTAGGCATATTAGGTGGCTGTATTGCAAAATTCTGCGCCCCGGGTATACCTGGCGGTAAGCCAGCAGGAGCTCCGGGTATATTGTAAATGGCCGAATGGATTGGTGCAAAATTCATACTTTTATTTTAATATATAAGTTATTTTTTTGATTATATCAACCGTTGTTTTCTAAGAATGTGAATCCGTTTTTCTTTACAAGGAATAAGAAGTTATTAACTCTAGTTGTAATAGCAGAACCTCTATGTGTTATTATATAACAGTTTTCGTGATACTTATCAAAACGTTCCTGTAGTATTTCTAAAACTAACTCTACTCCCTTATCATCTAAAGATGAATCTAATAGCTCGTCATAAAATACGGTATTAAAATGTATATCGCCTTGCATGCGGCGTATATCCAAAAATGCAAATAAACACGCCAAATCAATCCGTTTTCTTTCGCCTCCAGAAAAGTTAAAGTATGATTTTTCAGTATTATTTTCGTCAGTTATTTTTTCTTCAAAGTATTCATTAAATTGACAAATACAGTTTGTATGTAAAGCTTGCAAATAATGTACTAATCTCGCATTAAGAACCTTTAATACTTTTTTAACGATATACGATTTAACACCCTCTTCAGATACAACAAACTTTACACACTCTAAAACAGATATTTCTTTATTAAGACGGTTAACGGTGTCTTGTAAAACAGTTATTTCTTTTTCTTGATCTTGTACAATTTTTTCTAATGATGTATTCGTTTCTTTTTTAATTTTTTCTTGTTCATTTTTAAAATTAGTTATTTGTTCAGTAATATATTCTATTTTGGACGTGTATAGCTTATTGCTATTTTTAATTTCTTGTACTTTTTCTTTTTTGGTTTTTATTTCGTTAAATTCGTCTTTTGTTTTAGTTTGTTGTTCTTTTATATTGTTGATATCGTTTTGAAGGTTGTTTTCTTTATCTGTTAAATCGGTAAACTTTGCTGTTAGTTCATTCCGTCTATCTTCTTTGTGTTTTTTATGGTCAGTAGTGTACTCTCTTTGACACGTCGGGCACGCAGAACCTTGCTTTTCAAGTTCTTCAATTTGCTGTAGACAGATTTTTTTCTCGGTACGTATCCCGCTAATTTTTTCTAAGTGGTTATTATAAATTTCTTGTACATTGTGAATACTATTTTCAATCTTTTTAATTTTTTCTTGTATTAGAGTTTCTAAATCTTGAGGTATAATTTGTATTTGTTTTTTAAAAGTATCAATGTTGTTTGTATGTTCGACTATTTTATCTTGTATGTCGATAACTCGTTTGTTTTTATTTTCTTCAAAAAGGTCTAACTGCTCTTTGTTCTGTTTATAACTCTTTTCAACGCTTTCCTTTTTTGTATATGTGACCTCGTAATCTTTTTTAAGATCGTTTAGCTCGTCTCGAGCTCTTAATAACATATCCGAAAAAACCTCTAGATTTAAAACACTTTCAATAAATTTTCTTTTATCAACTTTACTTTGCGCCATGAAGGGCACAGTGTTATTGATTGTCATTACAACTGAGTTTTGAAAAACTTTTGGTGTTGATCGAATTATCTTTTGTATAAATTCGTTCGTTTTAGGAAGGGTAGATCTAGTTACATCAATATCGTCCTTAAAGATAGTGCATTTTGTAGGTTGTAAAGATCTTGTTATATAGTATTTTGTCTTTGTATTACTATTTTGTATAAAAAACTCTAAAGTAACTACACAGTTCTTTTGATTAACAGAGTTAATAATTTGATCTTTTGTAAGCTCTCTTATTGTAGATCCGAAGAAGGCAAAATGTAATGCGTCGACTACTGTAGATTTACCAACCCCGTTTTTAGAGTCTTCTTTATCGTAGTTAATGCCTGTAATGCCATTTATACCAGCATTAAAAGTAATGGTTAATGGTGTTTCCCCAACTGATAAAAAGTTTTGTACAGTAAGTTTGTTTAATACAATTAATTGCACAGACTTATTTTAAAATAAAAAACAAAATTATCAAGAAAGTTTTAATTAAAGAGCTTTTTTGTCCAAGTTTTTGGAGTGTTCTCTGTTTGTATTTCTATTGGAAGATGATAGTTAAAGCAACGTACTGGTTGGGTTTTTATCCATTCTACTGTTTCTTTAATAGTATCATCGCAGCTGTAAAGTGTTTTGTAATTTAGGATCCCGCTCGCTTTCTGAGTGTCAACCCATGCGTATTTTACTTCTCTCGGTCTATCAGGCATGTGTTGTATTTTTGGCTCCATATTACAAGCAGCACCTACTTTATGAGCGAGGTCTAAAATAGTAATTTCAGTGCCATCGCTAGGGCCGATATTAAAAACTTCTTTGCTATTAATAGTATCACGTTTTTCGTATAGAGATACGAACGCGTCAATGCAGTCACTTACGTGAGAAAAACTTCTCTTTTGTAAGCCGTCCCCATAAACATAAACAGTTTTATTATTTAAAATAAGGTTAGTAAATATGCTCATAACATTTCTAAAAGGATCCGAATAGCATTGATTCGGGCCAGCGACGTTATGAGGAACCATATGATATACCTTTATTCCATAAATATCGCTCATTAAGTTTAGGTGTTGTTCAGCATGAAGTTTTGCTAGACCGTACGGGTCAATAGGCTGTGGTGTTGAATCTTCTACGAATGGTGTAGGTAGATTACCGTATCTAGCCATACTGCTTGTATTTATAAACATTGGTGCACCGCTTGCTATAGCAGCACTACATATGTTAACTGTGCCTGCGTAAATATTTTCACATATTGTTTTAGGGCTAAAAACACTTAACCCTTCATGAGCAAGTGCAGCACAATGTATAACTAGATCAGCTTTTATTTCTTTAAAATGTTCAGCTATCGCTTGAGTATTTAAAATATCGGCCTGTATAAAAGTAAAATTAGTTACGTTAGGTAAATTCGAATAATAACCACCTATTAAATTGTCAATCCCGTAAACTTTCCAACCTAAAGATAAAAATTTATATGCCAAATGACTACCTATAAGACCGGCTACTCCTGTTATTATTACTTTCTTTTGCATTTTTTTTTATTTATACCCTTTAATAATAGTTCTACCGTGTAAGAGACTTGAACTTGCTTCCCCGCAATTAGGCTTACCTGCTGCTACATTTAAAATAGAATTGTCCCACTTTTTCCACGATTCTTTAATCTCGGGCTTATCCCCCCAAATAAAAAGGTCCCAGTGAGGATAACTCTCTTCAGGTATATTGCGGATTACCCATTTCGGGTGATGTCCGTCCCATTTTTTAAGCCAATGTGGCGTTGAAAGTATAGCACCAGGTTTATTAAGAGGTGATTTCCAGTCTTGATCGTAATCTGCTTCGTGACTTTCGTATATAGCCAAGTCAGCCTCTCTTAAGCGCCACACCCACTCTCTATCTTCCCAACCACCATGTACGTATCTTTCATCCCACCAACCAATATTACGAATTAGTTCTTTAGAAAAAGCAGAAAAACCAATGCCGTACAAACACGTCCAAGCAAAGCCAGACTCTAAATGTTTTATCATTTTTTTAATCTCATTGGGTTTAGGGTGAGCACGATCATTAATAAAAAAGATCCATTCTGTCGGGGATGTTGCTACAGAGTGATTTAACATTAACGAATATGACTCATACATAAACGGATACCGGTCGATACGGTTATTCCAATGTACTTTATATTCTTGTTCTAGTGGTTTAAGCGCTTCAATTTGTTTATTAACAACGTCCCTGCTACAGCCACAGTGTAGACAAATTGTAAATTCTGTTATTTTAAACATATTAAATCGCTGGGTAACGTTTTGTATATTCGTCGACTAACCACGGCTGACCACCAGCGAAGTGTCTATATATTACATTATCAGGATTTGCACGCGAAATGTCGTATAGTGCTGGCTTACCAGTTGTCTTATCCCCGGTTTCTTCGTAAAGATGTGTAACGTTCCATTCCGTAGGAAGTACCTCAACATGTTCAAGTAGTTCATCTAAAGAAAAGATAGTGTGTTCTGTTACTTGAGAATGTAACCCGTTGTTTGGCAGTTCATAAAATGATTGCCAACTATGTGGTTTAATACCGGCGTTAATATAATAAGCTTGTTGATCTCCGTGGTAAAATGTACATTCTTGATTATAATGTTCGTTCCAGAGTTTAAAATCTTTACATTTGTAAAATCTTTCTTTTGAGATTAAGAGATCAACAAGGTTACGAGACCATTCATCAATTTTAAGAATAAAAAAGCCAAAGCAGTGGGTATTACCTGAATCAATTGCGTAAGTAAAGCTTTTTGTCGGTGTGTGAATTTTATCCATTTGACAAATAAACGTGTCAGCGTCAAACTGATAAACCATATCCCCGTCTTGAAGTTTACCTGATGTAAGTAATTTTTTAAAGATATGCCATCTGTTAAAATGAAAATTGTCACCAGGCCCTAATTCCGGAAAATAAATTTGAGGAGTAAAATCATTCTTAGTAATTTCGACATATTTTAGCCCGTGAATTTCGCAATATCTCTTATTACGTGGGGAAATATATTGTTGGAACAATTTTTCTTTCTCGCCGCTATATATAGCTAATGTAACAAAATACTTTTTCATTAAGATAGTTTATTGTGTTTATAGACTTTTTGCAAGATCTAGTATTGTATCTTTATAGTAATTAAAATCGCATACTGTAGTATCTTTTTGAATTGTTTTTTCGTATTTTGATTCTAATAATTCCTGGGTTATGTCAGACCATTTATCTATAAACAGTATCGGGCTATTCTTAAACGTATGTAACGGCACACTTTTTAAGCAAATAGGAATTGTACCTACATACATAGACTCCCATATACGGTGACAATCGACGCTATTACCTGGTGGTGAAATTACATATTTGTATGTACTAAGTTTTCTCAAGTAGGTCTCAAAATCTAGTTTCTCTTTTTCAAAATCAATAAAAGGTATTTCTTTTAATTTTTGTAATGCTAAAAATCTAGCATTATGATTTGTGTTTATATCAAAATTACAGTAACAAAAATTTTTCTTATCATTTTTTTCTTTAATAATTTTTATAACAGTGTCTTTATTACCGTGAGGCCAGACTTCATTAGCCATTCCTATTGGTATAGGGAATAATTTTTTATGTATGGTATGACAGTTCATGCCAAACCACATAACAAGATTTTCGTTATTAAGAATAGAAAGATATTGATTAGTTACAGGGGCGTCGGCATCGTGTGTTATTAGAATAAACTTGTAATTAATTTGTGGTAACACCCTCGCCATAAAGACAGGTATGTTATCTGAGTGTAAAAAGAAGATTTTATTTTCTGGTTTTAGTTCGAGTTTAATCCTGTTTCGTGCAATATAGTTGTTTGCTAAGTCTAAAAAACGGTCAGGGGTTATAATAAAACTGTTTGTCATATATTTAAAAAGTGTTTAATTTTCTTTTTATTGTGTACATGTAAATTAAAAATGGGTATATTAATACCCTTGTAAACTATAAAGGGTTCTTTATTAAATTTTACTTCAATATTTTTATCTATTATTTCTTTACCAACAAAATGTCGATATTCACAATACCCTTCTGGGTGACCGTTATTAGTGCCTCCTAAAAATTGTCCGTAAGAAGTGGGATCAAATACAGCTTGAACAGTTTCAAAGTTTTTTGAATACTCCCCGAGCGGTACGCACGGTAACATTTTGTATTGTTTTGAGCCTTTACGGATTAAATCTAAAAACGCCATATCGGTTATCCAAGGCGCAAAATGACCAACATACGGGCGTATTACTTGCTCTCCTTTATTCAAAAGTTTTATGTGTAGTTTGTACAAAGTATCCCCTGCTGCAGCATCTTTAATATATATTAAAGAAGGAGCCGATGAGTTTGGGGCTTCGTTGCACCATCCAAAATCTCCTGCAGAAAATAGACTATTTATTTTTGTAAAATCATTAGCAAAAATTATATTATCGGCTTCTATATGAATAGTATTTTCGATATTGAACTTTTTCACTGCTATAGTCAAAACTATAACACGAGCAAAGGTAGTAAACCAAAACGGATCGATGCGATAACGAGACCATTTAGCATTTAAAACTTCAATGTACTGTTTAAATTCATCAGTAGGTACAATCTCTTGGTCGACATCGATATAGGTTATATTTGTTTCGCCAAGCGTTTTTTTAATAGTTTCGATCTCTTTACTGTGACTTATTAAATAAGTGTTATCAAATTTTTTTCGGTTATAATTTAATGTGTCTAGGTAATATTCAGGTACACTCTGATAACTATACGAGCTCGTTTGAGTTTGTGGTAGTGCACAAAACTTATCGTTTAAAAAGACATAAACAAGACTGTTTGACATTTTAATCTTTATAGAGTGTTTCAAACATCTGACTTAGTACCGGTCTTTCATTAAACTGATGAACAATAGGGTAGGGTTCGTCGTTTGAGGCGTACAGTTTAGCATTTTTAACATTATCATTTGTTAATTCATTATCGCTGACATGTGCTAGATGAACAATATAATCGTTACCGTGTGTTAAAATTGTTGGTTTAATACTATTAAAAACGTAATATAAAACATTCAATATTACCTGATCATAAGCAAAATAATACTGTCTAGCTAAAACGTTTTGAAGCTCATAAGCTACCTGTTTTTGATAATCTTTAATACTTTCTTTTGAACCTATTGTAATACCACAGTTTAATATTTTTTTATCTTTTACTTTATCGTAATCAGGGCTATACCCCATATTAAACCAAGTAGTGTTAGTGTCACACTCTGAATATAATTTTTTTTCTTCGCAAATAATAAAAGTATCAGTTTTAACTTTTTCTAAAATTTTAAACGGATCTTCTTGAAAAATAACGTCAACATCTGTTAAAAGTACGTTACAGTCTTCTTTAAAGTCTTTAAGGAAAAAGTAATATAAAATAGGTTTTAGGTTAAATGGTGTAAGATTTAAATTAATCTTATACTTTTTTGCCATATCAAAAATATTAACTGTTTTAACTTTTTCGAAGCCTGTAAATTGATCAGGCCTATCTGTAATGAGATATAAATCTCCTGACGCATATTTGTTATAACTTTTTAAAAACGGTAAAACGTTTTTACGTCCGTAGTTTATCGATAGGGCTATGGTAATGTTCATGATTTAAAATATTGTTGTTCCAGTTCTTCTTCGTTTTGAAACGGTATATACCATAATATATTATTATGGGTAGGTCTTTTTAGCAAGACGTTTTGTACATAACCGAACCACTTTAGTCCTAATTGATCTTTATCAGATGCAAACGTGTCTCTGTTATATTCATTCCCGGGGTCGGTTTCCATCGATGAGCTTTTATGGTCAAGATGAAATATCGATAGTGGTGGTTTGTTTAAAACTTTACAATCCCCATATATCATACATTTAGCAAAAAAATATGTATCCCAATATGCTCTGCTTAATAACATTGGTTTAAATTTTTCTTTATTTTGCACCCACCATTCTTTTTTAATACCAAAACCATCAAAACCGTGCACACTAACTGATTGTGGTACAGAGGTTTTGTCGTGTATAGAATCTAGTTTAGTAAAGTGAAGCTTTGTAGCTGGAAAGCATTCTTTTGTTGGGTTTTGGTTAATTGCTTTTATAAATCTATCTGAAATTGCAACGTCACTGTTTATAAAAATAAAGTAATCGTAATTTAAATGAGCAAGTATGTCAAAAATATCATTTACAAACGGAAGCTTTTTTTTAGCTAAATCCACATTTGTTCTTTCTAATGCATGTACATTTAAAAACCCATCTAAAACAAAACTTTCGTCTTTATATGTAACACTTACAGCTTCTACTGTATCGTATTTTTTACAAATTTCCCGAATAGAGTCAACACACATTTGCTCTCTGTTGTTAAAGTCTTTTTCGTTTTTATATGTGTTAATGCCAATAGCTATTTTCATTTTTTTAACATATTAAGAAGTTTAAGCATATCCTCTCGGGACGTATCAGGTATTTGATTAACCATTAACCCGTGCTTTTCTTTAAAGTACGCCCACTCTTTTTGTATTCTTTGTTCCCGGGAACCGTCGGGTCGATCGGCCTGTAAGCGGCTTTTTGCATCAGGATTGTTCATAATGTATTCATCTGAATTTGTTATGTCAGCAAACCACCAAAACGGTGAACTATAGACATGGCCTGATTCTCTATAAGCCATGTCTATATCAAACGGATCTCTAAAATTACCGTCATATAAACCGACTGACTCAAAACAAGATTTATGATGATATGTAAATTCGTTACACATATTTTTATAAAAAGAAACACTCGAACCATTTTTATATTCGACTGTTAAACGAGGTGTTCTTTTACCTGGTGTTCCAGATTCCCAAGCTGTACTTACGTAAGAAAAATACTTTAAACCAGAAGCATCTGAAGCGTTTATGTATGCTTCAAAAATATTAGGGTTTTTAATTAACATATCATCTTCAATAATAAAAATATGTTCGCAATCCCTGTTTAATAGAAACGTTAAACAATCATTTCGGCAAACAGATGGGTAAAAATTTTTAACATGTTGTACCCAATGTGCACGTTTGTATTCTTTTTCTCGTTCATAACGGTCCCCGCCATTGACTACTACTAACTGATCAATCTTATCATGAGGTAGAGTATTATACAGTGAGTAAAAATACTCTTCAGAGTTATATGTAACAATACCTACACCTATATTATTTTTGCTCATATTGTTTTTTAATTTGTTTCATTAATGTTATAGTTTCTTCTTTAGAAGCTGTTTTTTCATAAGGGTTTCTAACATCGAAACCGTGCTTATCTACAAAATAATTACACGCCTTATGAAAATTTTCTAGCCATTTTTCATCACGGCGAATTTCTGAACCAGTATGACCTCTGTCTATTTCTTCAATATATGCATTACTATTAGTAATATCGGCAAACCATCGAAACGGTGGGTGCATTTTTTTATTAATAATACTTTGAGTGTGATCGACATGCTCCATAGCGTTGTAAAAAAATTCGTCCATATTACCAACGGCTTCTAAACATTTTTTTGTATACATAGAAAAAGCACCGTATAAATTTGGGTACAAACAAACAGAAACTTCAGGGGAGTAGTCAACTTTTAATCTCACGGCAGGGGATCCGTCCGGTTTATAGTTGTCCAGACCATGGAACGCAAAATTAAAATGTTGTATACCAGATTTGTTCGAAGCTTCAATATATTTTTCGAAAACTGTTAAGTCTTTAATGACTATATCATCTTCTATTAAAAAAATATACTCACACTCTTTAAGTTGATTTAGTGCCCGGTTCTTTGCCTTGCCGACTCCTTGTTTAGGAGGAACGTTGTTGTAAACTGTTAACTTATTACCACCATCAATTTGTTTTAAGCCGTCATTAATAATAACTAACTTAGCACCTTTTAAATCTTTTAAAGAATTAATTAATTTCTTTAAGTAGTCCGGTCTGTCGCAAGTTATAATACCTATACCTATTTTATTCATTTGTTGCTAATGATAGTTTATAAATTTCAATGCTCTTATCGAGTATCTCTTGCTTGGATATATCAGTATCTAGTAATTCGATAAATTCATGCAATGCAGTATCAATATCTATAGATATACCGTCTACTTCCTCTGTCAGTTGTATTTCGTCAAAAATATTAAATTCTGTCCTTACGTTACACGGGCTATATTGAGACAAGGAGTTTAATAAAGCGTCTAAACGATAAGGATCTATTTTTTTATCGACATTTAAGTTAATAAAATTATTTGTAAATATTTCAGCCATATATTCTGGTGAAATATTTTGTATAAGATCGGTTAATTTTATCTTTTTATGTTTAGGTGTTACGTCATTTTTAATAAATTGCGTCTCTAGTGTATCAATAGAAAGTAGTGTTACACCTTTTTCTTGCTCTCTATCCCCGAAATCTAACTCGTAGGGTGAACCCAAATACAAAATTGATTTATCGTTGTGATATTTACGATGCTCCCGATAATGAAAATGACCTGAAATTATTATTTGAGCTCTATCGAGTAAAGACTGAGTATCAACACCATGATCACAAATTTTGTGCTGGTTCATTTTAAAGTTTTGTATTTCAAAATGACCAAAAATTATATCACTATTCGGTACGCTTTCTACCTGTACACCCCACGGGCAAAACGTAATCTTTCTACCAAAAACTTCTACTGTTTTAAGTTCTTCAAAAACAGTTATATTACTATTTTGTAAAATAGAAATAGAATTAATATCAGATTTATCTCTCAGGTAACAATCATGGTTACCAGTTATTGCAATAATATTATACTTCTCCAGTATTTTAAAAAAGTCATACGCTGCATGGAGTGTATTAACGCCTATTTCATGACGATTGTGAAATATATCTCCTGATATTACAAGATCTTGTATGTTATGTTTTGTTAGCTGTTCGTCTAGCCATCGCGCGAAAGATAGTGCAATATTATGCCATCTCTGCGAGTCTTGGTGAACCCCTAAATGTATATCAGAAATACAAGCTATTTGCTTTTGTTTGAACATTACTAGTCTTCTTGAAAATTACTATACGAAGATTCGTTAGTAAACTCACTGTGAGTATTTTTCTTAGCAGGGAGTTGCCCAGTCTCTGTTAAAAGAGAGTAAACCTCGTCTTGATATCTATGAATTGTGTCGTGTTCTTTCTTTTCTTTTTTAATGCGATTTTGAAATGCTCTATAAGCAACTTTTGTAAAGTAGGAAAACGGGTTATAACCTACACTACATTTAAAACGATGACGAGTAAGAGCTGTCATCATTTTTATAATAGCATCTCCGATCATTTCTTCTTTGTATGAGTAGTTAATAAAGTTTTGTGCAAAACCTAAACGAGTAGCGATTTTTTGTACCATCGATGCTAAATCGTTACTAAGTACACCAGACGCATAATATTCAATAATAAGCTTTTCCATCTCTAAAGGATCAACATAATTTGGTTTTAATTCCTCTTTGGTGCGGCGGACACGTTTTTTAGGTTTATTGTATTTTATGTTATCTAATACAAGAGAGTCTAGACCTTCATCTTCTTCGTCTAGAGCTGACTTTGACTTTTTATGTAGCTTTATTTTGGCCATAATAACTATAATATAATAAAATTGTAAAAATTCAAGGCTCTTGTATCTCTTTTATGGTATAAGGTATTTTTTCGTTCTCGTATAATGCCAAACGCTCCATTAAGTGAGAGTTACCATATCTTAAATTGTCGCCAATATCTAAAATTGTTGCGGTTTTTTTAGTAGAGTGTAAACGGAGACTTCTACCGATAGATTGTATAATTTTAATTTTGGCTTTACCAATAGCAGCAAAAATAATGTAATGTAAATTTTTAATATTAATGCCTGTGCTAAATATTTTTGATATAGCAACACAAACAATATCATTTTGAGTCTCCATTAAGTTACGGATTTTTTCTCGTTCCTCTATATCGACGGAACCCTGTACAAAATAAATTTGTTTATTAGTTTTTTGTTTTAAAAAATCGTACAGCAGTTCACCGTGGCTAATTCTATCTACTAGAACAAGAATATTTTTGTCAGCACTTACAACAATCTTACCGATTGTTTCGTTACGGAAACTATTAGTCTGTAAAAAAAGTATTTCTTCTTCATAACCAGCTGTAGGGGTCTGCATAGTAGGCCTGGTAAAAATAGGTACATTTTTATAATGTAATTTTATTACCCCGACATTTACATCCGATATAAACTTTTTTTCTCTTAACTCTACTGAACGCTTATGGTAAATTACCTTTCCTAGCTTACCGAATATATTCCACTGATCAATTTTATTATCAGGTAACGTACCCGTTAAACCATAGCGAAATACAGCGGGTATTTGATCTATAATCTTATTAATTTTATTACCGTGTCGTAGTTTATGTACTTCATCAATGATGAGCAATTTAATACTCTTTAATAGCGATAGATCCTGTTTTTCAGAGAGTAAAATTTGAGCATTAGATATTATTATTTTAGCATCTTTATTAGGTGTGGTAGAACCAGTCCATTTAGTAATTTCACTTTCTTTTAAACCGTATTCAAGAAAATCAGAGTAGGTTTGAGCCACTAATTGTATGTCTGGTACTAATATTAAAGTCTTTACATTGTGTTGTTGCTGTATAGACTTTACAAGTAAAGCTATTACTAATGTTTTACCTGCAGAAGTAGGCAAAACAATAATACCTGATTTATTTTTTAGAGCCTCTTTTACAGATTCTTCCTGGTAGTCTCTTGGAGAAAATTTTAAATTAACAAGCTCTTCTTTTAGTGCAGGTACTGTAATAGCATCTCGAAATGAATCTGTTATCTCGATGTTTAGTTCTATGTCTTGTCCTTGTAAAAATTCAATAATAGAATGTACAAGTCGAGGTTCAAATCTACCCTGGGGGGTAATACAGTACTGACGAGTTTGGGGCCTGTAACCTACTGCAAACCGTCTTTTAAAGACTTGGCTGCGGTCTTCTATAGAAAAAAATTCTCGTATGTTAGAAAGATAGTCTGAAACTATAATTCCTTTTTTTCGAGATGAATCATAATCAAAAATTACATTTACCATTACGTTGTTTCGAGCTTTACTATCTCAATTAAATTTTTAATATCATATGATAAACTTCGAAAATTATTTTCTACTTTAGAAAGATACTCTACTAGTAAATCCTGCTCCGCTATTTGCTCGTCTATCTTATGTATAACAGGGTGCTCACTTATTGTTGCTTCTATTGTTTTTGCCGTTAAGGTTACAGGAGATTCAGCCTCTAACTTTTCTGTAATTTTCTTAATAGCGTCTTTACGGATCTTTTTAAGTTTTAAGATTTCTTGCTTATGATGCATAAGTCTACCGACCCAGTAATGTCTAGTACCCGGTAGAGACATCTGCACGTCTTTCATATTAAATTCATCAATAACAACTTTTTCCTTTATTTCATCACTATATTTTAGAAATAATGCTGCTATACCTTGATCGGAATTTTCCATATTAAAATTCTAGATGCTTTTTTAATAAATACAACATAAATATATTATATGCGTGATTTTAAAGACTATTTTTTAGAAAAACTTGATCCGGTAGGCCGGGAAGATGCTGATGTAAATAACGACAATAAAGAAGACGAAACTGACAAATATCTTTTAAAACGTCGGGCGGCAGTTGCAAAAAGTAAGGCAGAAAAAAAAAAGTAGCAACTGAAGCTAAGGAAAAACGTCGGCTAGATCCTAAATGCTGGAAGGGCTATCGCAAATCCGGTACGAAGTTAAAAGATGGTGTAAGAGTCAATAAATGTGTCAAAGTTAATGAAGTGACAAGTGTTGGTGCTTTAGGGCCTGCCGCAGGTGGTACGACTCAGTTTTCAAGCGATACATATGCCTCTGGGGACGCAAGGACACCTTATGTAATCGGCAAGACAATAAAAAGAGCCCCTTTTTTAAAGAAAAAGAAAAGAAAGTCTAGTAAATAAAGTATGCTTGAAACCGGTCATTGGCTTTTAAAAGAGGGGGTCGTCTTGCAACCGGAAACTTTTGGGTTTATATATCTAATTACAAATCTTGTAAACAACAAAAAATATATTGGAAAAAAGCAGTGTTTTATGAAGATAACGCGAAACCCTTTAAAGGGGTTTAAGCGTAAACGTATCAGTAGAGCTGAATCGGGCTGGAAAGATTATACTAGTTCATCGAATGAACTGAACGAAGATATTGAAAAGTATGGTAAAGATAATTTCAAATTTGAAATTTTAAAAACATGCGGCTCAAAATGGGAGCTAGCATATGAAGAAATTAAAGAGCAAATCAAACAAGAGGTACTGCTTCGGTCTGATTATTATAACGGCATAATCAATGTACGTATTGGCAGACCTCCTAAAAGTTTAAATAAGTAATTACAATGAGCATGCAATTAATAGATGAAAAAGTACCTGTGGGTACGACAAGAGTAAGTAGATGTTTATATTGTAATTCAACATCCTACGGTAAGGGCTGTCGTTACGCCCCAAAGGGTGTACACTTTCATCCAAGTGACGCTAAAAAGTGCTCGTATTGTGGCTCAACAAATTACGGAAGAGGTTGTAAATTAAATCCTTTTGGAGATATACACCTTCACGGCATAGATTATAATATGATGTTTAAAGAAAACGTAGATAAAACCTTAAAAAAACAGTTTCTCTTAAAAGAGCTTACAAAAAAAATATCTGAATTTAATGCTTATAAACTCGGTATCATAGATATTAATGGCAATAAAATTAAAGAACCGAAAACATTGTTTGAACAGGCGGCGTATTCCCCGGGTGTAAAATTAATCTTAAAAGTAAAAAAGTTTTTAGGTGCTAAAACCGAGCTTATTAATACAACATCTTTATTGGAAAATAAAAATAAAATTGATTATTCGGCAAATAAATTAAAAACAGTTTTAGAATACGAAGAAAAAATACAGGATATATTTGCACAGTTACATGAAGTAGCTGATAACGCTTTAAGAGATGGCTTGACTATCGAAGAAGTTGAAGCCATGTTATAGGCATGCATTTTAAAGAGTTTCCGGAAAGCCGTATTTGCGTAATAGATTTTAAACCTGTATTATTAAAAGCAATAAAAAACGCTCAAGGTTTTTGTAAAAAGTCTAATTTAATTTTTGATCTAAAAAATAAAGACATTAAAAAGCTTCTTAGTCATTTTATTATTAATGATTTTTGTAGTGTTTACTCTCGTACTAAGACGTCGTATATAAAAATATTTGGAGTATATAAAACTGATATTAACGAAGAATATCAAAAAATATTTGACAAAATATTGTCAGTGTTACCTATACCGTACTGTGTAATTGAAAACATGGATCACCCAGATACAAAATACGCAGCTATTAACAAAATTAATCAGGATAAAAATAATTACCGGCAGCTTAAGCGTTTTGCAAATAATAACGGATTAACTAAACTACAAGAAAATTTAACTAAACAAAATATTTTTTTCGGTGGAACAGTTGATTTTTCACGTTCACTCGAATAAAAGTATTAAAGACTTTTGAGCCCCCCAATACCATCAGATAACTTTTTACGCTAATAGAGATTAAATACATTATATGAAATTTGACGAGCTTTATAAATCTTTAACAGAAGCCTATCCTATGGCTCCTAATCCAAATCTTCCTAAACAACAACAAGGGCAACCTAATCAGCAACAACCTAATCAGCAGCCTAATCAACAACAGACTCAACAGCCTAATCAACAACAGGGTGGGGTTGATCAGACAGTATTGGATGAGTTAGCTAAAGCCCAGAATCCGCAAGCTGTATTGCAAATTTTACAACAAAAGCTTGGGGTTAAGTAGTTTTTAGTATACATAAATATAAATGTATGCTACTCGAGAAAGCGTTTAATTCTTTCTATAAAGAAAATGTTAACACCTACCTGCTTGAAAAAGCCGGGATTGTTAAACATTTAACACATCTGGAAGAATTAATACTTACCCAACGAGCAATGGGGGTTGAAGTAGCTGTCAACTTTATAAAGGTTTTACTCGATACACTTGAAGGTGGTACTGATCAAAGAGTAATTACCACTATTAAGTACGACGGTGCACCAGCAATAATTGCTGGTATTAATCCAGATAATAATCGCTTTTTTGTATCTACAAAAAGTATTGCCAATGTAAAGCCAAAAATAAACTATACTGCCCAAGATATTGTTAACAATCACGGAAACGCACCTGGGTTAGCAGAGAAACTTAAAATGGCCTTACAGTATCTCCCTGAAGTTATAAAACAAGGCATCTACCAATGTGATTTTATGTTTGACCCGGGAACACTTTATACTGTCGAACATGAAGGTGAGAAACTTTTAGCATTTAAACCGAACACAATTGTTTATACCTTTCCGTATGATAGTGAAGCGGCTCAAGAGATACTCAAAGCAAAAATAGGGGTTATTTTTCATACAAAGTATGAAGGTGCACCAAGTCAAGGTCTTACATCAGGTGGTGTTGTTAATGTTAATGAATTTAATAAATCTTCAAACGTTTGGTTTGACGATGCTCAATTTAAAAACGTCTCCGGTGCTGTTACACTTACAAAAAAAGAAAAGACCGGTATTAATGAAACTCTTAAAAATATAATTTCAATTAGCCGCACTGTAAATTGGGATAAGTTACCACCGGATTTTTATAGTAACGCAAATACTTTTATTAATACCCTTATAAGACAAGGTAAGTTTGTTGATGACCCGGTGGAAGGGTATGACAGTATTGTTAAATGGATTGGTGAGAGGTATGATAAAGATACGTCAGTACTTAAAACCGACAAGGGCCGGGAACGTAAATTACAGCAAAAAGAAGAAGAAATGAAAACCCTTAAGGTACATAAAAAAGATATTTTAAGTATTTTTAGTATAACAAAAAAATTAGCTGAAATAAAAATTCTCTTTATTCAAAAATATAACGCAGCCATACATACAAGACATTTTATAGCGGAACCTAATGGTGATCTAAAGGTTACCGCTCCGGAGGGCTATGTTGCAATTGACCAAGAGGGGAACATGATTAAACTTGTTGACAGGTTAGAATTTTCCCGTGCTAATTTTGCTGTAACAAAAGGAGAAAAGTTTAAGTGAAATCCTTTTATTCTTTCTTTTTTGAAAACGAACAAACTGGTAAAACAATAGTTATTTTTCCAGGCGGTTTTCATCCTTTTCATAAAGGGCATAAGAGTATATACGACAATATTGTAAAAACATTTCCAAATGCGGACAAGTATATTGCTATTGCTGATTTTACAAAAGATCGTCCATTTACCGCGGACGAAAAAAAGCTTATAATATCTTCAACGGGTATTGATCCTAACGCAGTACGAGTTGTAAAAAGCCCGTTTAAAGCAGAAGAAATTTTATCTCGATATAACCCTGAGAAGGATACAGCAATATTTGCTATGAGCGAAAAAGAAAAGCAAGACCCTAAAAAAGCTTCTTTCTTTAACCCGTTTAAGAAAGACGGATCACCTGCTTATTTTCAGCAGTATCAAACAAGTACACCATTACAGCCATTCGGTAAGCATGGTTATATATATGTATTCCCAACAATTGATTTTAAGCTTCTCGGTAAATCGTTTCGTAGTGCTAGTGAATTAAGGCAGTATTATCAAAGCCTTAATGACGAACAAAAAATGTCTCTACTAAAAGACATGTATATAAGCAATCAAGAACAAATTAAGAAAATATTTGACGAAAGATTGATATAATAGTTGAAATTAGGTATTCCGGAATATATCATATTGGTATATATGAGTACAACCATTTTATATCCGGCTGACGAAAGTAGTACCAGTCAGCATTCAATCCCGTTTTCAAAAGATGAAATTAACTTAATTATTGAGTGTTTATTATTTTCATCATCAGTAAACATCGGGGCAGATTGGCAAGAAGATGATTTTTTAAAAATGTTAACGCTTGCTAAAAAAATTAAAAAGATTATTAGCAAAATTGATCTTAAAAACCTTATGCTCTATAAAGAAGAAAATTACGAAGATAATTGGACTGAAGAGCTATGTAAAGAATTTGGTAAAGATATTCAACAGGAAGTAGAGCTAAATAAAGCCTAATGATAACATTCGAATCAACAAAAATAATTGAGCTAGGCTCATGTGCATTTCGTCAATGGCGAGCAGAAGGTACTCACTGCAAGTATGTACATGGTTATCAATTAAAAGCTAAATTCTGGTTCGGGTGCACCGGTTTAGATGATAAAAACTGGGTCATTAATTTTGGTGGCTTAAAAGAAGTTAAAAGGTTATTACAAGATCAGTTTGATCATACGCTCTGTATAGCGGCAGATGACCCTCTACTTAATATCTTTAAAGATCTTTACGAAAGAGGTGGGTGCCAGCTTCGTATCATGGATGGTGTCGGTATTGAGAAAACTGCTGAGTGGTGCTATAAAAACGTTGACCCCATGATAAGGTCAATGTCAGTAGGACGTTGCTGGGTTAATAAAGTTGAAGTTTGGGAACACGATTTAAATAGTGCAATTTATGAAAGATCAGCTTGAAATTATTAATGCCAAATTTGAAAAGGTGATGCCTAAAAATGATAAGGGCGGATTTTGGGGCGGCTTATGGCAGTTTTTATCTCTTGTATCTATACTTATCTTTTGCGCTTTTTACGTTCTTTTTTTAAACCCACTTGGATGGCTGAGCATTGTAATAATGTCATTAGTCTATAAATTTATTATCGGGAGTTAATTTATGATAGATAACAATAAAGAAACATTGTTCCTTTCTGACGATTTAGTATTTTATACTATTGAAGGTGAAGGAGAGTTCATTGGGCAGCCGTCGGTGTTTATGCGATTAGCTATGTGTAATTTGACATGTATTGGTTTTGCGTCGCCTGATTCACCTAACGGTTGTGATTCATTTGTGTCGTGGTCTGTAAAAAATAAAAAGACATTTACTGAGATCTTTCAAATGATGGAAAATAACAATTACGTAGAACACCTTCGTAATAGAGCAATATTAAAATTAACCGGTGGGGAGCCCCTTATTCAAGAAAAGCAGCTTCTTAAATTTATTGAAGCCTTTATTGAGAGATATAATTTTACCCCTCGTATTGATTTTGAAACTAACGCAACACTGATACCTTCTGAACGGTGGCGCTCAATTTTTAATGCAACGTTTACTACATCCCCTAAGCTGTCCACTAACGGGGACCCAGAAGAGAAGTCTTATAAACCGGAAGTACTCCGCTGGCATGTCGAGCATGGTTCGGGGTTTAAGTTTGTTATTACTTCTGATAGAGATATAGAGGAGATTTGGAAAAAGTACGTTGATGACGACCAAGGTATAAATGTGCCGTTATTTCGTATATGGTTTATGCCATGTTGCGGCTCACGTAAAGAGCATATTGAAAATGCAGCAGCTGTTGCTGAATATGCTAAGTCAATGCACGTGAATTTTTCTCCAAGATTACAGCTAGTAATTTGGGATAAAGCGCTTAAAGTATAATAATGAAAATTGCTTTTATTGGTACACATTGTAACGGAAAAACTTCTCTTATAGAAGAATTTTTGCAAAAATGGCCTATGTACAAGCGGCCTGAAAAAACATATAGAGAACTTCTTAAAGAGAAAAAAGTAACAAATAATAAAGAAGGAACTGAAGAAAGTCAAAAAGCTATTTTAAACGCTCTCATCGATGAAATACAAGAAGCTGTTGCGACCGGGGATAAAGACATTGTTTTCGATCGCTGTGTAATCGATAATATCGTTTACTCTCTTTGGTTAAACGAAAATAATAAAGTTAGTGATCAATTTATAATGGATTCAAAATTCTTAGCATTGCAAAGTTTAAAAATGTTAGATATTATATTTTATTTGCCGTTAAGAGAAGAAATTAAAATTACTGAAAAAGAAACTAGAGAAACTGATCCATCTTATCGAAAAGAGATTGATAATATTTTTAATGCTTTAGTACAGACATATGAAAAAAATACCGGTGCTTTCTTCCCTCTAGAAGATTGTCCTGCAGTCATAAGACTTGAAGGTCCTCCTGATTTAAGATGTCAACAAATACAGCTTTATCTAAAAGAAACAGGTCAAGTATATAGCGAAACCGACGGATCCTTACTTTATGTATAAAAAGCATTAAATATTATAGAATGTTTAATTTTAATGCCATTGTTGATACAATTATACTTGAAGCGCAAGCAAATACAAAACTCGGACAAGTTATCTCCAATCCACCTTTTTTAGGGTTATTCGATGTTTATAAAGCTACCTTTGGTATTGATTTGGCAAATGATCCAAATTTAGAAACAGCATTAAACCTTGTTTTAACTAGTGGTCAGCGTATTGCAAGTAGAGATGTACTTGCACCGGCAATACCTATAATGGATGCTTTTGAAGGAGTACACACGTACCTTGTCGGTCAAAATAGTTATAACCTTAAAACAAAAACTGATTTAGATAGTTTTTTAGAAGAAATACAAACTGCTAAAAACAATAGTACAGATTGGTCAAAAATCGAAAGCATTGTTAATACCGCTATAACAAATATTAAAAACGTACAAACTTCAGACCCGTTAGATTACAGGCCATCGTCCCCGAAAACCGCAGCTGCACATAGAACACTAACATCTGAATTTGACAAACTCTCTCAAACGGCCGTTGAGCAGTTAGGAAGAGACACGATACAAAACGCTATACAAAAAATAATTACAAAACGTGTTTCAGTATCGAATAGAATATTAGCTGGTAAAGGTATTCGTAAACCGTTTCAATCAACATTATTAATACCGTTATTTGACTATTATAAAAATTATACAACAGGCGGCGGTATAATTTATGACAAAATACCGGGAGATTTTAAAGACGCTGTAGATCAATTATCTATAGACAAAATTATAAATGTAGCAATTTTGTCAGGAGAGTATTATCTTTCCCTTCTTAGAAAGCAAATGGCTGCAGCTGGTCAACAGCAACAAGTACAGCAAAACAAACAGCAGCAAAATAAAAATATACGTGCAAATGTTGGTAGAAGTCAGGCAGGTAACCAGTCGAGTGGTTTCAAGGCCTGGGCTCAAAGCCCGCAAGGGCAGGGTCCTACTGTTGCTGCAGCTCCTGCCGGAGCTCCTCCTTCACCTGTAAATGCTAGCTTATTAACGTTTGATGACTACGCTAGAGAGCTTTTAGGGGAAGCAAACCCACAAAGAGGTCTTACGAAAGATGTTTATGACGGTACAGCTCGAGCAATTGGTACCGCCCGCTTATCAGACTTTGTTTTGTTTATTAAAGAAGGTAAATCATTATGGCTACCCGAAACTCAACAACAGCAAGGTCAACAACAAACTCAACAGCAACAAGGGCAGCAACAAACACAACAACGCCAATCTGGCCCTGTAATTTATAATTTAGAAACTATCAGTAAGGACACATCAAAAGAAGCTCAAGCCCTCTATACAGCTCTTAGAAGTATGGCTTATTACACCAGGGAGACATCTGGTTTTGGTTACCGATCTCAACAACTAGGTAAAGCTATGGGATCATTAGCACAAGTGGGCGGTGCCAAACTTTATGGAGGCCCAGGAACATAAATAATAAATAAATATATGAAATCTCAATTTGATACTCTTATAGAAGGCTTTCTGCCATCAACCATTCGGGTTGTAACAAGAACTCGTTACCCTAAACAAATTCAGTTTTCTGAAGAGTTTATGACAGCAGTTAAAAAAGAGTATGCAAGACTTCAAACTGTTACAGAGAGCGGGGAGGAAGGTCAAGCCCCGGTACCGATTAAAAACTATAAAGAAAAGTTTTTAAAAGCGCTTAACTTCTGTGTGCACACGTTTTAATTTATTTTAAGGCTTTGCGGGTTATAGCCTCTAGACCCTTGTAGCTATTTTGTACAAATAATCTCCACGGTACTTCGTCTAACTGCAGTTTTGTACACATTTCGTTAATATCTTTAAATTTACTAAATTCCTTAGGCCAAATAAAGACTCTTTTCTTTTCATTAATTGTTCTTTTAATACGTTTATCCATTTGTTTGTTATCTTTATCGTTATCGTAAACGTATATTACTTCTTTATCGAAATGCTTTTTAAGGAATATCTCCTGTCTTTCAGTTAAAGATGTACCTGCCATAGCTACACCGTTCTGTACAAACATTGAGTCTATCGGGCCTTCAAATAAAAATATATAGGGTATATCAGCCTTTATATTATTTTCACCGTACAATGTCTTTTCCCCAAATTTAGTAAGATATTTTGGCTGTTGATCTTTATAAAGAGACCTACTCTGATAACATTCAATTTTATTGTCAGTGGAATAAAACGGTATTATTAGACGGTTTTTATGTACCTTATCTTGCAAAGATATATAAAATGTTTTAGGTTTATTAATAGCTGTAAACAAGCGTCTTTCCTTGCACACGTTTAAAGCATCTTCAATTACATTATATGAACTCGTGTTAGCATAATATTGACATTGTCTACTATCAAGTAAATCAATACTATCTTCAGGTATTGGTGGTATATCTTTTTGTAAGAGCTTTTCTGAAGAAACAGTATTTGTAACAACTACTCCTTCGTAATTAGAAGCTTCCTGTAGGATGGCATATATTGTCTTTTTTGTTACCTCTTGTAACCAGTTTATTTCTTTCCAAGACTTTGAACAATTAAAGCAGTAAAAATATCTTTCTTGAGGAAAATAAAATAATCTTTTCTTTTTACCTGCAGAGTCTCCTTCATTACAAATACAGCATTCTGCGTTGTAGTTACCTTGAAACTTTTTATAGGCAGGCCTTTTACAATACGAGTACAATTGCTGTATTACGTAACTTTGCGGTAAACCTTCCACAAAGATATTATACCTGAAATATTATTTTTTACAACAGATTACTGTCCGGTAGCCGCTAAATCTCTTTGCTTTTTAGCAGAAGTAATAATATATCCCTTTAGTATCTCTACTAAACCAGCTGTAATTTCTGCAATACGAGTAATTTCTGCCGCGGTGTCTTGTGCGATACCAGCAAATAAACTCTCCGGTCTGTCTAAATCATTAACAAGTTTTAATAGAGATTCGGATTCCATACCATTTAAACTATCGCTAAACTCTTCGAGTTTTACAATTTGTGCCTTTAAAGCTCCTGCATCTCCACCTGCTACAGGAGCTGCTGTAACAGGGGCTGGCTCGACATCATAATTGTCTGGCTCAGGTACTTCGGTAACATCGTTTGTTACTTCTCCTGTGGCATCAACTGGCTCTTCTGATGGCTCTAAAGGTAGTTCTAGTTCTTCTTTTTCGTTTAAGAAAACAGCTTGATATAGGGAATCAAATTTCATAATTAGTATTAATTATTTATTGTACTTATGCTAGAATTTCTATTAATATCGAGTTTTATTATAACAATTCTCATTGTTTGGTTTCAAACAAACGCGGTTGCAGAGTATTTAAATGTTTTAGGCTTTAGTTCCCTAATTGAGGGATTCAATAAAGATGAAGAAGCTTCAACTTTAACCGATTACATCATAAAAAATAAAGAAAATATTGCTAATAAAAATAAGGTTATTTTATTTTTGTTAAAATTAACAACGTGTGCGTTTTGTTTTAATTTTTGGCTATGTATTTTTGGTGC